CGTGGCATGTTTTTAGTTGTTGTTCTTTTATGTGATTTGATAACTCTTCCATAGCAAGTTGTACTTCTAATGATTTTTGCACTTGTTTAAGCTGTTCATATTGATGATTTAATATTTGATTATAATCCAGAGATATATTATCAAACACTGTCCCGCAGTATTCACACTTTCTGCCAACAACTTGAGCGCCACAATTTGGACAAGTATTCATATCTCGTTCTCCTTATATCTAATTATGTAGAATTCGTTATTATATCTGTGTTTTAGAGATTTTAGATACCGGCAAATCAGAAGAAACACAGGTATCTAAATTAAGTTTTTCCTTACATTTATCAGTGAGCGGAAAGGAAACCTTTTAATGAAATTCCTGTTTGTTAGGCTCTTACGTTTAAGCGTATACCTGTTCCGCCACCGCAGACTTAAAACTTATTTTATTAGAATTTGTAAACTTTTATATTAAAGTCATACATTGGGCCTTCTACAAATATCTCGTACAGAAGCCCTTTATTTGCAAGAGTTTCGCATACCCAGTCCATGAATTCTTGACCTGTACCACAGATTTCCCCGATTTTCCGAATTTCCCCTGACATTCTTGTTTCCACTTTATTCCTCCTTAAAAACTCATCCGAGATTTTTTGTTCCGCAAAGTCCAAACCATCCAACAGGAGCAATTATATCCCCATCTTTTTTACTAAACGAAACCGTAAAATCCTCTTCTGTATCAATAATTCTAAATCTTTTTTGAATAGTATCTGTATTATCCGGCTGTATATACATATCATTAAACGCCCACTCCACAGCATCTCTAATAGTATTAAAATGCTTCGTAGGATCCAGACAACCGGATCTAAGGTAAGGAATAATTATCATAATATTTCTCCTTATTAATAATTCATTCTATCGTTATTTCGTCTACAATAATTCTGCTACTAATTTTTATATTCCAAAGCCTTAATTGCTACCTTGATTAATTCTGGATTAATCGTTCCAACAAACAGATGGTTATCTTTGTCTATTTCATTATATAGATTCTTAAATGCTTCAAGTGCTTTTTCGTCTGTCATTACTGTTCCTCCATTAAATATTTTTTATCAGCTACCCAATCGTTTCCACAAGTCTTTTCTCATAAGTTCATCTTCCAGTCTTTGGTAACAAGGTGTTCCACCATCTACGTAAATATATCTAAATAGTAAATCCAAAACCGTACCAATGTTTTTATAATTAGCTACAAAATTTGGGACTTTTACTTGATACCAAAAACCTTCTCTAAACGAAAAACATTTATATAAATATATATCAATTTTATAATTAAACCGTTCATCAGAAGATGTTCCCCATTCATCAGTAACAGTTGACCAATAATGATAAAGCTGCTTCTTCCAGATTTTATCTTGTTTGATATATTCCCACTTCATTTTTTAGTCCTCTTTATCTCCTGTATTCTATAAACTCATCAATACCTTTAAATTTAACTCTTATTTTTGTAGGAACACCATCTGGGATGGAGTTCATAGATTTATAAACTCCAACTATTGTCGCAGTTTCTAATAGCTTATGATTCTTTTCGCATTCAACAGCCTTTTCTTTACTGGCATAATCAGTTTTACAAATATCACAAGTATATAATTTTTTCTCGGTCATAATATGTCTTTCTTTTAAAAAATCATTTTATCTTTTAATCTGATTAATCATTTCTTTTAAACAATGCAAAATATCTGCTCTTTCGTCATCGTAATCACTTAGTTCTTGTCCTACGGCAAACATTTGATTACAAAAATCTGCTATATTGTATTTGTAAATCAGCGTCAATGAATATAATATTTCTGCCTGTCTATTGGCGTCACTATTCCAAAACTCATCCGCCATATCTTGCGGCGATGGTGTATATGTCTCATCGGTTATTGTTACTCTCATAAATTATCACCTTGTCATCCCAATATCACTTCTCTAGCTAGTTTCATAGTATATGCTCCGCACATTTTTCCAAAATATTCTCCTGCGGATAGTACTAATTCCCTCTCTTCTTTCATACAATCATCAAAGATTCTTTTGGGAAGATTCTGGGCGACAAGTTTCATGTCACTTGGCTGAAGTTTTTCCTGGATAATACCATCGTCACGCATCTTAAATAATTCTTTTTCTATCCTATTTTTTGTTACTATAGATTCAATAATTTTTTGTGCCTCTGCTTTTGCTTCTTCTTTTTCTAGATCAATAACTTTTTCTTTCGTTTTCATGGACTCTTTAAAATCTTCGTTTACGATCTTCAAATAAAACGGAAGTCTTGAATCTGGATCGTTAAGCTTTGTCTGATTTTTTATTACAACGCCCTCTTGTCTATCACCATATCCAGGACTATGTAAAAAACTTCGAACATGATCCCACGAAATAAATGGCCCGAAATACAGTTCATGAATATACGGGAAACCATAATCTTCACAGAACTTCTTTACGACATTCTGCGGTTGCCATTGTTCCGTATCGGAGTCATAGATATCATATACAATCCATTTCTTAACATATTCTAGTCTATACTTAATTTTATTAGTTCCATTTTGTTCGCCAAATACAAACCATGATGGATGGTCTTTAAAAGGTTTTATATCAAGAGTTTGTACATAATTCCAAAAGCCCTGAAGGGTATTATTAATCGACAACTCCTGTTTTCTTGAAAAGGCAATTAGACTATCTGTTTCTGGATTATATCTTATAGAAGAATTACTGCCATCAATTTTTTCCGTAATACTAACAATGTCGCCCTTTTCGAATCCATAACCGTTGCCGCGCCTTAACTCGGTATCATTTTCGCGTAAATTTTCTATATCTAAAAAATGTTTTTGTTTCACAATATTCCTCCAAATTATCAAATAATCTTTATATTATTCCGATGCTTCTACAAATTCTTGATACCAATCCAAATAATGTTTTGCGTCATCAATATGTTCTCTACAGAAATATGCCGGTATATCGTTTTTATAAGCAATAATATGTGGATCTTTTTTATCAAGATATTTATTACAAGTCAAACACCTTCTAAAAACTCTGTCCATTATCGCATTAAGAAATTCATCTTCATAAACTTCAATTTGATTCATTTATACACACCATCAAAAACTCTTTCTATCAACTGTCCAGCTTCTCCGCTTCATTATTTAACTGCTTCATTGAACACATACAATTATTGTTAAATGTTTCTTCCGATTCTTTCTTTTTCTGAGAGAGTGCATTCAGTTCTTTCAAATTCTCTATACTTAAATATTTCTCAATCAACTTTTTGGTTTTCTCACGAATTTCAATTGGTATTGAATCATCGCCAATATACAAATCCATTACTTTACCAAATAACTCACCATTGGTATGTGATTCATCTATATATTGTTTGATTTGTGATTTAACACGATCAAATGTCATTTTTTTTCTCCTTTTATTCTATCTCCAATTAATATCATTGGAGTAATCTAAAACGTTGCCAGCAAAATTACCCGTGTCAGCAAATCCATATTGCAACAAATCATTTAAAAATGTGGTTGCCAAATCTGTAGATTTACAATCTATAACATAATGTTCTCTATCGTATGCGTGTCCTAAATAAATATGATCATCGGTCCCGCCAGGTTGAATAGCAATATCAAACCATACAATCTTGTTTCCTATCTTTACTCTCATAATATATCCTCAATAAAAACCTATCCTATCAAAACAAATATGGTTCTTCTTCCATCATCTGCTGTTGCATATAGTCATTCATTTCCTGTTCGTACCGTTCTCTGGCGGCAGCTTCTTGAAATTCGTCCCATGCTTCTTGCTCAGTAAGTTCTCCTCTCTGAACCGCTCCATCAAGTCTGTTTTCAAGATCGTCTAATGTTGTATATCCAGTTCCACAGTAAATCATTTTTCATCCTCACTTCTTTCATTGCACTTTAATATTTTTTCCATTATTACATTATAAATAACACTGCCAATTTCATCTCTATCCAACTCATAAAACGGATATTCTCTGATATGTTTTTCTACCATTTCGCGTATAAGTGGTCTACTGTTGGCACATTCCTCATCCAGGATTTTTACTGCTGGGGATTCTGTTCTATCCCAAGCATCTTTACGGCGAAAAATTTGCCACTTTACACTGTCATCCCTGATAGCACTATCAACCTTTTCTCTCAGAATCTTTTCGAAATCAATGTTATGTGCAGCCCATTCATCTTCAATCAGCTTAAACACGTATTCTGCCGTGAAGTTTGTTAGTACACGTTCTATATCAGATTCTTTCTTAATCTGAGAACGAATTGCATATCTGATCTCGTCTTCTACAATCTCGGATATTTTCTCTGGAGATATATAATCAAAAGCATCAATTGTTATATCCATTATTCACCTCAATAAATCAATTCATATTACAATTATATTTGGATTCATTATTAATATAGAATCACAATCCCATCCGTAAAGTTTAAAGTATAAACTGTCTAAATAATCATCTATAACTTCATCAGACAGATGTAATTCAATAGCGTCATACTTTTTCATTGCTTTCTCAAAATCAATGCAGTACCAGGTGCTCTTAAATAATCCATTCCACTCCGGCAACTTTTTAAGATCCTTTACGGATTTAATATGGCAAACTCTTGCATCATCACTAAGACTAAATTCGAAATTGGAATCTAATTTATCTAGCCAAAATTCTTCGGAAGTACACCACTGTTTCCAGCCCCTTTTAGCGTCAATTGGAGAGGCCCATATACCACCAATCGGTTTTACTGCTCCCCATTCCTGATTTTTAATTGGCTGGAATTTATCTGGTTGAAATGATGTTGATCCATAATGAATGTATTTTGCCATCGTTTATCCTCCATAAAATTCATTTTAATGCTATTGCATCTCTTATTTGTTTCTCATTGTAGCCCTCCGTTTTAAGATATTCAACGTAAGCTTTTAAATCATATATATGCTTTGTCAATTTATCCTTATAAAACTGTTCGTTAAAATTATCACCGTTTAGTGTTCTGACAACAGTTAACTCTTCCCAGTCAGAATAATTGTAATAGTAATTGTAATTATAATCAGATTCACAATCCTTCCATGCTCCAGCGATAAGTTTTTCTTTTTTATTTGTATACCATTTAAGATCAATTCTGACTTTGTATGACTTATTTATAATATCATCATCCGAAGTATCATATTCTTCAACATCGTTACTATCTGGAAGCCACTTTTTGTACTCTTCGGCCTTATCTTTATTTAGAAAAATCTTTCGTATCATATAATCCGAATATGTACCGGAAGTTACTACATATACTTTCATATTCTGTCCTCAATAAAAATACTATTTTATAGCTGCCAATTATCTCCAACAATTTTAATTACATTATGGTAAACATATTTCTCGTCCGACCCGCTTCTTGTTAGAATAAATCCATTGTCAAGAATAGTCTTAATCAGTGATTTAGCAACTTTGCGATTACAAAAATGAGATATTTTAAGCTCCCCAATTTCATATACATTATTGTCTATTTCTTTGTCAATATCATGCTTATTAATAATATATATGTAATAGCCTTTATCATCTTTACGTACTTCATTTTCATAACCATCGCATTCTGCTAAAATAATTGACTCAAATTTGTAATCCGTTTCATCTTTATCTGGATACCTAATTATGTCTCCAGCTTTATATAATTTTTCCAACAACTATTCCTCCCAATAAAAAATTCATTTATTGAATTCTTACCTGTTTTATCTCAAGCTCGCAGTCACCATGTAATTCCCTCATTTTGAATCCCTCTGCTATTGAAAATCCAGTGTTTACAAGAGTTAAAATAGTGCCATCTTCAAACTTATAAATATAATAAACAGTCTTCATTATTTTGTCCTCATCAAAACTCATTTTATAAATCTAAATACATCTTACATTTTTCCATATCTTCAACAATCAGTGGAAACATGCTTGCTACACCAGAATATCTATTAGCGTAATTATTTCTATCAATCTCCATCAATGTGTATTTATGCCATTGGCAAGCTTTGTATGGACATTCAATGTGTTTACACTTAAATCTTTCTTCTTCAAATTCATCAAGATAAAATCCTATTGCCATATTGTTCTCCTATAAAAGTACTGTTTCATTACCAATTATATTCAACAGATGCCTGGCGAATCATTAAATCTGCATATAATTTATTATTCTTAGGTGGATGAGCCAAAAACAAATGCGCAGCCATTTGGGAATCAAATTTTGCAGCCTCCTCAATGTTGTCTGTAAAATTCCAATCTTCAGTACAAAACATTGTTTTTGGTACTTCTTCTACCTCGCCGGTACATATACAATCTGAAATTAAAATATAAAATTTTCTAAATGTCCTCATTGAATTCTCTCCTCATTTTTTATTAGTAGCTTGTCAGGATTGCTATACCGCCATCATTAAAATATACTTCTTCGATATCCGTTATATCGCAATCATAATAAGGCTTAATTTTCATATATGCTTGCGCTCTGCTTGAAGCATATGTTATTGCCACATCGTCAGTATATTCATGATCTACCATTGCATTTGGTTTTCTATAAACAAATAATTTTTGATTATCCATGAAATAACCCTCTTCATTTTGGTAAATTTATTTTGGAAACTAATCCTGGATGTATCGCTTCATTATCTAACAGTGAAAACCGCTGGATTAACAACTCCATCCCCATCATATTCGTACTGTTTATTATGCCATTTTCTCAAGTCTTCTCCATATTCCCAAAGTATAGATAACAGATCGACTGCACATCCATACATAAAACCGGTGATGCCATCCGTGTCGGCCTCATGCGATGTCTTTTCCGCAATGTTATTAATGTTCTCACCATTGGATATGTGTTCTTCCATCATGTTCGCCCAACGGATCATATAATCTATAACAAATTTTGAATAACAGTCGTGGCTATTTACTTCAATGCATTTTTCAAATTCTTTTTCCATATTTTCTTTTATCTTCATTTATCAAATAGCCTTCCTTAGTCTTGATGCATCAAGATTTTCTGAATCTCCTCCTGTTGTTTCTTGGATAATAAGTAAAATTCAAGTACAAAATCATCGCATATCTCGTCATTTCGTATACGATCCCAACCATTTTCACAGTCCCAGGAATTTTTATATCTACAATAATCACACCTGTTCATTAAATAATCCTCCTCGGTTTATTCTAAATTTACATAGTCAAAACTAGGTTTATTATAAGGGTAATTCTGATGTTCCCATGTACATATATTCACCTTAATCCAGTCGGGGTCATCTATATCTCCTGGATTAATATCATAAAAAGTCGCAACTGGCATGTCCTGTGGGAATTCTAAAAGCTTATCAATTAATTGTTTTACTGTCATCGAATACCTCCGTTTATTATTTATGTATTCTTCTAATTTTCCCAGATGGATATTCTCTCAAAATTTCGTGAGTAACTTCAGAATTCCACTGAGTTATAGATCCAGGATAATTTAACACCAAATCTTTTCCCAAGAAATGTTCCGCCAAAATATTTAAACAAGTCTGGGCATCTGTACCATTTGTAAACATTTGATCTTCAGAATCGAATAATGTTTTCGCAAATTCTTTATAATTCATCAAATAACCCAACTTTATAATCTTCTCCCACATTCTGGGCAGTAATTCAACTTAAAACCCAATCCTTGATTTCTATAGCTAACAACTCTTGTCGCCGATTTTTTGCCACACTTTTTGTACCAAGTGTGCTCGACAATCGCCACAGTTAATTCTTGCATGTACTTGCCGAATTTTCGCAACTCATCATCGGTTGACCAGGATTGCGCTATTTTATGTGCTTCTTTCTTAGCTTCAATCGTTTCGCAAAATTTACACATTAATTATACACTCCCAATAATTGTTATAATTATTTTTTACCCATTCCCAAATTCTTCAATCCTATTATTCTTTTTTAATACTGAAGCGATTTCTTTAACTGAAACTAAATATTCCTCTGGTATCTGATTTAAAACATCAATTATTTTTTCTAACTCTTCATTGCTTGTCACGCTATCAGTTATGAAATCATCATAAAAATAGCATTTTGCTCTTAATCCTCTGATTTTTTTGTCACTCACATATATCCTTTCATTGGTCTCATATATTATCCCCATAGAAAAAATCGTTTTATTTAAAACAACTATTGTTTCTTAACTCATCAGAATTAAATGCCTGTCTACCAAGTTCAAGAAATTTATAAAATTCATCTACCGTGATGCCCCATTCCTTGCACCAATCAACTAGACTATATTCCTGGCATTTTTTCTTAATTGCATATTCAATTATTTCGCCTTTTGATTTATAATCCATAAAATAACCCTCTTATAAATAATCTGGTAAATTTTTTATACTCACATCATAAACAGACAAATTATCAATATTCTGTTTAAATATTGCCTGGAGCCAATCTAAACAAGTTGCTATTTGTCTGGCACTATCGTATGTAATGATAATTTCATCTGGCGCACCGATGACTTTTGATAGCGCCGTTTTGATACTACCGGACAACTCATCAATCGTATCATCAATATATTTTTCCCGCTCAATCATTTCTCGAATTTTCATATTGGGATCCTTTCATCCCTTAGCAATCGCAAAGCTACAATAATCATCTGGATAAACGCTGCCATTGTGATAATTGCATATACCATCTCGGTACTCAGAACATCTATCACAAGTTATTACATCATCTCTATATTCTTCCATCTCTTCAATGGCTTTCAAAATTCGAATTTCTTTAGGTAATCCACCATCACGCTTGACCGGTTCGTTGACAATATTTTGAACAATATTTAATACATCTTCTTTAATTAACATCAGGAACTCCTTTCATGCCACCATCTATATTCCAACCATCACTTGTTAGCCTTTCATATTCGTCTATCCAATGTTGCGCAGAATAATTGAAATGTCTATGGATTTCTTCATTCATCGCTTTTTTAAATTGCGGGTATTTGTTATAAAGATATTTTTTGCAGTGCATTGCATATCTGTCAGAAATATCTTTATATCTAGAATCTACAATGGCTTCTGTAGGATCATGTTTAGATCTTATATTAGATAACAATCTATCATATTCCTCTGTTTTTGCCATATAAAAACAAGCCAAAAAATAAGGCATACTATCCATCAAATAACCCTTTCATTTCATTTCATTTTACGCGCTCATCCTTGACATATCTCTCTATCGATCCGTCATCAAAGGCAACATTTATAGCTGTTGGATAATCAGAATAAAAATCTATCTTAATTGGTATTCTTCCAAATTTCTCGCAATGCTGTTCAGTTTTATCATTTATCCAATACGTTTTGCTAAATACATTAACTCTGAGTTCTTTCATTTGGCTTCAACAACTCCAGGTTCAATCATTAAAAGCTTCATTGCCCCAGAAATAATTCCAGCTTCTGAGGAATCAACACCATATCTATCAGCCACTTTTTCAAATCTGTCTTCATATACTCTCATCAGTCTATCTTCATCAATTAGTCTGCCATGATGTTCTGGAAGTTCAATAACTTCACCAATTAGTCTATAACTTGTTTCATCTATCTTACACATTCCAAGAACAATTTTTCCTTCTCTTGTTTTGGCTATATTAATTTTATACGTTTCATATAGTTCTGGCATCTGCATACCTTTAATTAAAACGCTCATTCATCCGCTCCTTCCGCTTCGATACACCAGCGCTTATCTATCGCCCACTCAAGCAACGCTATCGCATCCCACTTATCTTTCGTATCAGGCATATCATACAAAACCGCCTTGACATCATCTTGGTCAAATAATCTGCCATGCTTGTCAGGTATATCCTCCAGCGGACACCAGTCAGGTCTTCTTTCTTCACAATCATCTTCGAGAAGTCTACACGGAGAAAACGCTTGGCAATTTATAAATGAAGTATCAGTAAGTCCACAGTAATAACAACTTGTTGGCATCTGAAAACCTTTAATTAAAACGCTCATTCATTCACCTCTTCCGCTTTAATCACAGTCCTACAGTTAGATAATTCTACTTCGCTAATCCAGTTTTGCACGGAAAATGATAATGGAATCATTCTTCTTTTTACATCATCTTCATCAATCAGCCGTCCATGCTTGTCAGGTATCTCTACCAAAGGACACCAATCAGGACATCTATATTCTTCGCTTTCACCGATGTCGATGTTTGTCTCGTGACAATAATATATTTTCGAGTAACGGTCAAACCTCACAAATTCGCATTGGATGCAATTCAACGGCATTTCCATACCCTTAATCAAAACACTCATAAAACAATCCTTTCATATACATCCGCCACAGCTATTATGGCGAAAATCTTCATCTTGAATTGCAAAATAAATTTCTTCTTTAACCTTGTAATCATCGGTAATATCTTTTAACCAGTAATCGTTATTCTCGATCCATTCTTTGCAAGACATTCCATCTTCATAGTCTTCGAATACTTCTTCCCAATCATCTTCAAAATACCAGGTTTGATAAGTTCCAAAAGTATACATTGGCTCAGTACGAAGTTCTTCTGGAATTTTTTCAGTTACATCTTTATCATTGACAAATAATGTCCACTCTCCAGAACACAAACACGGGTACATTCCTGACCAATTTGCTTTAACGCTCATATTATTCCTCCCAAGCTTCATCATAGTGTGCTTTAAGTGATATAAATCTTTACTTTGCCTTTGCCGAGTTTGTCATCGTCAATGGCGATATTTTTTAACGCTGAACCTCGTAAATCCGGATGAACGACAATTACTTGTGCATCATTCGGCATTGTCTCCAACGCCGTCAACAGTTCTTGTACAGTCATAATAAACCCCTTTATCGCAGTTAAAGTAACGTTACATCGCAGCTAAGTTTTTCGTATACGCCGCCTTCATCATCCTGAATTAACACCTTTAATCCATCATCAAATATCTTTATAATTGTCCCAAAACTATAAATATGCGCCACATAAAAAACACATCTTTGCCCGATTTTTGCACTCATTTAACCCCTTCTTTTATTTATTATCAACCTCATAATTTACATAATTCTGTTTTGCCATTACTTCCGCATATCTAAGCCAACATTCTTTACTTGGTTCTGCCTGTCCGTCTTTACAATGTTTTTCACACCATCCCGTCGGCTTCCAAAGCTTGTCGCAAGGATGCGTGAGAGGACAGCCGTCCAGTACATCGGCAAGAATTTCAAGCTGTTTTGCAGTTTTGTCCACAGTTTTTAGCGCCTCAATCGCCATATCAAAAGCCTCCTGATACTCAAGCGGAGCCGTCCACTCGGTCTCTGCCTTTGCTACTTCAAGGGTCTTTATGGCTTCTTCGTTGGTCATTCGTCAACCTCCTCCTCTATCATATACGGATATGTTTTTCCCGAAACTATCATCTCGGCGCCACAAACAGTACATCTATGTGGATATTTTGGTGGATTTGTAAGATTTACCACGCCCGTTTGTCTGTAAAATCCAGTTCCGCAAATGTCACACCTAAAATCAATCTTGTAAATGTTGACTCGCTTTTTTATTTCCGACATCAACTCAACGCCCCTTTTATATGTTTCTCACTATTACGCTCATACTTTAAATACCTCATCCATTTTGATTACTTGAGTTATAGCGTCAATGGCAGTTTAAATCATCTCATGATCAATAGTGTCATCTTCCTCAATTACTTCATAATAACCGCCAATATTATCTCTGACCCACAAATCCGCAGCCTCTTGTAGATCAATTTCTGAAGCGTCATTTGCAAATATATATTCATCACTTTCTTCTGACACACAATAAAATTTTACTTTTTTCATAATTACTCCTATTAATATTTTATTTGTTATTTTACGAATTGAGGTACGCTCTTATGTCTGCCATCATTTTTTCCGTTTCATCAATCATATATCTTTTTGTATCATCCATTAATACTTCATAATATGGAATTGGGTTGCCATCGTCGTCAAACATATATCCTAAATAAGAAAATGCATCAAAGTAAACTGATACTGCTTTCTCGCCTTTAGCAATCCAAAATCTTGCGAGGGCGCCCATAAGTGGTGGAACTATTCCAACGTCCCAATCTGAATCAAAACGCATTGCCGGAATTTTAACCGCCCAGTCACGCCAGTTTTCATTTCTTTCTATGTTATATCTATCATTTAAATTATTTATATTCATTGTTTCATCCATTTGGCATCGCCAAATCCTTTATCTTTTCTCAACCAAATACCGGGAGAAATAATCTGATAAAATTCACACCATCCGTATTCCTCAGAAATCCAGAGGAGGTCATCAGCTTGACTTTTATTGTCTATAACAATCTTTTCACAGCACTGATATATATTTTCATTGCTATCATAATCGTTTGTTATGTGATATTCATTGCCGTTCACATCAAAGAATTTTATTGAATAAATATCTTTGTGATTTCTTTTTTCTTCATACCAGCGGCAATCATCATAGTCATCAAATTTTGTTCCATCATACGCTTCGTAAATTATTTTCATATTATTTCTCCCGGTAGTATTCTATTATTATTTAATAGATTAGTTGCTAATTACGGCCACTGACCAGTGGGTTTTCCAAGTTTACCAACTTCAACGTTTGTACAGAAATATACGCCCTGTGCGCCTTCGCCTGTCAGAAGTTCTCTCGCAATATCTTCATAAAGAGTACTAATAAGACCATGTGCATCAGCTATATTGTCGGCGAAGAACTGAACAACGTGATTCTGGAAAATTACATATACCATAGAGAACCAGGCATATCCATCGTCAACCGGCGATACTGCCATAGCAAATGCAGGATTGCCCTTGAATGCTGTTTCGAACAATTCTTTCTTATTAGCAAATGCAATATTGCTCGGTGTGCCGTCAACTATAACTTTAAGCTTCACGCCGCCAAATTCATATTCATTTGGAAGAATCTGAAGCAAAGCTGCGACCTTGTCACCATTATTGCAAGCCAACACTACAGACGGATTTTTGCCAGAATAATTAACATTGAATGCAATCTGCGGATCGCCATCAAAGAGTGCTTCAAGTTTTTTGGTTGTCACAACCCACGGTGGGGAAATTTTTAATCTAATTTTTTTGCTCATAGTTTTCTCCTTTAATATTTAATTTGTCTTTTGTTCCCAGCGAGGACATATTCCCCAATTATAACACCACATTTCTTTTTCATCACAAAACTGAAGATTGGAATCATCATCCTCTCCTTCAAACCAAATACATGTTCCGCATCTACGTTCTGTTTCATTTATTTTATTTGTGTTTTTACTCATTGTGGTTATTTCCTCTCTGTGTTTTAATATATTATTTTTCATTACTCTTCGATTGTATCACATCTTAATCTAAAATGCAAGCAAAATATTAAATATATTTCAAAAAAATTTATAGTTCTCTCACCAGTTCATTCAATGCAGCAAATGGCAGCGTGATCAAATATACCGCATACACAACAACAGCATATAGAATTGCCGGAGTGGTTACAATAGGATGTTCTTGATAGCCATATTTAATAGCTTCCAAAGCACCAGTCCAACGGGGGCGATCTTCCAAACATTTTAACTTCATTTTCTGTGTTCACCGCCTTCGTCTTCATCTTCCTCTTTGTAATTTTCCCATTTGAGAATTTCAATATTATCTGCGCCCACCATATCTTTTAGCGAAAGAGCAAGTTTCTTCTTACCCTGTTCACCAAATCTTTGCGGGACACCTACCCATGTCATTTTTGCAGTTACTTCCGAAATCATATTACCATTCCTTTCTACTCAGCAACCGCACAAATGTCACCGGCTGAAGATTCAAGCCATGTGGCAATGACCTCCCCATTCTTAGTATAAGTACGTAGAAAACCATCTTTTGTTTTGCCGGATACCATATGCATATTCGGCTGCTCGTTAATAAATCTAATAAATTCATTCTTTGTTACATTCTTCATCATTTTTTCTCCTCTCGGTCAGCCATCTTTCCCATCCATATACCCATATATAACTTTCTTCTTCTGGCCATCCAGCATCAATCATTAGTTGATACCATTCATTTCTCATTCTATCGTGAAATGTATCATGAAGATCATTAACTATTGCATTATTGCCATATTTAGCAACTCGACGAATGATTTCTCGCAGATATGGACGTTCAACTCCAAAAATATTTATTTTGTCATAAGCAACACCCTCATCAAATTCTTGATGTTTGCGTTTACATCTTCGCCAATATCTTTTTGTATCTCTCAGGTACCAACCAATATGTTCCTGTTCTTCTTCATCAATAAATGACTTATTATGAAGTCTAATCACACCGCCCGTATCTTTATCAGATACCATCACGCTAACTAAATATGGATAATACGGGATGAGATCTTTTTCGGATTCAGTACGCAGTGGCAAAAATTGATCACCAATATATATCTTATACTTAGATACTATGTTGTCAGCACCAAAAATCTCCACAGTGTCTTGGAAATCGCATTTATTTGACAGTCCCATATTCTTTTTTCACCTCCTAACCTTTTGTTACTTTATGCTTACCATCGGAGTTTCTATATATACGGTAACCTTTGTTTTTGAGTTCTGATAAGTGTTTATGATATTTTTCTATTTCCATCCTCTCCCAGTACCCATTTAGATTATCTTCGTAAACACTCACATTACTTTCTCCAAAAAAGATGTCACCGAATATCCCACCAAACATATCATTAATATCACTCATCGTTATTACCTCTTAAGAAAAATAATAATCAACGATATAATCGATAGCTTGAAGCATTGACGGGAACACAACCTGACAATCACATACAAGCCACGGATATACATCATCAGTGCCAAAACCAATAATCGGTATATTGTGATCTTTAGCAAACTGAAGTTCCTGCGCAGTCCCTGGACTATTTTCAGTACGATTTAAGTTACATAAAATAACCCTTGAATGAAATATTTGATCCATATAGAAGTTCTTAACCTGTGAATCACTCTGATGCTTATGCTCGGAGTATGTAAAAAAATCCACAGGATTAATTACTTTGACTTTGCAATATTTTTCTTCAGTTGCTTGTTTAAAAATCTCCACCGCTTTTTGTCTCCATGCAAGACCTTCATCTGGTTCATTTTTACAAGGCCCAGCTAAATATACCCTAAATGTCTCACTCATAATTATGCTCCTTTAAATAATTTAATAGGTGCGTAGCATACCAAATTATCTTTTCAACATCTTGTATACCATTTTTATGTTTCCAACGACACACATATTTAATAATGTTGCCACTATCAGTAGCTTCTATACCATTTAATCCGTCTGTAAATGCTTCAATCACATCTATTACTTCCAATCCGTTTTTGCTCTGATAGTGTTTTGGATGTGATACCATAACATCAGTGCTTTCATACTGATTGTTCATCATTATCCTCCTTAATAAAATCCACATCTTCATTAATTCCATTTGCTAAACCAGACTTAATACTTCTGTTAGCATACTTAGTACCTTTAGGTTCTGGAATTCCATCTTTTCTACGAATTCCTAACCATTTCAATATTACCTGCGCCTTGTGTTCCGTCTTTTTAAGGTCAGTAATTTGTTTGCGTATAGCCTTTAATCTCGGTTCTTCATTTTTAATTTTTTCGTTACGAACGCCTGCCCTACTTACATAATCCATTCTCCACTTGTGAAATATGTCACATATCACTTCCATCACTTCATACGGGATTTTACTCTCATCGTATTCGAAGACTTCTGGTGTGAAATTTATCTTGGTATTCAGAAACGAATCGTCATTGGCGTTCAATTCTATGTGGTTGTATTTAAACGACTTCTTCATACAATTATTTCCATTCTATTCCTTTATTTTTCTTTGTTGCAATATTGCTTGTTGGTGAATTTGTCCATCCCCAGTTAATACGTTTTTGTGCATCATAGTCTTCCTTCGCAAATGGAATTTCCGCATCATATACTCCATCTTTATTGCAAACTGTAATACTGTACTCTTCGTCTCCTGAGAAGTTTAGAACCGTTATATGAAAATCACCATAACCAGTCGAATAGCAAAATGATTCAGGTTCTTCTCGAAAAGATTCAATAGCTCTTTTAATTTCTTCTTTAATTCTACTATTACTAACATGGGAACCATCTGCAAATGAGTAAAAATGCTTCGGAAATTCCACACTTTCAACTGTTATTGCATTTCCGGGATAGATCTCGTCTATAGAATAAGATTTTTTTCCGCATACTGGACATATGACACAGTGTTGCCCATTATATCCTTCATCTATATCTGATTTATCGAGTTCCAATTCACTGCCACAATTTTCACATTCAATTGTTACCGGAAATATATCATGTTCTTCTTTTTCTATTTCTTTATCCACCATATTATTTTTTAATATTTTCATTGCTATTACCCTCCTTTCTTAATTATCCATTCATATGATCTCCACCTGATTAATACCACATCTCTCAACACATATATTCGTGGTATAAAGCTATGGATAAAACCTTTCCATCTCATAGTTGCCTCCTTCTAAATTAATCATCAATCATTTTCAAGAAATCTTCTTCCGAAATTATCGGGATACAAAGTTCCTTCGCCTTGGCATTTTTGCCGGACGTTGAAGTAACATCGTTGTTAATTAAATAATTCGTGTTCTTACTAACCGAGCCGGAATTCTTGCCACCAAGTTCTTCAATCTTTGCCTTGAGTTCGTCACGATTCTTAAAATGGTGAACGCTGCCGGTTACTACAAATGTTTTGCCAACCAATGGAAAACTACCTTCCGGTTTGTTCATAATCTCCGGCTGCTTAAACGTGATGAGATTTCCGACATCAATCATTTGATAGTTATTATTAAACCACCACTTATGGATGTTGCGGTTAAGTATCTCACCGATTCCATCAAGTGAATCAAAGCGGAATCCATCGCCACAGGCTTTCATGAACTCATCAAATGTCGGGAACTTCTTTGCAATAATCTTTGACTGACCTTCCCCAATTCCAGGGATACTGAATGCGGTAATGAAGTTGACCAAGTCAACATTTTGTTTGCTTTTTTCAATAGACTTTAATAAATTATCTACTGATTTCTTGCCGAATCCCGGCAACTTATATAACTCATCTTTATAGTTCTTTAATTCATATATAGTTACAAATGGTTCTGCTATAAAACCTTTTGTGAGGAGCAACTTCAATGTCTGTTCTGATAGACCATCAATATTCATCGCTTTTCTGCTGACGAAATGTTTCCACAGCCCAAGTAACTTTCCTGGGCAAAGATCATTTTCACACATCAGTATTTCTGAATCATTGTCTTTAACTACTTTTGTCGGTTCGCCACAAATGGGACATACTCTGGGTATTTCAAGTTCTCCATTGCCATCTGGTTCTGCACTATCAATTTGCGGAATTATATCGTTGGCCTTGTATACATACACGGTACAGCCATTTGTTAATTGCAAGCTTTTCATAACTGTTAAATTATGAAGACTGCATTTTTCAACAACACTACCGCTAATCTCAACTGGTTGAAAAACGGCAACCGGAGTAATCTGACTTGTTTTGCCAACCTGCCATTCAACCCTTATTAATTTCGTAGGATATTTATCATCTTCAAATTTATAAGCCACCGCATTAAGAGGATAACGACCTGTTGTTCCAAGCGATTTTCCATATTTTAAGTCATCATATTTAATTACAACTCCGTCAATTGGAAAACCAATATTTCTGGCAGCAAGACGAACCATATCAAATAAATCAGTTAAATGATCAGTATCATTGGTTTTCATATGATATACAGTATCAAAACCGAGATTTGTCGCCTCTTCAAGGTTTTCATACAATGAACTACATCCACCTTCAATAACATCCCACGCATAAAATCTCAAATATCTTTTCTTAGAAACATTAGGGTCTAACTGATTTAACGATCCAGCAGCTAAATTTCGTGGATTACTATATTTTTCCGAGTCAGCAAGTTTGCTGTTTATTTTTTCAAAATCTTCATATAAAATCACACATTCGCCATCAATAACATATTTACCTGGTTTTTCAATATACTTGGGCAAATTGATAAATGAATTTGCGTGAAACATTACATCATTTCCTGTGCTACCATCGCCACGAGTTTCAAGACGAGTAAGTGCTCCGTCAATATATGTTGCTGAGATACTTAAACCATCTGCTTTATACATGATTACGAAATCATGGTTATTAATAAATTTCTTTACTTCTTCATTTGTATGTGCTTTATTTAATGACAACATCTGATGTTCATGTTGGATTTTGTCAATATTGTTCGCTGGAGCAGTACCAACATCTTCATGATAACCAAGTCTTTCAGCTTCAGATACAAGGTCATCATATTGTTTGTCAGTTAGTTCGCTTCTTCCTGTTAAGTAGTAATCATTTTTTGCTTTCTTTATTGTTTTTAATATTTCATTTATCCTTGACATTTTTAACCTCCAAATGATATCTATTAACCACATCCATGCCGGACAAACCTGCCCGATCGGTAACTAAACCATAACCACAGACACACTTCCAATAATATCTACATTTATTTCTATCATAAACCATATGTGCTGGAAGATATCTTCCGCAAACCGGGCATCTTATCATAACTGTTATCCTCATATAAGAACATACTGATCAATATATTCTCTGCCGTTATCCTTGAAAATCGGAATTTTCTTATCAATAATCCATTTACCTCTAATTGTATCATTTACGAGTTCATTAACTTTGATACAGCAACTTCCGCGCTTTTGATACACGGGGAAATCATTCCAGTTAATACCCCTTTGTTCATGAAGCATATCCTGGATCTCATTACAAGATTTATTCTGAAGTTCTTTATGACTGAAATTTGCCTGACCAACCATCTGGATTGAATTGCGTGTTGCATCAAGCTGTCGCCAGTAGAAATAGTTTGTTACCTCTTCTTTTGGAATATTAAAGCAGCGTGCATCAAACATTGCGCCTTTATCTATTGCTTTAAAATAAACTGTACTAAGTATCAATTCCTCTTTATAATTAAGTAAGTTTGAAGATTCCATTAATTTATCTTCTGGAATAGTTTCTTTAATCCACTGTTGATAATTATTTGTTAAAAATCTATTGAACGCCATCGTTGCCATCGAGGCAGTAATGCTACATATCTTTTGGACTTCATAATCAAAGAATGCCTGTGATTCTAAGGTTTTATAATCAATAAGTAACAAGCTTATCTCATCGCTTTGCTGATACCCAAGTACACATCCTTGGATGTTTTCACATAGGTATTTCATTGTTTCCTGCATAGACTGGATTAATAATTCATCAAATGGTTTTTTAAACCCTTTAGTGAAACTATGGAATGACTTGCCGTCAACCCGGCAAACAACCGGGCAACGGCGCATAAGTTTTGTTTTAGGGATTTGTTCGTAGTATTCTTTCATACGAATACCAATCTGATCATGCACTGGCATAATATTACACTCCTTAATTATTTATTATTTTATTTGTTATTTTCCAATGAAAGTGATTTTTCATCAGGCGATATTTTTATTAATATCTTTGCCCACATTCCTTCTCCAAAGACCTTCATTACGACTTCCCACATAATCCTCAGATTTAGCAATAACCATCGCTGCATTTCTATCAGCATTAATTGCACCATTTTTCCAATTAATCTTATGGCTTTCACATAAATCATGTATGCAAAAAAATTTAGACGAATCTATCATTTTTCCATTTTTATCAAATACACCACGAATACCCCTCTGCCCACAAAATGCACATGTTTGAGATGTATATGCGGGATTAATATAATACACTTCAATTCCGTTTAAAGCTGCTTTATATTGAATCATCTGCTGTAATTCGTAATAACACCAGTTTGCCATAATTTTATTCTTAAACTCATCATCATCTTTTGATATCCCTTTACCATTAATTTTCTTTCCAATATCAGAAAGATCTTCCATTTTAATAGTTCCAATTCCTAATTTTATACATGTTTGTATAACTTTAGAACTTAATCTGTCATTAAATGTTTTGTTAAAATTTCTCTTATATGATTTTGCTTTTAAGAGCGCCTCACACTTTCTTTTATAGCCATGACCGCCCTTTGCATGATCGGCAACACTTTTTCTTAAATCATTAATTTCTTTGTCTATTTTTGCAAGTTTCTTATTCTTATATTCAATATCGCCTAAAAAATCATGTGTAAAAGTGTCATAATTCACAGCCCAGCTTACAGGATTATTCCACCCCAAATCAATCCCCATAACTTTATCATAATCAAGGTTATGTTCTTTCTTTTTAAGAATTTCTCCAGTTAAAAATAAAGTCAAATCAGTATCTTTGTGAGTCTTTTTGTTTTCTGTAAAATTCATCTGGCAGTCCATGATTTCAATTTCACCAATAAAAATTTTATATATAAAATCTCTAACAACGTTATTTGGCTTATAGCCAAGATCCATTTTAAAAACCATAGGTGGTGCATCTTTTTTATATGGCAACTTTAAAAACACCTCTGGATTTTTATCTGTTAATATTTTTTTAGTTAAATCACCATAATTATGATACAGTCCAGTAAATGTTTTTTTGTTTGAATCATAAAATAAATCTTTTGGAAGAATGATTGGTGCGTCAAGTCTTCTAATTGGCAAAGAAGATCTGCCAGCCAAAACATCGTCGCCTAACGAACTTTTCCAAAAGTCCTCAACTCTTTTAACGATTCTCTGTGGCTGCTTACATCCATTCATCCATTTATCATTTAAATCTTCCGGGAACTTGTTGTATTGTTGTTTTTTATTTATTTCAAACTGAATATCTTCTTCTGTTGCATCAAGAAATTTTCTTAATTTCTTTTCTTCAGCTTCAATTTTCTTTTTATCAGTTTTCGTTAGTTCATCTCCATCATTTTTTTTGTTTCGTTTTATTGCGCTTTTATATTTTTTCAATTCATTCTGAATTACTTCTTCTGTAATCGGTGCCAGTTGTTTTAAGTATTTTAATTTATCTACGCTAAATCCCGAAACAACATCATTCCCGCTATGACTATACGAATAAAATATCTCACCAATCTCATCCTGACTCTGCCCAAGATATTTTGCTCTCGAAGTAGCGGAAAGGACTAAATTGAATCCTTTATTTCCGGCATATCTGCCATTTCTAATATATTCATATCTTTCATCAAGATACTTTTTGAAAATATTTTCATCATTTTTAATATCATCCGCAACTTCAGGAATTAATCTAATGTGTCTTGTTAATGCATTGGTAAATTCTTTATTCTTCAATTTTAACCTCCTATAAAAAGCGTAAACTTTAGTGAGTGGTTTCCCCTCACTATATTGGCTTTGTCTGTTTACTACAGACTTCAGAATATTGTTGCAATATTCAACCAAACAGAGTCTGGTAATTTTATTCAGCATATACGAAATGCATCAATTTTAAAAGAAGCACAAAAGAAGCTTAAAAAGTTTGGTGTTTACGCACTAGTACGAAATGCATCGCAACCGCTTTTGCCTCTACTGCATGGGTCATACGGTTTGGTGTTTACGCATATGCACAAAATGCATCATGAAAAGAGAGATACAAATCATGAAAGAACTTACGTTTGGTATTTACGCACACGCACGAAATGCATCGATGACTAAAGAAGGGATTGAAACGGCTCGCTTGTTTGGTGTTTACGCATATACACGAAATGTATCGCAAAGTCATCAAGCGTGTCTCGAAGATCCAAACAGGTTTGGTGTTTACGCATATACACGAAATGTATCAGCAAAAACACACAACATTTCGTGCATTTTAATTATTTCATTTGTCAATGTACGATAAAATAATAAATCATTTTTAATATAGATAAAACATCATATCAGATATGATATTAAATTTCAGTGCGAATGTCCTTATACTTTCATGTTCACTCTACATTCGCACCGCAGCCATTTGAGCATGGCAACATTTATATCCGATGAAAATGTCGTTTCAAACCATTACCATTCAATCAGTGTTTTTGCTGTTTTCCAAATGCTATCATACCAGAAAATGTCGGCGATAGAATCGAATATATAATTGATTTTATAACCATCCTCTTTCAGTTTATCAATCGTCCACTGGGAAAGAACATGGTCAATCTTTGTTTTCCTACGTCCTTGTGAAGATGCCTCTGCAACTGCAAGATACACACTGTTAAGTTCCTCCTCATTTTTCTTCGCATCATGCTCTCTAAGATACTTATCAGTCGCTTCTCTTGCCTGTGTAGCAGTGATTTTTGTTACTTCTTTAATCTTATTCTCCATATTTTCCGTCATATTTATTACCTCTCTTTATTATTTTGTTTGTTAATTCAGCGTCACGGTATCATTTTTTTGGATACGACCACGCTCAATAAAAAATTTGCCGGGAATTTCGCCAATGCCGGTGTTAACAAATTCTCTAAGCTTGCAATAATTAGAACTGCAACCTCTCATCATTACCGAGTATTCATTTTCATTGAACATCTCAATAATGAGAATCTTCTTGCCTTTACCAAATGCATAACCACATTCCCAAGCTGTACCAGCAGTTATTTGTCGTCCATAATCCAAAACAACCATCCAGTCACAATTATCTATTGCAACCACATCAAGATTAAATATGCACCTTGCCCACTCATTTAGCGACATCCCCCATGCATTAATAACTCCGTGATCACGGGGATCATACACCGAGAAACCCGATTGCAATAAGATATTCTTTATGTAGATTACTTCTTGTCTAATATCATCTGATATTCCGACTATTGGTGCCGCTAAATATATAGTTTGCATTTTCTCACCTATCAGATAATTCCTTCCTTTTCTGCTAATTCCATCGCTCTCATATCCTGGGCAATTTTAATTGCTTGTTGTGGGGATTCTGCATATACAATGAAACCGGAACCACCTAGACTTGTTGTGTCTTTATAGTTTTTATAGAGATCGTAATCATCATATTCACATTCCCAATCGCCGAGACCAGCGTAATCATTTACGATGAACCTGAATCTCTTATCGGCAAATTTTTTCGTATCAAATTCTTCATATGAAACAGAATCGCTATCATAACGTGTTTCTTTATTAAACATCTTGCATAATTCTTTTGCTTCCTCTTCTGATTCAACTATTCCAACTATGTGTCGATCCGAATACCAACCCTTCAAAACTGCATATACCATCATGATGTATTTCTCACCTCATTTTTATTCCAAATAACTATCTCCTCCCCAATCTGGCAGCATAACTCATCCCCATCAATATCAATTACAGTTGCAAGTTTTTTATCTTTTTTAACAATGTCACCGATTTTGATTTCTTTGGTATTTGAATTATGCTGCTTCTTAAATCGGAATTTACCATTTCTTTTCTTCTCAAATATAGAGATTTCATTTAATTGTTTATCAATCTCTTGTTGCTGTATTGGATTAGGAAATAAATCGTCTTTAATTAACCAGTTAAAATGGTTATCAAGTTTTTCCTTTATAATTTCTTCTGGCACTCTCATGTAGTTAATTCCTCAATTCTACAAGATATTTTATAGTGCTTTGCTCTTCTTTATAAACAATTACTTCATCATTTCTCAACATGCTTCCTGCATGAGCATGAAGTGAATTTGCCCCCGGACAAGCTTTCTGAAGCGCTTCATAATTAAAACTAGAATATTTGCTGTCAAATGAATACACATCATAAGGTGTGCCATATGCTACATCCATCAAAGCCATAAAAGCACTATTTGAATTACCTCTCGCCCAGTAAGAACCACTAAGTGATGTATATCCTAATGATTTTCTTGCTTTTGGAGAGTAGTACGTACCATATCCAAACATCTTCCCTGTAATAACAACATTTGTTGGTCTTAACACTAACCCAGTATTAATAATTGACCACCAATTTTCATTCCGACTCCCATGCCAGAATAACCTTGTATCTTTAATATTTTCTTTTGACACGAATTCATCGAAGCGCTTTTGTGTTTTACTATTGCTAACTCGCCAAGCTTGGTAAAATTTATCCTTGCAATCGCCAAGCTTTAATTTAATCATGTCAATTTCTTCGTCATTTACAGGCTCAAATGTGAGGCCCATTGCTTCCAGAATTGTCTCATCATGGATAGGTGTATTATCAACTTCTTCCGGTTCTTCAGCCCTATGTGTAATAACCTGCCCTCTCATAACATCCAATAGATCCTGTTCATCTTTAATGATTTTGGCGAAGTCATCAACTTTATTCGAAAGATAATCATTTACATTACTCATGCGGCGAGGAATCACTGCAAACAAGTCCAATAAGTCTTTGTTGAAATCATTAACATTATCTCTTGTAAGAAGTCTATTGATGATTTCCTGAGCTTTGTCAATCATTGCCTGAGTAACTTGATTAGATTCAATTTTATAATTCTGCTGAACCTTCTGATGAGCCATACTCATCAAACGATTAACAATTTCTGCGATTTTCTTATCAACAATTTCTTTATACTCAGACTTTACCGACTTATCCTTTACAACACTTATTAAATCTTCCATAAGGTCTGTTTGATCTACATAACCTTTACGAAGTTTCTCATTGTATTTCTTATTCCATTCCCACATGGGATAACTTCTTGTTTGCTGCGAAGAACCAATTCTGCCATACTCGACCGTAAAAGATGAACCATCAGCACTGGGGAGCATACGGTAATATTTATTATTGTTGGCATTTGATACCATCACAAGATATTTAGGCTTATGGTCTTCCATAACAACTCCTTAATAATCACATACTAATATTTCAATATCATCACCATCGAAAACATTCAACAGATAATCTTCGACTTCTTCCCAGTCAATCCCATTCTTTCCAGAACAAATCTTTGGCATTGCAATCTTTCTAACTTTCTTTTTCATCAATTTTTTATGAAGGTCATCAAGTGCCAGTGCAAGATTGATAGAATTTAATGTGTCATAACTACTTTCTTTCACAAACAGCATATAAAGATTGTCAATTCTTTTTGCCGTTCCAACTTTGCATTTTTCATCAATTCTATTTGTAATATCAAACATCCTGTTAAAAAGTCCAGGAGTTCCAACTTCAAATTTCATATCTGTGCTGAATGCTCCAACGAGGCAATATCCCTGTGGAACAGTTGCAATATCCATTTTTATCTTATTAATTCTCATTTTTTATTCTCCTTATAAATAATTTTTACGGAATCTCTTGTTATACCATCTGATGAGTATGTTGTGAAATTAGTTTTATATTCAAACGGAATTCCGCACTCATTAGTATGAGTAAAAAAGAATGACATATTCCATTCTGGTTTTCCGTACCTCTGAAAATCATCAATTGCTCTCTGGAGAGTAGCATTCCAATCCAAAACACCATATCTTAATTTGCCCTGGAACGGATGAGTTTGATTTGTTTTGTCCGGAGAAATCAACCCAATTTTTTCCGGTTGATATTCAGTATCAAATCTTCCAGCCCCATGACGAGTCATATAAGTTCTCGTAACATAACACACTTCAACATTTACATCATTAGGTAATTTATTAATCATTTCAGCCGGGTTTTTCAACCCTGTGTTACTCGGTGTTGTATTCTTGCCATAACCCTGTATATTTTGATCAAGCAACAACCCCTGACCATTTTCGAAGATAATATAATCAAATGTATTTAAAATACTATCATCGGTAAACAAGCTATTCCGCATCATTAAGTTAAAATCATAAATGTAATTACTAATTAACGAGGGACTATATATAATCGATTCCCATTCCTTATCTGGACGAATGCCCTTGGATGAGATTCTCGTAGAAAAGTAATCATCTCTGACGAAACGCAAGTATTCAGCTTTTTCTTCATCAGATTTCTCAAAAAATTCACAAACTGTAATTCCATCTCGTAGGATGGTTTCCCAAATTCCAACGCCGCAGCTCCCATGACGCTGATCTCCACGAGATTCTTCAATCATTTGATTTGCAACCATATCAAACGGCGTCGTCAGTAAACAATCTGGGTGAATATATGTTTCATGGATAGGTATTTTGCAATTAATCAGTTGACGAAGTTCGTCAACATAATTCATAGGGTTAACAATGTAATACTTCGGTAAATATGTATAGGCGCCAAGAAATGTTCCTGAACCAAAGTGCCGAAATACATGACGCTCGCCGGAAGGTAAAGAAACAGTATGACCACGCTGACTTCCGCCGTTGGATAACACATTTAATATATTTTGTTTGTTAATAAATGGTTCTAAAGAAAAATAATCTGTTACGAGGCCTTTTCCTTCGTCACCAAACGATCCTCCTACTACAACTTTAACCTTTGTGTTCATACTATTTCCTCATTATCAATATTTTAAAATTGTTAACATTTTTACCACGAAATTCCTTCTGTGTTCGTATGTATTGCCGAGGTGTTTGACTCATTATTTGTAATAATTTCCACAATCACATCGGCAATATTGTCAAGATTTGCTCGTTTAAAATTATCGCCAAGAATCTTCCACGATTTATCGATTCCTTCATGGTCATAATCATATTTGCTATGATCAACTTGGATATGGTAAATATCATATTTTTCTGATGTTTCTGCAAAAAGATCTTCAGTTGAAATGTCTGCTTCGAGATCGTCACCTGTCTGAAGCATCAATTCCTTATGCTGTAAATAAGGATTAAGTCTTTCATCGCCCATTGTAATGATAATGCCTTTCTTGCCACGTTTCCAACAATCAAGTTTGCAATGGCGAGAAGCCATATACCAAGCTGCAGTATATGATTCCCACATATTACCGCCACCACCGAATTCAAACCACAGTTTGTCCAGCTGCTCCGCAATACGAATATCAGACTCAAACTGTGAAATCTGAATAGGTGCAATATCACAATATAGATCGCCAATTCCCATAATCATAAATTCAACATCTTTAACCTTGTCGTATAGATTAGTCATGATGACATTAAGTTTCTTGGCAACTTCAACTGCTGACTGGCCCATACTGCCTGTAAGATCCACCGCAAGTACAACAGGCAATGTCTCTGGATGTTCTTCACTATCCAAACATTCTCTCATAACATCATAAGGATTAAGTGCCGAGTCAATTTCCCGTTTCTTAAACATTTCCTGGTTGCTTATTGATGTATCAACTACTCCAAGACAATCAAGTGTTGCACCTTTGCTACTTGCAGTGTACGAAGCAAACGAACTTCGTGTCCAACTTCCTCCACCCATTATTCTTCATCCTCACTTTCATCATCTTCAACATCATCTTCTGTATTAACATCACCAAAATCAAACATACCTTCAAACATATTCTCAAATCCACCGTTACTCATCATCATGAATGGCAACATATTACTCATACCAGAACCAGTGCCTCCCTTCATCATTTCGGACATCATCATGTATTTGAAGATATTATTAATGCCATTCTTCTTACCGCCTTTGAAGCTATCACCGAACATAGAAATTATACGACCGTAGAAGTATGTGTTGCCCATAAATACATGGCGTTCCGGCAGAATAGTATCAACGGTACTGTCTTCATAATTAATAACGGTAATCTGGTTATCCTCAGCTTTTACAACGCATTTAGGCTTGCCATTCACAAGAATGATATCGCCTTTATGTACCTTATTTGTCGGAATTAGGAAGAAGAAATCTTCTCCAATGTCAAAAACAAAGTTGCTACAGTTAACCAGACGTCCTGTCTTCATATTATATGTTTTATAACCATTGCTTGTTTTGACGGCGATTTCGCCATTCATACTCAGTCTGCACATCCCTGGTGCAATCTTTCCAAACATTCCATTCATAAATCCTGTATTCATTTTTTTATTCTCCTTTATATTTATTTTGTTTGTGTATTATATGGTTCATAAAATTCAAATTTGTCGAGTTTACTATTCCAACGAATAAACCCGTTTACACTTTCTCTCAAGTTTTCTCGATTTTGGAGGCAACATTCAAGTAATTCTTTCGCCACTTTATCGTTCATTCTTTTGCGATGATATTTGAGATCATCATTAATATACGAAAAGACTTCTTGAATATAAATAATAGCTTTTGTATACCCGCGATTATAATCCCCAGATAGTCTTTCGATCATATTTATTGCCTCCTTAATTATTTTGTTTGCTATTGATAAATCAATCATATCACATTTTAATTCAAAATGCAATACCCTTTTACAAATATTTTATTTTTTTGAACTTTTTTATTCTTCCAATGCATACATTACAATCGGCGATTTTCCCCCGACATAGGGAAGAGAACGAATTGTATTATACTCAATCCATTCTATAGCGTCTGTTTCGTCCATATCATCATTATCCATTAACCACTTAACCATTAAGTTAAAGTCATAGATTGCGCGTCCATCTTCTGAAATTCCAATTAGTGCATCATCATAACTATCGCCGGAAAATATAATGACATCTTCATAACCGGCATCTAATATTCTTTTTTCTGCATTTTTTCCCATTACCCAACATCTCTTTCCCGTTTTATTATTTTATCCAACTTCTTTCGTCTATTGTCTGTTCTTGCAGGTTTTGCACCAGACTTCTTTTTATATTGTGGGCAAGTCTGACACAGCCCATAAAATTCGGCATCTTTTCCAAGATCGCAATTACCTTTGTTTATATAATGAATACAAATTATCTCTCTTGTCTTGCCCATAATATATCCTCCTAAAATTATTTTATTAATCCTCTTAGATAATAATAGAAATACCCATGAATAAACATTCCCGTGTAGTTTTTGTCCGGAATAAATACTATCGGCAAATTAAATTCATGCCAAAAACTATGAAATGTACCGTAAAAACTCTTTGCATCATAAGACGATGTATAATTACCTTTTACCATATCGACGTAACTTGCTGATTCAATAATCATTATCTTATTATCCGGTGACAGTGCAAATTCTCGTTTTAATCTCTCACGGTCTTTTGTAAGATTGCCACACACTTCGTCCAAACTGCCTTTTCTTTCTATTGCAATTTCTTTATTAAAATACAAATCGCGCGAGATTCCAAGCTTTTCATTTGCAGGAATCATAAAGCTATAATCCATGTAGTCAAGTTTCATATTTTTCCACGGAATTTTTTTATAGTCAAAGTATTTTATCACATGGTCATTGACCTTTTCACGAGTATCAACAAGTATCACTATCGAATCAAGCAGCTCTTTTTGTTCTCCCTATGTATATCTATAATTCTCTAACACTATTACGCGCTCACCTTCTTCCATATTTCTAACAATCGAGGATATTTTTTAAGATATTCATCTATATCCTCGCAATCATCTTTATACTGCCTAATTAGTTTGAATATCTTGCGAGTATGCGGTATTGTTAACGGAGTATATGTCCCGTCATCGTCCTTAACACGTTTACCTACATTCTCGCAGATAAATTCCAAGTCAAGCGTCATTGTCCAGTGATGCCCGAAATCGCTGTGATTAATTGTTACTATCATAATTTCCACCTTATAAATTTAAATCATCTACTATATCATAATCATACATCCATAATAGCATTGTGGAAGTATCTTTTTCCCATCCATTATCAGTTTTCTTCATTTTCGGTTCTTCGCCCCAGGCTTTCAAATACAATATGTCACCATTATTAAACGGTTTGTTTGAATATGCAGTTTTAGTTTTATCGAAATTATTCTTTGGATTACGATTCTTCCTGATTCTCATTTCAACGGAATTACCGTTATTCAAACAATATGCTGTAAATTTAGGGCTGTATTTCGTATCAAGCTGCGTAACGACAAAATATTTTTTGTCAAGATTATGGTCTTTATAATCTATATATCCGAGAAGTTCCTGTTCATATTTTATTTTTTGACGAACTGTACACGGCGGATATTTACAGTTGTCCAACATATATTTCAACAACTGCCGAGTATGTATACCGTCAAATTTACCGTATACTGTCTTTGTTGCAAACTGATTTTTCTCATCCTCAGTTATCTCAAATTTTTTATACATCTTAGTAAAACTAATACCGTTAGGTATTTTTTCTCGTGTGCCGTCCTCATGTTTTTCATATTTATATTTCTGGCAATCATCCATTAATTTTTCCATTTCATTTATATCTGTAATGCCACGACTATTGAAAAATTCTATTGGGTCGATTGCATCCACATGAGTTGGAGTTTCTGAATCAGAAAATTTCCGGGCGACTTCATTTCCAATCAATTCAATTAATTCGGAGTCTTTTTTGATTGATTTCTTATCATATAATTGATCGAACTTCTCGGTAATATATAACAATTCATTTATATTTCCGAAGTCAATAAAAAAGTCAAGCTTAATCAATATATCTAATTGAGTCTTGTTAAGAGTTGTTTTTTCTTTGATGTCAAAAAGTAAATCAATGAAATTTCTATAATTATTTTTGCTTAACTCATATAATTCTTCTGCACTCTTAGCATTGCATTCTTTAATTGATTCAATATCATTATATATACAATTTTCTTCAACATCCATAAAGTAATCTGCGCGAGATTTTCCAAATCTAATAGGTTTTATTTCAATACCTTTAGATTTGACGTAAGTTTTTATTTCTCGCATTTTTGCGTCATTTGCTTTATAGACATTTAAAGCTGCTGTTAATAGCTGAAGCGGATAATAATATCGCAAATATCCAATATATAATCCAATCATACTATAAGGGACAGAATGATTTTTTGAGAATAGATATGATGACGCATCCTCAATCACACGCAAAAAATATTCTATACTTTTCTCGGCACGTTCTTTCGTCATACCATATTTTTCTTGTGCAACACTAATATATCCAGGAATGAATCTATCATCTTTATTCCCATGTATATCTTCCATATAACCACCGTCTTTAATGATTGGAATATATTTATCAGTACCAGTCTTCTTGGCAAATCCCCGGCGAATTATATCTGCCTGCCCCATTGTAAAACCACAAAAGTCATGAAGAAAATCAATAATTTGTTCCTGATACACAAGATAACCAAGTGTCGGCTGCAAGAATTTATTAAGAGCTTCTTCGCCATTATCATGGTATTCACCATTAAATAATGCATCTCTATATGATTCACCAGCCGGTCTAATTGCCCCGGAAACCATAGCCATTATGTCAAGATAAGATATATCTTTATTTTTCCTTTTAATTTTATCTATAGTTTCCTTGCTAAATGTTTTTTTTAATGATTCGCTGGCAAATCCTGACTCAAACTGAAATATCATTGTTGTATCTTTAGCAATAGAATTAATGACATTCTCATCAGAAAAATCGACCATATCTGGCGTCAAATTAGGAATTCCGGCTAATTCACACGCCTTATTTATTAGACCAACCGCATTAAGACCAAGTAAATCCATCTTTACATAATTTAATGAATCAATTTCATGCATGTCTATTTGACTTACCGGTCTTGGATCTGAATCAATAGTTAATGTTCCAAAATCATACTCCAACTCTGTCGGTGAAACTACAATTCCTGCGGCGTGTCTACCCAACGATACAATAGTTCCCATCACAATATCTACATAATAGAATAATTCTTTGTACTTTTTTCTAATATCATCAGGTACACATTCATTCCCATTTTCGTCTTCATAAACAGTATTACTAATATCCTGCGCCTCTGCCACGGGAATATCAAAAGCTCTAGCAACATCTTTTATTGCCCCGCGCATTTTTATTGTATTGAATGTTAATATATTACAGCAGTGTACATCTGGTCTATTGAAGAAATATTCTCTTACCTTATATCTGTCATCAGCATAGATATCTGTATCTACATCTGCCAAACTTTGACGTTCCGGGTTCATAAAACGTGAGAAATTCAAATCATACTCTATTGAATCAACTTCCGTACTATGAATTAAATATGCAATTAAACTTCCAGAAACAGAGCCTCTTGATGGGCCATAATACATTCCATGCTCACGCATCCAATTTTTATAATCTGAATCTAACAACATAAAGTCTATTGCATCATTATGTTTATACGTTTGGAATTCTTCTTCAATTCTTGGTAAATACCTGGATTCATAATCAGGAAGCTTATCAATACCGTGTTCAATAATTCCCGCATTAATTCTTTTTCTGAATTCACCCTCTGAATTTTGACGGCGCGGGTACTTATTAGTATAATCAAGTTTATAATCTTCTATCAAATCAGCTATTTTATTAGTCTCCGCTATAGCATTTAAATATACATCCTCTGGCAAGGAATTCTGTCTTTTAAACGCGTTAACCATTTCATCATAATCATGCCAACTAAGATCACATTCATCCTCATCATGGAATTCAATTTTTTTAGATTTCTGCATGATAGCCCGTCCCATCAAATGATCTTGTGATACTGCATGGACATCGCTTGTCGCAACTAATCGTATGCCAAATTCTTTCGAAATATTATATAAATATTGATTATATTGAATCTGTAAATCAAATCTATGTGGTTGAATTTCTAACCAGCATCGATGCTTATTATTGATTATAAAAGTAAGAAACTTCTCCTTTGCTTCAGATGTCCCTTTACACAAAATACCGGCACAACATGCAGTTAATACTAATACATTATCTGAAGTATTAATGACATCATTTAATTCAATCCTCGGTGTATAATAATAATGTCCGTCCTCTCGGTTATTAGCTTTTGATGAGAGATAGTTAATCTCCCTAACGCCGTCTTTATTCTTTGCAAGAAGAATAACATGATAATTATCTCTCACCAAATTTTCTTTGTCTATTTTTTCAGTTACATAGAATTCTTGACCGTGGATATATTTGATGCCATTCTTTTCACACATTTGTTTTTTCGCGACATTATGAAGAACGGAGCCATGTTCAGTAAACGCTAATGACTCCATACCACATTCCTTTGCTTTTAAAATGTAGTCATAAAATGGTGTAACAGAATCAATTGTTAAACCACTCTTAGGATTTGAATCCATACTATGTAAATGAAGAACAGTATAATTATTATCCATAATTTATTCCCTCATTTAAATTACAATTCAATTTATTTGTCAAGACTTATATTCACAATATCCCATCCCGCATAAATTCCAACAGTAAAAATAACTTGGATTTGGTAACCATTCTGTTTCATTTTCAATTCTGTGGATAGTATCAACCGCCCATTTTAACGTATCTTGATACTCCTTTTCATTGAACGGAATTTTGATGTATCTGCCGTCTTTAAACATATTCCACCATAATTCCTTTATGCATCCTTCCCCAAATTCTTCAATAATTGGTTTTGAGTACAAATATTGTTGTCTCTTAAAAGCCAGAAAATGGTCGCTATCAGATTTGCTAATCGCCCCAGACTTTAAGACTTTAATTGAACTGCTTTTATGGTCGCATAATATATATTTGTCGTCTGTAGGGTCTTGTAAGAACAAATCAATAAAACCTACAAATGGATATTTGTCTACCATAAAATCTAAAGGCTTTTCAACACCACATACTTTATATTTATCTATCGGCAAATCAATATTATCAAAATAATTTAATACTTTATCAAACCAATCTTGTTTTATATCAATAAATTTATTTGGTGGTGCATCATAAGGTACTTCTTCTGCAAAATGCTCTTCAAAATACGGCGATAAATCCCATAAACCAAGTTCGCCTTTGCAATACTTTTCCAAAAGGCTGTGGGCAAATGCCCCGGCTGCACCGTAAAAACCTTGTTTTGCTTTCTCGCAATCTATATAATGACGCTTCCATTCATAATGACAGCCGTTGTCATAACTATTTAGTCGAGAAAATGACCATTTCATTGTACCAACTACGAATTGGTCGCAGTTATATTCATTCAAATTCGTATTCTCCTATCATATAATATTTCCCAAGTTTCGCGCCCTTTATCGCAAGGGCTTTCTTTATCATTAAGTAAGTTCCATTTATCATAAACCACCGAAACATTAGTAAATCTTCTTAGCATCTCTGTAGATGCCTTAATTTCTTTCATTGTTACACCTTTATCAAATGCGATTATAACCTCTTTAATTCCCATTTGAATTAATATTGCTGTTTGAGCAGTATTTATATGAGATGTTTCTGCAGCTAACGAGTTATTGATACCCCAGGATGCAACCTTCATTACAGATTTTATTCCTTCAAAAATAATTGCCGTGCTGGATTCTAATATGTTTGAACGATTTTCTTTCATTCCCATGTAATAATCAGTGGATTTAATTTTTGTATAGTTCAGATATTTTTTTAACCCAAGTTCTTTATAGTTACGAAATAATGTTCTGCCTTTACATCCAATTAAATTATCATTGTTGTCCCATACAGGATAGACAATGCGATTACTTCCATGATCTATTCGTATGTCATATTTTTTCATAATATCAGGCGAGATCCCTTCGTCTACCCATTCCTGCGGTATTTCTTTTGAAAACTGGTCATAATAAGAGTATGGTAAAATTGCCCTGTCTGTCACAAAGCCTAAATCAGCATTAAGTGATTTTTTTATTTTTTTATAGTACGCAAGTGCCTCACAAGTTTTTAAATTGCTTATATCGATTCCGGCAAGATGTGCTGCCTTGTCTATCGCATCGTTCCATGAAAGATGTTCAAACGTCATGAGCCAATTAATTATATTTCCACCTACATGACATGAATGACAATAAAACAAATTTTGGCTTGGTGTAATCATTAATGATGGTGTTTTATCTTCATGACGAGGGCAATGAGCAGCATACTCGCCGGAACCCCTACGTTGAAATTCCACTGTTTTTTCTGCATATTCTAACAAGTCAATTTTGTCACATAATTCTTGCAGTTTATCTTGGTCTACTTTCATTTGTATAACACCACCTTACTAATTATTTTTCGAATGGTGTCTGTGGCAAATCCTTTTTTTGTTTTTTGGCTTCTGTTATTCTTTGTTTATCACCATCAAATGAAAAATATATTGCTCCGTCTTCGTCACTTTGAGGCCCATTTCTATTTATATTAACGTATGCCAGGACATTTCCGGCATCTATACCATCTCTTTGTTCTTCCTCTATCGTTTTAAATCTCCAATAAATTCCAGTAGATATAGCCTTGGCAATATTATCAGAGTTTGCAATCATATCATTTCTGTTTAGCTGTGCCGCACTTAATACGGCAAGGTCTAATTCTCCGGCAATTTTGTTTTTCAAAAAGTCCGCCATCTGTCCAAGTATTGCAGAGTTAGTATACGCTTCAGAATTATATGATTTTATATAATCATAAACCACCATTGTTAAATTCATTTTGTATTTTAGTATCTTGCAAATAGAATATATTTCATCCATGTTACTATCAGGTAAATACAAATGGACGAACGGTAAATTATGGATCCATTTGATACACTCATTAATCTGTTCTTTTTGATGCTCATTAAATGTTTTATTTTGAATAACTTTATATGGAATGCCTGTAATATTACAAATCAGTCGTTTTGTAAACGTTTCCGTACTGATTTCGGTATCAATATAAAGTATTGGAACACCAGCCCGCAGCATATGTATTGTCTCATTCAAGCAAAAAACAGACTTGCCGGTTTTGTATCTTGCTGTCAATAGAACTAATTCCCCAGGTTCATAATAGAAATAATCATTGAATGACGGGAATTTCGAAGGTAATCTACGAGACAAATCTTGATTTTCAATCTTGTCCCATATATCGTCAATTCTCTCACCAAGCGTTTTGATTTCTTCGCCTGTAATATATTTTTCTGTTAGATCAGTAAGCTTATTGTTAACAACTTGATTAAGTTTTGCTAATCCCATATCAGAATTAAAACAATCAGATTGAATTTCTACTGCAATTTTTGCGAGTTCTCTTTTAAAACTAGTTTCAACAACATTATTTACCAGTAACTTATATTCACTTAAAGTATGACGGGCGGCAAACTGTGCCATATTAATAAATTCCTGCATATCTTTAAGATTGTATTCTTCTATCTTTCGTTTTACCGCCCGATTAGAATTTAACATATTGCTGATATTAAGTGCATCAATTGTATCTATACCATTTTTGTATAACTCTTGTATTGCCCAATAAATACAACCATTTTCTGTATTATAAAAATACCCAGGCTTTAAATAGTCGCTATGCAGCACAAATTCCGGGTGATATACCAAAGTCGCAATTACACCGGCTTCAGCTTGTGTGTCACAAATTGCGGTCATATCCATACGTTACGCCTCCTATCCAAAGATATCGGCGAACCCATGAGATTTTTGTGGTACATATTTAAAACTACTTTCTGAAAAATCAATAGATTCTTCTTTATCATTATCCTGCATTTCAGCAGTTTGTTGTTTTAATTCTTCGCGAATTTTTCTATCTTTCTCTTTGTTCCATGCCGAAATCACATCTTTATTTTGAATTATATAATGAAGCCCATAGGGCTGACGCAAACTTCCGGGCTTGTATTTAATAAAATAGTCAAGCGCAAATTTAATAAAGTCAATATCTATTCCCTTTGTAAATACAATATTATATATAGTGGAAACCAACGCCCCTATCTGTTGCCCGGTTAACGCAGAATTTACTTCTTTTATAAAAGTGTCTCGAATCTGATTTACAGTTTGCATCATATGATAGCAATCTGGGTGGTAATAATTACCTTTACCACCCTGTACTGCATCTTCCTTTTTTAACTCTGTTGTTTCATGGAGTTTGTTACATTTTGGGTATCGGCAATGAACAATTTTAATGTTCGATTTTGCCATAAATTACCCCCACGGAAGTTCATCGTCATCTACACTAGCCGGGATATTCATAAAATCAGTATTTTTCTGAGGTGTAGTTGCTACCGCGTTTCCGTTATCAGACTTGCCACCAACAAACTCAATGTCTTCTGCAATAACATCATTCGTATATACCTTCTGACCTTCCTGATTTGTGTAACTACCAGTCTGAATTCTGCCGCAAAGTCCGATCATATCACCTTTGTGGAAGTATTTAGAAACGAACTCAGCCGTTTTACCAAATGCTACAACCGATGGAAAATCAGCATCGTAATTTCCCTCAGAGTTCTTAAATCTTCTGTTTACGGCAACACTAAACCTCGCAACGGCAGTTGCATTTTCGCCGGTGCTATACTTTACGTCAACATCTCTCGTTAATCTTCCTACTAATTCAACTTTATTCATATTATTAGTTCTCCTTTATATTCAATATTATTTTGTTTGTATTTAATTTGTTTTTAATTATTTTGTTTGCAAACATTGTTCCATTTTATACCAAAGCACTAAGTTTGTCAAGCAACTGTTTTGCCTTATCAATATCTCTAATTGAATTTGGATTGCCACTAGGTACAAATTCTTTTATAATTCCCATTACCTTTTCGTTTGTTGGGCCACCTGCTTTTGTTGCTACTTCAATAATTTTAGTTTTAATGGATTTAAGGTTGTCTTCAGCATCGATCATAATCGTATCTGATTTCTGGATTACGGGTTTAGGTGCCGGAATTTCTCCTTTTTCACACCAATCAAAAATAGCTTCCCCATCTTTTGCGGTAATTACAGAATATCTAGTCTCAGGCCAAAGATTCGTGTTATCTTTGTCTGAATGTGCAAGATGTGTATCCTGTTCAATCTGAAGTGACAACATTACCTCATAACTTATATCCTTATCAGTCTGACTTCCCATTCCAACTTTTTTAGGAATAGATTTACCATTTTTATCTTCTAATAGCCACTCATCTTTTCCTCTGGCGCAACAAATGATGTGCATTGGTGCGCTAAGTATCTTGTCTAACATGGCCCGGTGCTTCGGTTTGAGGCGTCCCCAGTTTGTAAATGAATTTCCAGGCATCTTATCGTGAGTATCATTCAGCCATTTCCATTCTGCACTAAGACCATCTATAATACACACTTTATACCCAGCCTCTATTGCTTCATCAATTGCTGCTATATATTTATCTGTGGTAAATGGGTCAGTTAATTGCAGAAGATCATATTCGAATGTGTAATCTCCATGTTTAGATTTTGTTTGTGCATATAATTTGTCTCTATCTCCCTCTGTCCCAATATATGCAATTCCAGGGCCACCACATTTTCTGTAAATTCCAGTTGCTAATTCACAAGCGCTTTGACTTTTTCCGGCGCCGCTAGGCCCAGATAAAAGAATTTTTGCCTTTACTTTTTCTCTTATTGCTTTTACAAATGCCATTATTTTTTCCTCCTAATCATCCATATTAGATAGTCGTGTTCTCCACTATCATATATAATATATTCTTTATTTGCTTTTCCAATTCTTTTTTCTAACATACTTTTGGTTATTTTATCACCATCTAAGATGTATTGTGATTCATTACAAAAATCAGTTTTTGTTTTAAACTCCCATGATTCACCTGTATCAAGATTTTCTACATAAACACCAACTGATTGATGCCAATTCGTATTTAACGAATTTCTTCTTTTCGATTCCTCTTGAGGGTTATAATTACATATACCTAATTTAGTTCCTCTTTTTAAATAATTTCGAATAGTTGCGTCTGACAATTCAAACTTTTTTGCAATTTCTGGCACAAATACTTTTGGATGCTCATTTTTATATATACATACATCTCTCATAATATTGCTAAAACATATATTTTCAATGCTTGTCCAATCAATATTGTTTAAATTAATTATATTTGCTAATTCAGAATCATACAAATTTTGTTTAATGTATTCAATATCAGACTTATAACAATCTATCCTAATCAATGGTATTCCTAGATTTTCTGCAATATTATCTTTCATTATATCTGCAATAAACATTTTAGCCGGTAAAAATTTCATTTTTTTATTTGAGTGTTTCCTTTTTATCTCTCCATGAAATCCACCGTCCATTTCAACAAAAAATGGATTTCCGTTTATGTCGAAGAACTTCATATCAAATCTTCTTAATATTCCATTTTCGTCATACTCTTTATGTTCTTTTTCATATGATGATATCATACTTTTATTAAACGCTTGTTCCATAATTGCTCTAATAATTTTATTCGGGATTGATATACCATCATTGCATACACAACTTATTCCATGCAAGCGCGAAAGTTGATTTGGACTTATCTTTGTTTCCGATATTCTCCCGCAAAATGGACAAATCGGTGTGAATTTATTTGAACAACTTTTTGTATAATTAGATGCCTCTTTTTCGCCGCCTGGGAAAAATTTTACCATCCATTTATCAGTTGTAGGTATATCATTTATACCTTTTACTAAAGTTCTTCCAGAACAAGCTCCGCATCCAATTCCATTTACAATCTAACCATGTGGGCGGTGAAATTTATGTCCACACTTATCACATTCACATTCATAACTACTTTCAAGCTTACCATTTCGTTTTCTGGTATTAACAGAAATAATAGTTGCATGAAGAAATTTATTGTCAATATGATCCCCAACATTAAATATAAAATTGTCAGGCTATGTATTAAAAAAATCTTCAGTATAATTCATTTGCACCATCCTTTCTTGAAATTATTAATATTTATAATATCTAATATCATTATTAACATCCATCCACATGTCTTCTACCATTTTCACGACAATAATTTTACCGCACTGTGGACATCGTGCCAATTTTGTGGAATAGCCATAACCACTTTCATCCCACCAACATTTCATCAATAACACATCATTACAATTACTACATTTTATACATTCTTTTTCGTCATTACTCATTACTCATCCCGTCGATGCAATCATTTTCATTTTACAAGACGGTTGCCCCATATCTACATTACAATTCCTCCGACCACATCGCTACTTCCTTTCTTTAATCATTATTTTTTTCTCCTATATCTCCGCCTGATTTTTTCGGCGGTGTCACTTATATCAATCTGTATTTCTTTCCCATTTATACGTTTAGTAACCACTGATACCATCGTGGGATCAGCGTCTTTCCCGGTTGATTTACTATATGCTTCTTTTACAACTTCATCACTTACAGATTTGTCCATATACCAATGCCTTTTATAACATTCATAACACAATGGATAAATCCATCCATCATTTGTAACAAATACATCCGGTTTTCCACATACTGCACAAATATTCTGAGAAAGTGCTTCATACTTATCTATAATGCGAAGAATTTCATCATTGAATCCACCAGCATCAACCTGCAGCCTTCCCCACTTTTCTTTCATATCAACAATACGAAAATTTCTTAGATTAGATCGCCTGATTTCATCATTGAGTTCTTCTAACATCATATCACCGAATGCTTTATTCCATCCATCAGGAATTCCGCTCCATGACGTATACTGGTATCGCCACCTCTTATCCCACCCGTACTGCTCTCGCCCACGATGCCATCTACGCCACGGTTTTAGCCAATGATACTTCTTAACAAGATGTCTGTTTTTAATTATCGCTTGTTTTAGATTCTTTCTGGTTTTCCTTGATAGTTTCATCTGTAATTCCTCTTAAATCAACAATAGAATTCCCACCGCCAGTAACCATAGGAACACTTCCGTCCCATTTATTAATTTTCTGTGATTCAATCAGTTCTTCAGTGAGACTTTCTGCAATCATTTTATTTGCCGCTGCTTCAGCTTCAGCCTGGATTCTGATTGCTTCCGCTTCACCTTCTGCCTTAATCTTTGCCTTTTCAGCGTTAATCACTGCTGTTTCTTTCTCTTGCTCTGCCTTAATAACTGCAACTTCTTTATCTTTATCGGCCTGAACTTTTGCTGTTTTTTGTTCAATCTGCGCAAGTTCAAGTTCCTGTTGTGCATTTACTTTTCTCTGGACACTCGCTCTTGTTTCATCGTCAGCATCAATATTTATTAGGCTTGTATTATCTACAATAATTCCATACGGCTCAAATTTCTTTCTAACATAATCTGATACAGCAATATTAAGGTTAGCACGTTCTTCTCCAAGAATCTCCGTCACTGGATATTTAGCAGTGATTTCTTTAACCCACGAAATAATGTTTGGTTTAATAAAAGAATCTCTTACTTCTCTACCCGACTGTCCTTTAAACCTTGTGAATAATTCTGTTACTCTATCAGGATCATACCTATAAGTAAATGTAAGATCTACTCGAAGCCCCTTGCCATCACTAGTAGGACATTCGAAACTATCATCGTTTTTAGAATCACCATCACTTCCGGACGTAAGATAACTTTGTTCAATACCAACTGAATACAACGTGACATCTTTTGTCGGACTTACAAGATGCCAACCCTGAGTTAATACTTGATCAGAAATTCCCCCTGACATGCTGTATACAATTCCGACGTATCCAGCAGGAACTTTTTCCATACATTTAATCCCCGTGATCAATAATACAAAAATAACAATACCCGCAACAATTGCACCAATTTTTCCTTTATTCATTTAATTCTTATCCTCCTCATCTTCTTCATTAATAATTTCATTCACATCATTAAATATACTTTTTATAACGTCACCTATCTTTGGAAACGCCCAGGCCAACAAAACCCATAGCACAAACGCACCAACAAATAGATAAAATAGTAATATTGGATTCACATTTCACCATCCTTTCTGTTGATAAACAATCACCACAATTCCCACCAATAATCAAATATCTTTTTATAAAACCCACCGTTACTAATATATGATTGATGACGGCGTATTTTCTTATTGCTTTGTCGTTTTAAAAATTTAGATCGCTTCCCACGATAAAACCTGCACAAATACTCACTCTGGGTTCCGTAGTGTTTTTTCCATACGCCGGAAGGACTCCACCGTGGCTGTATATAGTCATAAAAATATTGCAACTTTTTCTTATGACGGTAATTTTTTTCGTATTTAGTCATTCGTGGCTTGACATATTCCACAGTATTGTTTCTGTTTGCCATGTTATTCTCCTCACTGCATTCACAAGATACATATGAGATTTTGCATCCTAACTTATCACACCAGCAATCTTGTATTGCTTCGTCTTCATTTCCGTATATAGAAGACAAGCGGAAATAATCACTTGCAACTATCGGGCATTTTTTACAACTTTCGTAGTTTTGCCTCATTTTTTACTACCTCAAACATCTCATCAATTGTATCAAGGATTGGATGCATTTCTTCTGACTTACAAAGAGAACTAACGCCAAATTTCCCGGTTACAATATCCACATACATTGATGCAGTTCCCTCATCGCCCATATAGAATTCGTCCCATTCTTCTGGCGAAAGCATTCTTTTTACATCAAGCTGCTCAATTGCAAGATTATCAAACGACAACACATTGAATTTATCCGGTAGTGTAGGTAATACATCATATAAATATCTCATCCTGGATTTAATATTTAATTCGTTTGCGTTGTAATAATCAACTCCGCGACCAAGATTTTTATATCCAAGAATAAGCATCTTCAGATTGTTATCTCGTAATTTTTCAATATCACTTGCGGAAAGAATTCCATTAATAACATGGATTACGGCGTTTGTATATTTCTGGACACGCTCAATAAATTCCTTTGTCGGATTCTGAAGTGAGATCCCAATTCCCTTAATCAAGTCTGCATCGACAAGAGATTTAATAAATTCTTCCTTCTGAAGAAAATGCATTTGATTAACAGTAATGTTTGCAATGACTTTCTTGTCATGCAGTTTATATAAAAAATCTACAAGCTGCGGATGTGTTAGATCGTTTACCTGGAGTGCTGCTTCTGTATAAGGTCTAAGTGTGTCAATAAATTTTGCACCCATGATATCACCGTGAATTCCATTCACGGAGCAACCCTGATAACAAAATGGACATCCGCCGGTGCAGAAGTTTGTGCAGTTTATGTCAAGAGACTCGGGGAATTCCAGGTTGAAGTCATCATCTTCTGTTTCTCTTATTTTAGAACCATTCGCAAGATTAATTTTTACAATTGAATTGCCATTCTTATAGATTGCCCACATGATGTTTCTCCTATCCTTCAAATCCATATTTGCAACATACAATTATTTTTTCGCCGCTGCTTGTCACATATTCTTCATCTTCATATTCTAGATATTCATTGCTACTCCAGATATCATAAGATTCAAAATCATTATCATAAAATAATTCATCTTCAGAATAATAATTATTTTCTGTTTCGCCGATCTGAGAAATAAATGATCGTACATCGTCCTTATTATATAATTTTCCTCTTTCTGGCGGATTTGGTAGATTTCTATATAACCAATTTCCACGACAAAGCCATTTATTTCCATTTAGCCATTCAGTATACTCATCATTACTCATTATAGCTACTGAATGAGTGCTTGAGCTGTTTGATTCAAATAAATTTCTTCGTATTGCTCTCTTCATAAGTTCTCATTAATCGTATGTAAAATTAATGCCTACATATTTATTAAATACGAAATTAATTATGGAGTCTTCATCATACTGACTGCAAAAATGAAGGTCATATTCCGGCACCTCTTGGTGGTTTATCTCCGGCTTAACCTTATGAAGTATGCGGATTCCTTTTGCACCAGTATACTCGCATATTGCGTTTTCAATGTTTTCCCATATATAGCTGTCTTCAACAGTATCATCCCATTTATTGAGACAGTAGCATTCTGTTGCTAAGTATGATAACTTTGTTTCTTGGTCGAAACATATTTTATCCATATTGTATGCACCGAAATCGCCAAAGTCTGTAATAATATATCCATCTTTCATAGGCAATTTACTTGGCTCAAGACCTGATTTATCAATTGCCAAAGCGTGAACCGCAGATGAGTTAGTTTCCCATACATTAGTCCTCTGTGATCTCTTCATCTTTATGCATCTCCTTCCATTTCTGATATTCTATGTCATCATTTGACGTTGAGTATTCTTCTACAATGCTGCTATTAATATCAAATATTCCGCTCTGTTTTAGTTTCTCCCACTGGCAAGTTTCATCACTATCAGTAATCACCACGTATTTCTTATTAATAAGAAATTCTTTCAATGTGATTCCCTTTTCTCTTAGGAAATTTTTTAAAGTACCTGCACTCTGGTGATCAATCATTCCGATATCCGGTATCTCAATTACACATTCCATATCAAGGATAGCTTCTTTTACATTGCCGTTTTCATCAATGTAATTATAGCGAGAAATCCAATCGCCATCTTCATTAGTTTTGTCACCAACATACTTTAATTTTTTGTATGGAATTTGATTTCCTTTTTCATCCAGATAGACATCTTTTTCAATCATAGGAATATCAAAATCAGTAAATCCTGGTAGCACATCTTTCACAATTGCTTTAAATGTATCCAACATATCAGCAAATTCGTCTTCATCTCCGTACATATATCCGAGGTATTCGCACATTGCATACTTCAACTTTTCCTCAAAAGTTGTAAGAAAATGAAACGAACGATCAAAACCTTCATTTATATCCCACAGCCACATTTCTCCATTATTATTTAGAAAGACATGATTATGGTTATATTTTCCGTTAATTTCTTGATTGGTGAGATCTTCCTCAGTAAAGTGAGAATCATTTTTGGTTATCACAATCGAGTGCGAAGATGATGAATTACTCTCAAATATGTTTTTTCGAATTACACGCTTTTTTGGCTTACTAAAATATTCTTTATCAATATAAAGAATTTTATTTCCAATACCAACCATAATTAATTTATTTTCCATTTTTAACTCCTTTCTATTTTATTAGTTAATGCTCCAAGCCAGATTCGAACTGGCACGGGAATAATCCCATCAGATTTTAAGTCTGAGATGTCTGCCCATTCCATCATTGGAGCAAAGAGTGGCGGTTTTACGTTCCGCCAAACGATGCAGAAAGGAACTTATGTGAAAACACATAGCAGAATATATCAGATGAAATGGAAGTTTCATCCGAGCAGCGGATACAGGTGCTGCCCCTGTGCCTCAAGCTTCAAAGGCTTGCTTGCTGCTGTTACAAATCAATCCGCCGCAATTGCGGTAGTTGCTTCATCCTTGGACATTGTTACCTTTCGGACGCCAACTCCAACCCACCGCTTAATTAGTTGGTTTTTGTGCATGGTAAGGATTTGTTTACACCTCACATGGATATGATCACTTTCCGTCCCGACCGGGGTCTGCGTAACCCACTCGTTGATTTCGTTGCAACTCTATCAACTTGTTTTATACTGCCGGGTGCGTTTACCTATTCCGCCACATGCACAGAACAATTCATTTCTATTAAAATTTGCGACTATAGCAGCCTTGTACAAATCACCAGGTCATATACGCATACCTTTATAAACTCACTCAAGGATTTTATCGAAAGCTGGGAGAAGAATCCTAAGTTTTAAGTTTGCGTTCTGCTACAATATTGTTATTCTACATATATAACAACTTCCTAATAACAGCAGAATCACAATTAAAGATATTTAATCACTGAACAATGAAAATTGAACTTTGATTTATGAGGGTTCATAAAACATTTTCATCATAATAGCATTCAAAGTGCTATCTGTATTTGATGTTGTTCTCCAATCATTACTTGTAATAACGCCGGGAAACCCTCCCGGCAAGGGGCATATGTTCGTGATTTTCGCTACAGCCGCAAATTATTTTTTTTCTATTAGATATCAACCTCAATAAACGTTGTTGCGTTACTAAGATTGAGCCTTACATCAACTTCGCTTTCAAAGCCGTCAATGTCTGATTCAAGATTAGCAATTACTTTTTCGATGTTAAGTGGATCGACAAGACCAAATTCATTAAGGCGGCGAATTGTTTCCGTTACGGATTCGATTTCTTCACCTTTGATTTTCTTGTCAGAATCTTTTCCGGCAGCCGTAAGTGCAATACTTTCGCACTGTGTTTCTACCTTTTTGTTTTCACGATCCATTGTCATCATTGCTTTAGAGAACTGAACCTTGAGTTCATTAAGAAATGCCTTTTCATATTCAATAGATGATTTTCTTTCAATTGCCTCCGCCCTGGTCATCTTAACACCGTTAATCTCCAGGACTGTTTCGGCATTTGATTTAACAATAGCCGATTTAATTTTTGTTCTGTTGGAGATGAGATCAATCACACTCTGATAAGATGCTTTTGCGTCAGCAGAAAATGCGTCTTTTGTTTTAAAATTAATTTTGTCAGAGCTTACCTTTGCAGCACCAATATAAACTCCATTTTCAATAGCTTTGTTAATCCTCGCGTCATAAAGTTTCAGTTCCTTTAATGCTTCCGTTACTGTAATTTTCTTAATCATAATTCGATTTTTCCTCCTTTAAAATTTACTGAATCCATATCTACCCAGCACCCATAAGTTACCGGGTCTTTGCCAACTTGATAATCTTCCAGCCAGACTTCACCAGTCTGCGGATTACGATGAGTAACCGTTACTTCTTTTCCTTTGTAGTATCCCTTTCTTGCGTAGAAAACGCCTCTTTCATTTTCACATCCGTACATATTTTGATTTAATATCCTCCCTCATTCAAATAAATCATTGTCAATTCTGTAAAACATTTCTTTTACAAATAAACCAATGCAGCCAATAATTCCAATTCCACAAGCTGCGGCACCAATAATAGTTCCCATATTCCACTCAAGTACGCTACTAATCATCGATTTTCTCCAATCTATATATTGTGTTTGCTGTTTCTATTTCTATGCTATCATGCCCAATAACAAGTCCAATTACCTTTGAAGTTGTCCAAATCTCGCCAACTCTTGGTCCTGATTTAATATAAAGTCTGGCGTAATGCCACATATGTTCTGCGTCAGCAGCCATTGCCATTTTTCTTAGGTTTCCTATGTCAACAACCGCACCAACCAGACCATAATACTTATCATCAGTAACCGGCATTCCGCGAATATCTTTTCTTCCACTATGTTCAATACTTATAATCCTGTAATAATTCTTCATCTGTTATTAGCCTCACACTTCCGTTGGGATATGTATATCCAACTACTTTTCCATTTTCGTAAATCGGATGATTTCTGGCATATTCATCTTGCCATTCCATTTCTTCATCTAAATCAAGTTCCATCTCAATCATCATCGTTATCTTCCTTATCAACAGTTACAATAATTCTTGGTCTTCCATATCTACCGTATTCGGTTACTACAGAAGAGATTTCTATCGAAATCTGATATGTTTCAACGCCAAATTTCTCGGCAATAATCTGGCGCAGATCATCTTCTTCTAAGAGTTTTACATTTTTCATTTTATGGTTCCTTTATCCTTTAAATACTGTTTCAAATATTCTTCCTGCTCTTTTAATTCTTCTTCATCAAATATATTGTTTGACATTCTCCATTGACCGCTTGAAATATCTATTAATACTACTGCTGTAATCATTATTATAAACAGTAATATTGCAATCAAAACAACCATAATTCTTCACTCTCCTTTATCAAATCATTCATGAGTTAACTTATACACTCCAGTTACTAAACGCCTAAACACTCGATAGTTGGTTTGCGTCGCCTCACCACATCCTTTATTCACCTCACTATCATATATAAGTTAACTCAGTTCTGATTTCGTACACCGAAGTTTCTCTTTTAACCCCACTGCCTGGGTCTATTGCTAGTAACAGATTTGAAACTGCGGTGCCGTAGCTTCAGTATATAGCAGTGTATCAATAATTTATTTACCGACTAGCCGGTCAAAGCAAAGACAGGGGATATATCGTTTCACCTTTTCCCGTCAAGATACTTTTGCTTTTAAATATCTTATAAAAATGTATTCATATGATAAGCATGTTGAATGAACTGGTAGAATTAGGATTATTAAAAATTCATTCATTGGGATATCATATTGATAATCATGCAGGAAATTCAGATCTCCAAATTACATTTTTATTTTGCTTTGAGTCCAAACCCTCGGACTCGAACCGAGAATCTACTGCTTATAAGACAGGTGCGCTAACCGATTGCGCCAGGTTTGGAAGTGGAAACCGCCTAACCATACTCTTGGTTTCCTTTAGAGTTTTTCAAAATATATTTTGTTTGTGTTAAATACAAAGAGCATCTCTTGTGGTTAATACATTATTTTGTTTGCGTTTCATAATTCCATTATATCACATTCATTTTAGAATGCAAGTACTTTTTTTAAAATTTTTCAAATATTTTCATGCCGCCAATTCAATGCTTAAATTTCCGAGACCGGCGTACACCATTTGATAGTCTTCTAATTCATCAAGACAATCAAAAAACATCAATTCATCTTCCGTATAGATCGACTCGTCTATCCGATCTATTATTTCCTGAAGTTCATCCAATTTTTCTTCCCACATATCATGAGTTTCGCCGTCATAAATTGGTTCTTTATCGCTTAATGAATCAAGTTTCTCTTCGAGAATTGTCATCAGCTTTTCTGCATCTGAATACTGAATCTTATCAATGTTCTTCATGAGTCTGCATTTTTTCATATTAAAGTCCTCCATATAATATAATTTATTTGCGCTTTTATTTGATTTACCTTGAATCTTTATTACTCAAAATCAAGTATGATTGTAAATTCAATATAATCAATAACTATGCAATACTCGTCTTCTTTGATTTTCGTAGCGTCATTAATATCAAATTCTATTCTGTCAGAATTTTCTTCTATAATAATGTTATTCCCGTTTGTCTCGATGTTTGGATGTTCAAAACACATTGAAATTCCACATGCATTATCATATGTTATTCTTACTCCAAGAATAATATTATTTTCAAGTTCCCTTACAATTCTCTCAAAGATTTTATTCATTCATTTTCTCCATCTTATCACAACTTATTTTATTTGTCAACAATTAATTTTATCAAGGGGAACATTTTATAGTTCCCCGCCAATTTTATTTAAAAACACCTGTGGATTAATAGATTTATCATACTGATAATTAATATTATCCGTGTGAGTAAACAGATATTCTTTTGAAGATATCCCTGTGATCTCAGATTTCCTTTTTATGAAATCTATAATGCCGGATAACTCTATGTTGCCAAGCATAATATAATCAGCCTCAAGAATTTTAAATTGCTTATTAAATGAATTGGTAAATGACCAATATTTGTCACGACTACGTTCGCTTTTGCAACTTGTAGAATATTTATATATGTAACCTTCGTCCATCAGTGGTCTTGTTGACTTTTGAGTTATATAAGTTAATTCGCCATCCGCTTCCTGTGCGTACATATAAAGTAAATTGTCTACTTCTACATCACCGCGATCAAGGGAGAGCTTCCCTTTTCCGTCAAATTGAGATAATTTAAGTTTCCATATATCTTTATACTCTTTTCCACCCCCGTACTCAAATATTGCAAGTGCAGCAAATGATTCCCTTGGATTAGCAAAAGACGCACATAAATATTCCACATCCTCTCTCGTCATAATCTTTTTATTTAATACTCTACGATTAACACATTGCGCCATTATATTTGATTGATTTATCTCGCAATAATGGTTTTGTCCATCTCCAACAACTCCTTTTGATAAGCAATAATCTGTATAACGTTTAAATAATGAATGCATATTATATAGTACAAAAAACGATGATGTACTCATTGATTTATAATAATTCAAGATATCGTATCTTGTAAACTCACAAAGGTCTTTCCCTAATGATTCCTCTGTTGCTTTTGACTTGTTAAAATAATTTTTATATATATTAACATTTGCGATTTGTTGTTTATCCAGGTAATCTTGTTTCCATTCCTCGTTATACATTAGTAATATCCTCCCATATAGTATTTAGATTATTTATAACTGCCTTTTTACCTAATATATTGGGTGATATTGCTTTTATTTTTTCGACCTCGTGAGTCATTTTTTCAACAATCTCTGGCAAGTTTCCTTTGTCCAGCGATTCTTGAAATTTACTAAATACATATACTGCTGCAGTCAACTGTTTGAATGTATATTTTTTAAGATATTTTTCTGGGTTTGCTTCAACTAATATGTTGAAGTCTTCTGCAATGTCGTTTGTAATCTTTGCAATTTCAAATTGTTTTAGCTTACGACTTCCAACAAAGAACGCATTAATTGCTGGTGCTAACCATGATAAATTAATTATGTCATCCGCTCTACCTATGCAACCGCTTACCGAACACGATCTCATTTTATTAATCTTGTCTGCAATTATTGAACCATAATTATTAATATTGAAAGAATCACTTTCATACTTCGTCATTTTTGTCTTTTGGTCTTCCTGGTATATAAACTGGTGTGATTTTTCTATGCCAAAATTAGTGATGCGAAGTTCAAGCGAATACTTCCATTCTGGATTTTCATCGAAAACATGTTGATATGCTTTTATACGATGCCATCCATCAAGTATATCAAGATATGTTACATTATTAATAATAAGGCGTTTGCCTTCCTTATCATAATAAAAATCAGCCAGGGGGTCGGTATCAAGTATGTTTAATGTTATGGTATTTGGTACAAATATTCCTTGCCGCAAACAATCAGCAATAGCTTGAATTGCCTTTGTATTATTTGATATAACATAATAGCTTTCACCGTTATGTGTGATTGCCCTAAGCGGACGCTGCGTATCAGCATTATACCTTAAAATTTGTTGTCTTACCAAACCCATCAACGTGGCAACGTCAATCGATCCTATCCACTGGTCTTCATCTACCTGAACCATATCAAATACAAATGGTAATTTAATATATTCTTCAGGTGGTATATATCTTTGAACTGCAAATTTTTTGACTTCGCCCGGTGATAAGTATTCTTTTATTTCCTTTTCAGTTGGCTCTTTATACAGCAGGCTACATGTTTTTAGTAAACAATATAACACAAATCTTTTCTCTTTTTCATACGGAGATCTTTCATTAATTATATCGTTTACTTTACTTTGTGGTAGGTTAAACTCCAAATAACATCTGTCGCAAAATTCTGTTACTGCTTTTGGGTTGGTTAATTTCCGGTCAACTAAATTTTTAATCTTTTTTATCATTGCTGATTCCGGCTTCATGATTTGCACCTCCATTCACACCCATCTTATCACAGTAATTATTGATTGTCAACATTTACTTATTTTATTTGTAGTTGTTTTTTAATACATAATTCTTCCGTCTGCGAGCAACATATACTGATTCTTTTTATGCTCTTTAAACTTAGTAATTTTCTTGCAATGTGGACACCAAATATCTTTGATATGTCCGTTTTCCCTTCTATTCCCGCGATTGCGCGGAATCGGGAACAATGTCCCGCATTCCGTGCATATACAATCAGATATTTCAAGTCCTCTTACTCGTCTCAATGGTATCGTCCTCCTTTTCTATTTTCGCCAATCTAAATGTTGTAGTATTAATTCCGTTTACTACCTGTGCATATTTATTCTTACGAATAAATGTTTGTCTCCTATCAAATTTTTCCTTGCAACAATCCGAAAATAGTGTCCTTAATATTCGTTTGCCTTCTCTTAAACTTTTTACTTTAAATACATCAGCGTCATCCGTCCAATCATATGTTGTAATAATTACATACTCCATACTCATAGTAGCAAGTTCCTCCTCTCACGATAAATTCTAATTATAAGTGATTTTTACATTATAACTATAACATATCGCGATTGGAATGTAAACATATTTTTGCATCTTTTACTTACTTTACATTTTGAAATCTGTAATTTTACGTGTTGATATAGTTCCATCCTCATTATAAATAACTGCTCCATCTATTGGAACCAGATAATAATGTGGTCTACCATATTTTTCACCTAATTCTACTCTAGCTTCAACATAATATTTATCATACCCATATGACATACATTTATATATTCTATCATCATTTAATGATTTATTAATTATCTCATACGTCTCTTCGTCTCTTGCCTCATAAAAAACCGAACAAATGCTGTATCTCATTCTGCTATTAATTAATCTCTGTTTCAAAAATTCATTCGTTCTTCTAGCAAATTCTCTTTTACTTACTCTTGTTCCGTCCTCAAAATAAGCTTCAACTGAATCAGCATTGTCCTTATTAAGGCGCGGCCCATTAACTTCTTTCCTTTTTGCATCTCCAAAATGTGGTATTAAATTACCTTTAACATATACCGTCAAAGAAGGCCACCTACTTAAATTTTCAAGTGATGTATATCTTTTTTCAAAATACCCAGGAATTTTATCACTGACATATACAGGGCTTGTTTCTCCGCCGGTCATAGCTCTTTTGTTCATACCTTCAGGAACATCAAATATAGGTGTTCTATAAAATGCGGTTCCATTAAGCGAGCATTCCCTTCTTTCTTTTTGAATTATCTGATTATTATAGTATTCAGTAAGGTCAATAAGTCTTTCGCCTGTTTTATAATTTGTATCATATATATGACCCGTTACTGGATCTTTAACTTCCTTTGTAAGTGTTCCCTTCGGAGCGTATACCTTTTCAAATTTGCCGTTAGAATAATATGTAAGATCACCATTGCGAATAGCTTTTTCCTTTTCACTCTCGCTTATAAAGTAATTCTCAACTCCATCTTTTGCCATCGCTCCAAGACCAAATAATGTCGCAAATAATCCAAAAAGTCCCATATTATTTTTCCCTCCTATATAATAAAATGCCTTTTACTTTATTTATCTTCCGTAATAAATGTTTCCATCAATGTCTTCGTATTCATTCCACCAGTCTGCCGGGTTGTCTGGATCACCAAGACATACTTCATATCCAGTTGCGTGACAGAGTGAAAATCCTCCGTCAAAAGACATATCAAACGGCATAACATCAAGTCTTCTTCTCATTTTGTTGTGACCCCTTTTCTTCTTCTCATAAGGATATCTCTTGCTTCCTTTGTTGCATTTTCCTGACCACGAATGTAAATTTCTGTTACACTCGGATCACTATGCCCCATAGCTTTCTGCACAAAATATACATCATGAGTCTCTTCATATAATGATGTACCATAACTTGCGCGAATCTTATGCGGAGACAAATGTTTTCCCGGGAATATCTTCCCATAAACAGTAAATAAATAATTAATATTAGGCAAAGACATTCGCTGCAAATGTGTACTAACAAACACAGCGTTTGTATCTTTTAAATGCAAGTACTTTCTACAGTCGCACCATTTCTTTAATTCATTAACAGTTTCATCATCAAGATATACAGTTCTAACCTTCCCACCTTTTTCCGTTACATTGATAGTACCTTCTTCAAAATCAATATCTTCCATATCGAGTTTTTGAAGCGCAGCCCGACGGATACCGCTTGCTCTAAAAAGATACATCATTGCAACATCTCTTTGTCTCCATCTTGGATCTTTACATGTGTTTTTAACATGCTGTATCAATGTTTCCATTTCCTCATCTGTAAGGTACGACTTTTCCCGGCGTTTTGCGGTTTCCGCGCTTTCTTTTTGTTTTGTTTTCAGTTTTTTAGTTACACAGTCTTTTCCAAGACCATATTCACCAATAAATGACGACAATTTCTTTAACGCTGCATAAGTTATTTTTTGATATGCAGCGCTTTTATTATTTAAACTTGCAAGGAATCTTGTATAATCAACAAGTCTAATGTCTTCCGCATTAAGCTTATTTGTATACCTTGCAAATTTTACAACTCTATTAATATATTGATGTTTCGTAGCATTCCCGTTGTCATTCATAGATAAATAGAAATCCTCAAGATATTTAATATCTCTATTAGAACTAATGACTTTCATACACTTATCATAATAGTCATTATTGTATTCCTGAACACCACTCAATGTCTTTTTAGAAGTCATCATACCATCTCCTTTATAATATACTATCATAGAATCATTCTGATTTCTATTTTTATTTTACATCAGTAAAACTGCAATGTCAACTATTATTTTGTTTGTGTATTATATGTATTCACTTTATTCTGATAGTAAGTCCCCATTGTAAGTGGAGCATTATATAATGCAGTTAATAAATAGTTCTTTACATTAGCTATTTTAGAACTGTTTTCCTTTAAACATTCCAGTATATATTCAATATGGAATTTATTTAATTTGCTATATCTTGACTTCACTTCTTTACATAACACATTATCTTTCGCTATTCTAATGAATTTATCATCCGGCGAATTCAACACATCTGTTATAAGTGCGGCGATTTCGCTGACTTGATTTTCATCATACTTTGAAAAGGTTGTGTATCCAATCTGATCCATCACATCAGCGATAGATATGATTTGATTAGTATTATTCTTTATAGTATTATTCTTTATAGTATTATTTATATCACCACCATTTTCCATCGACGTGGTTTTCATACCTGGGTTTCCCACCGATGGATTTTCCATATATTGAAAATCGGTATGTGGGCTTTCTGTGAATTGGTTTTCTTCATATGTGGAATTGTCTGGTCCATCAAGTAACTCATATTCATAATAGAAACCATTTGAACTATTCATCCTATATTGTTTTAAGTATCCTGTTTCCTTTAGTTCTTTCCAGGCTGCGTGAAATGCTGCTTTCCCTTCTTTACAATTGCTAACCAAAAAATCTTTATATAATGTAAAATTATCTAAGGTTATATATGACTGTATAAGACTATATAACCCTTTGGTTTTAAGTGATATTGATTTATCTCGAATAAGACTATTCGGTATCATTGAAAAACTTATTTTCTTCTTTCTAAAACGTCCACCGTTATCGTTATCCATAATCTTTTTTTTAACATCCTCCTAAATATTTTTTTTGTTATCAAATGAAACTTGATTTTCATTTAATCCCATTTCTAATTTTATTCAATATTTCTTTTCTATATTTTTCATAATACCTATCCAGATAATATTCCATTTCTTCATCATTTTTAACTAACTCAGTCAGCTTGTACATTTTGTCCTGGTTTATAAAATGACATGAACTTACATACCATTCATTATCATCAACATTAAATCCATAACAAAATTCTATGAATATATCTTCTTTTGGTATTCTGAAATAATCATTTACAGATACACAACCACCCGTATCAAGTTCCGCAAGAACATCAATTTTAGTGAGCAATTCAGATTCCGTCTTGATATTGAATAACTCAATACCAAGTGATTCTAAGTGCGAATCACAATGATGATATCCATATTTAACCATCCCATCTTTAATAATTCCCACATAAGATCTTGTTGACATATAATTATCTCCTTTCATCAAAACTGCGTAATACCTTCATGCAACTCAATCATCTTAACCTTCATGCCAAGTTTTTCTTCGTATTTATTAACTAAGTTTCCATGATAACCAATAAACAAACCCGGATATTTTGTAATCAGATATAATGTGTTTCCATCTACATGAAATGCTGTTGTGTCTTTATAAACATTTCTGAGTCCAAGTGCTTCATTTTTCCATTGCTGAATGACTTCTGTCATATCATCGTCTCCCTTTATAAGGCGTGTATTTTATTCATCTTCATCTATTTCCTCAATATCGACCTCATCATAATGAGTATCAGCAACTGAGTATGTAGCGTCTCTATAAAAAAGTTTATAAGCTTTATCTTCCGCTTCGTTCTCGTCTTCTGCGTTCACACAATATTCCATATACTTTGTAAATGTAACAATATAATTTGCCATTTAATCTCCCTCCGTCAAACGTGTCTTTTATTTGCTCATAATAGTCCTGACAGCTTCATCAATATCATCGTATCCATCTTTTAAATCATTAATCAAATCAAAAATCTCATCATCAACTTCTTTTCCGTCGTTATTCATAATAGCAATCAGGCTTCCAGTAGCATTGCCAAGATCATCCACGAGTTTCATAATTTTTAACACATATGATTCGTAAATTTTTTCCGTATTCATGTTATCTTCTCCCTTCATTCAAGCTGTTTTTATTGTGTTACATATCTTCTGATTTTTGCTTTCGCCGCTTTTTCCGTTTTGCATCCGGCGACGGTAAACTGACATGTTCCAACAATCTGTTTATCACCATGCCACAAACCATCTCCCTCTTTATCTGTATGATATCCTTGCCATTCCGTATATTTATATGTTGCGGTATAAGAAATACGCTTTTTGGTAAATCTATCGACCAATGCCGTCTGATATTTCTCTCCATATTTCATTTTACTTTCTCCCTTCTATAAAAGCTGTTTCATCAGTCAAGTTCAAAACGAAACTGGTTCCCGGTGTGGCGTTCTTTTGTAGTCGCATCTTCTAACGTATATACATTACAATCAAGACCACGATCATAACGAACACCTATGATGTAACCTGTCCCAGAAGCAATTAACTCTGGACACATAATGTTACTGTTATAGAATTTATAGTTATACAACACCCCATTGGCGTTATCCTCAAATCTCTTAGCTGCCTCATAGAAAACATTATCAAGATGCTGATTAATTGTCATAACACAATCTCCATTCTATGAAAGCTGTTAATCGTGGCAAATATACTCTATATAACTCGAATTCCCTGTTTCATATACAGCATATATTTTACCAAAATACATATCTTTAAATCTCTCATAGTTGCGTATCCAACAAGTCATTCCCGCTTTCTTCATCGCTTCGATTGCATTTTCTGCTCTAACAAAGATCATATCGCCCTGGTATTTTCCCTTAACCTCGCTCAGTGTATATGTTTTATTAGCCATAGTATTTTCTCTCCTTATCGGTACGGAACATACCCGTTCCGTCTGCATTCTGCTTCGCATTCTTTTCTTGTTTTACCACTTGCCACTTTATTATTCCATGTATCTGTTGCAATCCATCTGTAAGTGTATTCCAATCCAAAGTAACCAGTTCTGTATTTTTCAAGATATGCTGTTGGTTTCCGTGTTTTCATTCAATCGCCTCCTTTTATTTTTATTACCTTCCTACTTCACACCGAAGAAGCTCTTCATACTCTCTTAAATCAAGCTCACCATTCCATACATCATCAAGAATCACATTTAAATTTTCATCGACAATTATCTGCGCAGCTTCATCGCCATAGGTATTATGTTCGAGAAACCACACAGGTATATCTTCAGTTCCGTTAATCATTGGTCTATGGAATACATCATTATCGACTACATGCCATCTTCCAAAGTAACCATCTACCTTGATATTCTCATATTTTATCATACGTATTCGTCCTTTCTGTAATTATATATTATATTATTTTGTTTGTCAATCATCTTCAATGTAATAATTTCCATCATAACCATAGCCACAGCTTCTATAAAACAGTTCTTCAGACGTGGCGTGTGAACCATATTCCCAAGAACTGCGGATTTTTTCAATTCCGTATGGAGTATCAATCCATATATTTTTACATCTACAATAAGCTACTTTCGCTTCTTTTTCTGTAGCAGGACTCAATGTTTTTCTAACATATGCTTTCCTGAGAATATGATCACCACAAATTGTAGTGCTATCTGTATAAAATTCTTTTGCCCTGCGTTCTGCCGTCTTTTTATATCTATATAATTTAGGGCAAAGGCTATCAGAATCACGCTTTTCATTTATCCAACAATTAACAATAACCTGATACATTTTAATCCTCCTTTGTTAATTACTAAAAACGACACGATCCTTTCTTTTACCAATCATCGCCGTCCGACCAAGTTTCCGGGTTTTTGAGTTCCTGCCCGAAAATGTTATACCACTGATGACATTTCGGACATTCGCAAGCACCAAGGTATTCGTTATACAACTCCATATGATTACCACAGTGGCAAGTACCTGTATTATTTTCTCTATAAGAACTCTTAACCTGTACTACCTGATTAAAATAGTAGTGGAATTTGTCTTTGTTTTCTAAACACCATTTATAGTTCTCTATAGCTGCCGGATTCTTAATCTTATTAGTTAAAAGATTTCCATTCTCGTCACACGGAAATGCAAATCCGCCGGTCGAATCAAAATAAAATCTAACTTCATAAGATACAGTTTCTACCCATTTACCTCGCTTAAAATTATTAATCATGTTATTCCTCCTCTGTGAAATCGTAGCATTCTTCTAACATATCCGGTGTTTCCCAATTTTGAACTTCATCAAACACATCTTCGTGACGCATCTGTAAATGTCCCCATACTTCTTCTTCAACGCAATATTCAAATTCTTCTTCAGATTCTGCTAAAAATTCCTTTCCACAGCATTTACATTTCCATTTCATTTAATCGCCTCTCAATCATTATCACATCTACAAATATAATTATATGCATCAATTAAATCTTCCCATTCGGTATCGCTTCCATATGCATCATCGAGATATTTTCTATATTTATATGCTACCTTGTCGGCAAATTCAGGGTCATTTACGAGTCTATTGCCCATCTGAATTTCTTTATCAGAGGAAAACTCTTCATCAATGTACTGTTCAAGAAGATTACCAGTGATATACTCGACATCCCATTTATGCTGCTGCTCGTAATATGCACTCACAAGTTCGCTTTCTGTTAATACAATTTCTTTTCCATCACGAATAATTGTCATAATATTTTCCTCCTAATGTAATTTTTTTATATAATTTATTTTACAATACTAAATTCAAACTCAAGAAGATCCTCAAAATCGGGGTCTAACTCAATATACCTATTAATGAATTCTGTTTTCGTACATGGTGCAAGTTCGAAATGAACAGCCTCCCTTTTATCATCGTCCATATAATTAACTATTGCATCCCAGGTACTGTTATTGTCTTTTGAATCGAAATCAAATTTTTCGTTGTATTTTGTCCACATATTATTTCCTCCACATTAAATTATAGTTCAACTATTTTACCAACTCTTGAGTTCTCAAAATATCCGTCTGTAATCTGGCCTTCCATTTCTTCGTCACATTCTTCATATGTGTTACGAGTAATTCGAATAAGCGAATAATCATGGGTTCCTGTTTTGTCGAAGTTATCTGCTTCGAAAATACGAATTCCGTCTAATTTATTTGACCAATCCCATTTAACAGATGGATTGAAACTCTCACGCTGTCTATGCCCATCAGCACCATATACTTTCCATGTGCGTGTTACTGACATAATGTCGCCTCCTTTCAAAACATATTAATAGTTCCACGACGAATACCCGCCCGAAATGCGCTTACTGAAATGTTGTATTCCCTATCCCATCCACCTGTTTTGCATGACCTATAAACATAAGCCGGAAGAGTTACGTTTGCCTTTGTACCACGAATAACTTTATCATTTTCGACATATACATCATATCCACAAATTTTATGATAACCGTCTTTCATTTGTATAACTTCCTTTCTTACGGATGAATAGTAATATCGAATGCTTTAATAATCGCATCTCTTTGCGATTCCGTTTCAGCCTTGGCGAGAAGCTGATACATCTCATCTCGCCGTTCCGAAATGTACTGCTGTGAATACGGAGAATATCTTGCTTTACATTTCTTTTTTGGATTGTTATATTTCGTGAATTTCATATATACCTCCTTTTTAATCCCATATTTTTTCTTTTGCTATCTCGGATGTATCCATATTTTCCAACTCATAATAGAAATCTAATACTTTATTTGCCGTTTCCGTGTCTCCTGATTCTCTTAGAAGGTCGAACACAAAATAGACCATATTGTCCATTTTTGCACGACTCGGGATATTTACATATCCCTGATTTCTATCAACTATTTTTGCGATTTCTTTTGCAGTAATCATTCAATTATCTCCTTTCGCTGAAACAATTCCTCAAAGTCACGTAACATGACTTGATTATGCATGTTCGTTCCATTAACCGCCAACCAAGGTTTCCCATTCCACACGCCTCTAATGGCTGTAGGATCGGTTTCCATCATTTTACCAATGGTAGCGACATCTGTTTTGGAAATCCAGACTCCTCTGTCATATTTATCAGGAAATCCTACTCCATAACGTTTGCAAACAGCCAACATTGGCCGCATATGATGTCCGTTTCTTACTAAAACATTTTCTTTCATAATTTTTTCATCTCCAATTAAAACAACCTAATCATTAATACCAAAATATTCCCGGATTATCTCATCATCATCCGGGTCATATGCACCACCTAAAATGATTTGGTTACCGTCCCAAACCGAATAGGTTTCGCCTTCATACTTTTCAGCATGTAGTTTCCATTTCCTCAATAATTCCTCCGGTGTTTTTGCTTTCCACCGTTTAGCAATTCCTTTATTGCCTTCATAATAATCCGGGTTCATATTATAACGTTGATAATAAACACGAATTTCATACATGTGTATCACCTCCCGGTTTTATTAGTTATTCTTCATCTTCATCATCTTCATCATCTTCATATCTACAATAATCGTAGTCATCATAAAACGGATCTCCCAGCTCATGGGCAAATAATTCTTCTGGTGATTTCCATTTTTGCCGGTCAATATAATACTCGCAACAAACACAATCTTCGCCACCGCACTCGGCACATCTTTCAGCGTCTTCTCGCTCAATCTCCGCCAACCGCTCAAGTGTCTGACGCTGAACTGATGTTAGGTAATTAGTAAACTCTGATTTGCCTTGAAGTCCTTTCATTTAATCACCACCTTTCATGAAACCTATCTTTTATTACATCCAGTAATCAATTACCTCATCGCCGTCCAACCGCAAGGTATTGATTTCTTTTTCGATTGCAAACACCTTTCCGTTGGGGATATGTTTCTGCAAATCTTCTTTTGCCTGGTCGATGAACTCTGCCTCAAACAAACCGTAGTTGTAAGTGATTCGACCGATTGTAATAAATAATTCGTACATCTATATCACCTCGCTTTCAATGTCTAACATACAGTTCCCAAGGTTCACCATAAGGAAATTTGCAAACCATTCCGTGACGATCGGATTCAAGGATGTAATCACCGTCATACTTCGTTTCCCCGGTGTACATAGTGCGGATGATGTCACCAACATATCCCTTGAGTTCCTTTCCTTTTGCAAGAATAACCCCATCACACTCACGAATAACCACATAGGTATTCCACATCTTCTCAACATGGGAAACACTTGCTTCGCCGAACACATTGATCTTTTCTCTTTTAAGTTTGAGCATATAATCGCCTCCTTTCAAATAACCGTTTTATTTTGCTCAAGTACAAACTCAATGCTTTTCTGAATATCAGACAACACTACTTGTGGATATTGACCATTGTCATTGTTGATCATTCTTAAATAGCTTTTCAATACATCCAACAACTGCTCTCTGGTATATTCTTTGCCCATCTTGTCATCTCCCTTCAAATCGTTGTTTTATTAATAACTGAATTAGTTATAAAACCCATACAGACATCTCAGTTCTTCCAAGATGTCCGTATCATCCGCAAGCATTACTTTATCCGACGGTACATCATGCTGTTCATGGGCAGCGTCCTGAACGGTGATTGTTTCGCCGCTGATTTCCATTACAACGCCCATATAATAGGCATTATCGTTTTCATTCCAGAATGTTACAATATCTCCTATCTGCATATATTTTCCTCCTTCTTAAAGAAATCGCTGTATGTATAATCAACATCAGAATCATCATTAATTTCCTCTACTTCATCTACAAATTCCCATTCACCATTTGACCAGTCATTATGGAAAGCACCACCATCAGCCTCTTCTGCGACTTCCATTGCTTCTTCCTTGCTGTCTGCTTCTACATCAAGATAACAATAATCGATTGTCTTTGCCCACACTCTGAATTTTTTTGCCATAATTCTTTTCCTTTCTTTTATAATATTATATAAGCAATTCTCGTCTTGCTTATTAACACTTCACTCAGCAATTCCGCGAGATTTCTATATCAGTTTCATATTGTGCCGCTGAGTTACGTCGCCATTCATGGAGTCATCCTGAATATGGCGACGTAATCTTGGCGGCATATTAAAGTGAATTGCCTTGTGATAATGAAAAACATCAAACTCAACAACTTTGTAGGTTAACTGTAATTGTTTCATGAGTAGCCGGAAGAAACGCGAGGGCCTGCGGCGAGTCACGCCGCGTGGCCCCGCGATTTCATTCAGGCAATCTAAAGCAAGTTGCCTTGTTTGGTCTCGGTTACCTATAACCTTATTACCTCATCAGATTTGTATGGTTTCTTTAATAGCCTCATATTATCAGTATATTCAGGATCTGCGGCCAGCAAGACAAAGCTGGCAGCAGATCCGGTTATAGTCTGATGATTAAATTTCGTAATCTGCCTTGGTAATTTTTTCCAGCCATATCGAGTTTACACACCACTCAACCATTCTTCGCAAATTTCTATAATTGCTTGATAAATATTCTGGAATACTGAAGCGATCAACCGGTAGGACAAACCGGGTGAGAGCTTCTGTTATTCCGAATATCTTAAAGTAAATGGTATTGTGGTATTAACGGATTTGCGTTCCGTAGTTGCTCACGGTAAATTATTTACCGTATACTTCCTTCATCCTCTCACGGAAGTTGAAGTTATTATCGGAGATAACTTCCTTCAGCATTCCGTACAGAAGGTACCATGCAAGAGTTCTGGAGTAGTACCGGAATCTAAGAATATCCTCTACCTTCTGTTCTACTGCCATGATAGAATCATCAAGACTCAGGCAAGTCTTGACGGGATTGTAACGGCTTCCCTCATGCTTATATACCCTGCAACCATGGAACTTAATAAGTCCCATCAGTGTATAATAAGCACCGGCTCCCTTGTAGGCACTTACCCACTTTTCGCAGAGTTTTGCATCATCAAAGTTAATCTTGATGATGTGATCTACAAACCCCTTGAATTCCCTTGCAGCGGCATAGTAGCCATCCCTGTAGGTGAGTTCCTTAATTGCATTGAGATGTCTCTCAAGCGGGGCAAATACAACGCCTTCGATGTCCTTGCAATGGACACCAACACCGAAGCCTTTTACCTTCTTGTAAGGAACTCCACGATGGGACTTTGTCGGAAGATTATCAACATAAGCGTGAAGCTTTGCAAGATAATCCTCACAAAGCGCAATCACGACATTTCTTGAGAAGAACTGAGTTCTCTTGCTTCTCTCCGGGGTGTTCCCCATCTTTGCAATCGCATTCAGTTCGTCCAGAGTCTGGGAGAACTGGTAGTAATAACCACCCTTGTATCTGTTAATGTACCTCTCCATGCTCATTCCAGAATCAAGAATGTGGAATGTCTGGGCGGTTACCCACCGGCGGAAATGAGGGTCTTCCTTGATGTACCCGACATCCTTTACCTTCCGCAGGAGTTCGTCAATAGGATTGCCATTTCTGTCATACTTATGCTGAACACCATCCGGTGTTGCAATAATAATTGTTGCACCTTCCGGTACGTTCATGGCAACAAATTTTCCGGTGTCGATTCCTGCGTTGTTGAGTGCGTTAATTCTTTCTTCTCTTGCGTTCATCATATGGTATCTCCTTTTCTTATAAATAATATATTTGCGTTTACAATCAATTAACGAGTTCCATATTCAGTTGTCAGGCAAGGTTTACAGTTACTTTAGAACCATTCTTTAAGCAACACGAGTCTTGGATATTTCCTCGATTTCCAAAACCAGTTACCAAATCGTGGATTCCATTCAAATACACCGCTTAACACGGCGCAAAGAACAAATCCCTCAAGTTTTGCCTGTGCAACCAACCGAGGTTCACCACAAGCTAACTCAATGTCGGTCATTTCCTTCACATTTTTAGATGCGAAGTATGACTTCTTTTTTTCAGACCACGCGCCGGGTCTTGAGAAATAAAAGTCGCGGAATAAATCCTCGACCAACTCCCAAGGATCTTTCGGCAAATCACCAATTAACTCGCCGGAATAGTTGCCTTCATCAATCACCACTTCCTTTCCAATTTTTAATGTTTTTGTTTTCAAATTAATTGAAAACGGTTTACCACATTCTACTTCAGTTATAAGCCTATCGTAAATTGTCATCGTGCTACCTCCTTTTCTTTTGATAATTGGGACTCAAGAACTTTGGGATATATCTATAGTTGTTTCATAGATTGCAGCAAATTTCACCTGGAATGGAGGCCGTCAAGCCTCACTTTCCAGGTTATAATCTGCTGCAATATTAAATGAATGTTCACTTGTCCCATAAGCGGTATCCTCCGCATTTGCCTTACAACATTCTGATTAAGGCTTCATAAGCCTCACGGTCGGCGAGAATTGCGTTTCTTGCGCAACCAAGAGTTATAAAACCGTCAATTTCCTTCGCAGTTTTTCGACGATTTTCAGTTACATTCTTGCCGGTGCCACGCTGAATCGTATATTCGCCAGTTACTACAGAACCAAGTCCACCCACCTTTGTCTTACCGGTTACTTTCGCTCTTAAACAATCCATGACAAATAAGTTCAATTCATCAATATCCCTCTCAACGTTGATGATAGGCAATACCGATGTCGCCCAACTATATTCGCCACCATATAAGTAGAGATTTACATTGTTTCTTGCCCGAGTTGAGCTTGCCTTGATATCTTTTATGGTTCTCTTCTCGATCTCTTTCTGGAACGTTTTAACACGATTTTTAGAAAGCGTTATTTTGTCTCCCTTGAGATTGAACCCGAGAAATTTAAACCATCTATCTTTGCGAAGATACTCAACCTTTTTCGGATTGAGTGTAAGCTGAAACTTCGCAAGTTCCCACTTCATTATGTCCATTGCGGTATTGTATTTTTTGCCGATGTATAAGCAATCATCGGAATATCTGCAATAGTAACCACCGTTTGCCTTAGCAAACTGGCTCATCTCTTCATCCATATCATAAAGCAGAACATCTGCAAGAAATGACGCAACAGCACACCCCTGTTTGAGTGACTGATAATGGCGGATAAGATTTCCGTTAGGGTCAAAGCACCAGTCCTGATGATAGTATTCCTTTACTATATCAATAATTGATGACTTGCCGGTTTTCGCTTCAATCTTATCGAATATTTCGTCAATCGCAAACAGCGGAACTGAATCGAAATATTTTGATAAGTCTGACTTCCAACCGATGAAGTTGCTTTTTACATTATCAATGTAGGAAACAACTTCCTTTACAACCTTACCGCAACCAATACCACTCTGGTATGATTTGCAAGCAGGATGAATCATATCAGAAAACATTTCCATCAGCAGGTCATTAACCATGCTGAGAAATACACGGTCAATATTTTCATTAATATAAACCGTGCGGTATTCGCCGGGTTTGTCTTTTGGAATCAACTGCGTATGCGGTGGAGAAATCGCATACCTGTTGGTAAGAATCTTTTCCGCAAGATTGACCCTTTCATTCGGGCCACACAGCATTGATAATTCATCTTTGCTGATGCCCTTTTCCTTTGCCTTTGCAATGGCTGTTTCCCACCGATCATGCTCACAAAACATCTTCTCAAATAGGATATCCATTATTCATTACCACCTTTCTCATATATTTTGATTGCTTTCAGGACATCCAACATCATTGAATACCTGCCTCTCTGATATAAATCGCCGGGATTTTCGGCGAAGTTTTTACTTTCCGTTTTCCACAAATTGACAATGTCTGCAAGAATTTGAGGCTTTGATGTTTGAGAACTTAATTTACCCATATATACACCCCTCAGATTAAATCGTACAACTTATTCATTGCACGAATTTTCAGTTTGTCTGTTGTGTCGGTTGGTTTGGCTGCAGTCACTACCGAATTAATGATACTTTTGATTTTTACATCCGGAATGCAAAAATCTCTTGCAAGAAAAAGAAATTCATTTTTCCATTGTTCTTTATACGGGGAATTTTTCCTCATTTTTCTTCTGTCCTCCATTGCTTCTTTATCATTAATGCTTACACAGTATATTGATGTAAGCGGTACCACGAATTTAAAAAAGACTTTTCTGTTCGTTCCATCTACCATAAAATAACCTCCTTTTAAATCTCTGTCATTGTGTTTAATAAAGCCTTGAGTTCCCTTAATTCGTTTGTTGTAAGTGTAACTCCCTTTGAGTATTTATCATTGCCATCCTTGTCTTTGTACCAATTCCGCAAGTCATACTTGGGAATGGCACCGTTCCATGAGATAAGGTTTAGCTGGTACTTGTTGCCTACATTGCCGAGTTTCTTTGTGATTTCCATTGTGATTTCACTTACCATAATGCGTCCTCCTTAAATATTTTCCTCTAAGATATCCAACAGGTTACTAATCACCGTTTCAGGCGATTCCCGCAGAAGTCTCTCCGCTTCTTCAACGCTCATTTCGCTATCCATATATTCATAAGGGTCAAATCCCTTCATGAATGTATCGAGGCGAATCGCAAGGTTTTTAATAGGATCGAGTTCGACAGGTTCAAGTTCATAATCGCGGATTTCTTTTTCCGTTAATTCGCGATCATAAATTAATATGTCCCAGTATTTGCCGGTTGTATCGTCTTCTGGGCGAATAAGACCTTTCATTGGCTGGCACCCAGGAGCAAATCCCCGGAGTTTCATGCCGTATCCAAATTCCATAGGCACCTCCTTATGCCGCTTTGGCAAGATTGTAACCGAAATCGATCAGATGAATCTTGCCAGTTTTGCTTTCATTGATAAACGATTTAAACATATTCGAACTGTAATCAGCAGTTCTCTTATGCAGGGACGTATGGGTGGCGTAATCACTAATTGCATTCCAGAGACGGAACTGATTATCACCCATGTGAGCAAGGTCTGGTGCGTTGAAGTAACGGTTATAAAGGTCAGATCTCACCAAATCAATATCACCCTGAAGCTTGGCAATTTTCTCAGCATTTTTAATGCGGTCAGCCGGGTTAAAAGGTGTTGCCTTTTTCAGCTGTTCAAGTTTAGCGAGTTTTGAAGCCGTTTCCTTAATAACGACTTCATCCAGCATTTCCTTTGCACGTTCTGGTGTAATCTTAGCCATTTTCATAGCTTCGATTTCCGCACCCAACACAGAGGAATAGTTCTCACCACGCCTAAGTGTTTCAACTGCTTCGTCAATGCGGGAGTTGAGATTTGTTGTATGTTTAAAAGAATAACTTCTCTTGGCACCATGAAGTACGGCACTCAGTGTATTCTGGCATACAACACGAATGTTTGTAAACATTACTTTAATGGCTCCGCCACCACCGTGAGTATTGGTGATTACAAGGTACTCATCAATGGCTTCCTCCGCAAATACACTTGTATTTGCCTTGCAGGTAAGAAAGATTGTTTTTCCACCATCGAGGAACCCACCGGTTTCCGGCTTTGCACCAAGTCCGGCGATTGCCTTGAATAGCTCAATAACTTCATCATTCTGGCAAATCGTGTACGGTTTACCGACAAATCCAAAATGATTTCCGTCGGTGTGACGAACGATTTCAAAGTCGTCAGTAAGTTCCATTACATATCCACGAATTTCGCCTGTTTCTGTGTCAACTACCTGAAGGTTACTTGTGACACCAATCGGAAGTCGAGAATAAGCATTAAGCTTGTCCGCCTTCCAATTTGAGTTTATAATCATTGGGATTTCATCCCATGTAGGGGCATCACTTAATACATGACCAAGCCCATGCCACATCGGTTCTCTTACGCTAAATACGTTCTCTTCCCAGATATTTGCTGCCATAATTTTATTCTCCTTTTCTTATAATATTATTTTATTTGCGTTACATTTCTTCGAGAATATCTCGAAGTGTGTCAATCAGTTCCTCTTCCATGTCGGTGTTTAATCCCATACATTTGGAATTTTCCACCATTCCGGAAAGCTCGTTCATAAAGTTTCTGAGCAACAACTCTGCCCAGATGCAATGGATCTCCTTTTCACAGTAGATAACACCATTATCTATTGCATACTGAAGAATGGACTTCCATTCTTCAAGGTCGTTGGCGTTCTCTTCGTGCAGTGAAGCCTGAGATACGTCCCTTACCTTCGCCCACAATCTTTCATTTGAAATTGCGGCTTTGGTTTCATCGATTTCCTCACGGAGCGTGATGTCAATCATCTCGGCGAGGTTATCATAACTCTTTAAATTAATTTTCATCTTATCATCCTCCTTATATAAGAAATAGCATAAATTAATTTATTTGTCAACTTGTTATGCAATCTCCCTTTTCTGGGGGATTATTCCGTTTGCGAGGCAGATTGCATCTACCTCATCGTTACTTAAGACCCTGTTGATTTTCAGTTCTTTACTGATCACCCACGGGTCTTTTTGCCGGGAATTCGTTCTAAAGAAATACCAACCGTCAAGTAATTCCCTTGAACCGTGACGGTCGGTAACTTCAAGCTGTGAACCTCTCACTTCGCATTCACACCATACGGTGTCTTTGCGCTGTATGAGGTTACCGTCCTTGTCTCGCTTACCAATCCAATCGGTAAATGGGACAAAGCAACTATGGAATCCAGGGCGGAGAGCAAGCTTTCCACCGCACCCACTCGCCTTTACGTGGGTTGAGTCGGCTTTTTCGCCGACCTGTGCGGTAAGCCAAACGCCCAACTCCATTTCCCGATTCGCTTCCACATAAAGTGGAAACAGCTTTCCGCTTTTTTGCCGAAATAATTTGTATGTTATCACACTCTCTCTTTCCTCCTTAGTGAGCATTAAAGATTACGTGCTCTCCGTTTTTAAGTGACGGGCAACCTTCCTCGTTAAAATAACAAGCGGAGCAATTTCCCTGACAGAAGTAAGCTCCAAACTGTGGTGCGGTTGTACTTCCATCTTTCCAAAGCACATGTGACTCAGGCCAACCATAAGGATTTGGGATTTCCATACCCGGCCATTTACTGACCAGCTTCCTTATGTTTTCCGGGAAATGATTTCCTTTGTCATACCACTGATTGAGATCAGGAGTATTTTTAGTAAAGAACTGGAACGTGGTACGTGGACATCTATCCCCCATTCCCTTGATGAGATCGAAATCGTCATAGATTAGATCTCCCCCGACATTGATACGAAGGAAGATTACAAATTCTTCCTTAACTCCTTTCTCTACCTCCCACCAATATCTTTCAATATCAGCATCGTGAATTGCGGAGTTTCTTGCCCGATCATTCCGAACTGGTTCGTAACAGCAATCATTCCGCAAGTCATAACATTTCTTCCGGCACTCATTGCAGTTTTTACAATCAATTACCGGAGCAAGACTAACTGTTTTGCTGAGATGTCCTGTCTTTGTGTTTCCGTTCTGAAGATGTACAAAGCAATCAGGGTGATGGAGATTGCTCAACCAAAACTTCTTTTTCTCTTTGATATCGGCAAGTCTCTTTTTTGCAAGTTCCCTGTCAATATCGTTGATGTTCTTTGGCATTTTTGTCATCGTACCACGCTCCTTTTCTTTATTAAGCTTTCAAGGTTCTGTTTTGCTTTGTTACTTTATGTCTTTATCAAGCGGCTGCAGCCAATGCCAGTTGTCTTCATACGGCAGTGCAGTGAATCTTCGTATAATCCATGTGTGAATATTGGCACAAACGTTATGCGCAATACTGTATTCATATTGACCATGACGAACAATGTTGTCGTGATCTGCCTTGTAAGCTTCGTAAATCTTTCTCTGAAATTCCTTTGATAACATCTCATCACCTCGATGCGGCTTCCCGCCAAGTAATACACTCGTATTTATTAACAAACTCTTCTGGAGTTGTTTTGAATATCACCCGGATAATCCAGTCGAGATCATCTTTAGTTGCCTTGTTCGCACTGCTTCCGTAGTGATGCCAGTAGAAAAGATTTTTATTTTTAGTCCCCTGATAAAGTGCTTCGTGGAAGTACGGCCACTTTACGTTTCTGACCATATAGCCGTATACCATTCCGGCTTTCAGATTTTTATAGATTTCATTCAGCATAATATTCCTCCTCTGTCTGACGTTTCTCTTCTTCCCATTCCTGCCTTTCCCTTTCAATTCTGTCTGCTTCATCAGCAGCTTCACAGGGTGACCACTCGTGTGGCCCTTCGTAGTGGCAAGATGGAAAGCTTTCCCATTCTTCTCGCCAATGATAGGCGCAATTTTCGCAAGGATTATTCATAATCATCCTCCTCATCATAAATACCGAAGTAAGATTTCTCTTCTTCGGTAAACTCAATACCACGGTCTTCCATGAATTCATTAAGCATGAATTCATCATTCAAGTAGCTAATAGCTGTTTCCGCAAGTTCCATCATGCGGGTGTCGGAAATTACCCGGCGCGGTTCTGGAAACTCGTGCCAAATGTAATTCCCTTCTTTGTATACTGCAATATCAATATCATCGATGTATTCTGCAAGGAGAGTGATTATCTTCTTCCAGTTGCGGCACTTTGCCTTGTTAATAGTTATGCTCGTCAGTGTATCAACACCGGTAAAAATCCCGGCATCAAGACAGCGTTCCATGTGGGTATCGTCAACGAAAAACGAGTGAAGCAGTGACTCGTTTTCAGTTTCCTTTACCATAATAAGGAAACAGTTGCCTACATAAAGATCGACGGTATAGATATATTCCATACCGTCAAGTTCACGGCGAAATGTAGCTTCGCCGCATTTTTCGTTTTTATTGTAAGTAATTGCCATAGGCACCTCCTATTTTGTTTGCCTTTAATAGTTACATCGGAGCGCACAACCGAAGTTATGCGCCCTATCTAACTACTAAATACTTAACAAAATTCTGCATTAAATCCGAACACGCAGAAACCATATTCATCAGATAAATAGTCGGCAAGTATATCATCGAAACCACCGACAGCTTCGCACATTTCTTCTGTCGGGTTGTCAATGATTATTTCCGTTGGAAGATCATCAAAATCCTCGCCATCGGTGTCCCATTCAATGTTATAGATTTTTATTTTCATGGTTATTTCCTCCCTCTTTACATAGCGTTCAAAATTCCTAATCCAAGCACTATCCCGAGAAATCCCGGTAGTGCCATCGCCGGTGCATCTCCGGATTTAGAAATGCACATAAATCCGAAGATAATTAACAGCACACTAATAATAACGAGCAAGCTATCACCTCCTTTATTTTCTTTAGCTTTCTAATTATATCCACTCGCCGACTTCAAACGCCCTGTTGGCAAGGTACTCACTGTTAATAACTTCCGTTGCATTGACAGCATTAACAGTTTCCGTGAGAAAGGCTTTCGTTGTCTCCTCGTTAACGGGGACAATAATCACTTCATGAATAGATGACGGAAGGATGAAGAAGTCACCAAACTTCTTCTTTGCCTCCTTAAAGAATTCCTCGCAATAGAGGATACCGGCAGCGTTTACCTTAGATACCGATGAAACTATTATCATCGGGTCTCCGGTATACTCATAGTCTGCGAGAGTCGCGCCTTCGCTGAATACAACTTCTAAGCCGCCAAGTCGGGCATTATTGACGGTGTTTTCCTTTGCCCGGTAAATCTGGGCGGGTGTAGGATTGGGTAAGAAACCAGTGCCACAATCCAAGTTAAATCCAACATAAAAATAGATCCCGTTCTTAATTGCAATGGGATCTACAATTTCTTTTCTGTTTTTGTAGCTACGTGCTACAATGATAAGATCGTTTTCAGCTACATTATTAATAATATTCATCATAATAAATCCTCCCTATTTATAATTTATAATTCAATAACAATAGTTTTACCTTCCGGGTCAATAATTGTTGAACCGGTTGATTCAATGACAAGATATTCCTTTCCATTGGAAAGTGTGCGCGTTTCCATTGTTGCCGGTTGTAGATAAAACAATACCTCATGCCGGGTGGTTGGGTTGTCGGGATATTTAAGCTTCCGCAGAATCGCGGATGCAAGGGACTGGGTTTTGTGTTTCTTTTCGGTGATAAAGAATATATCCTTGCCACCGAAGAAGCCGGTAAAACCTTTCTTGATTGGATCAGGTTCGCTTACTACGAACCGTTTTCCGTTTTTCTCTTTGATTGCGTAACACATAGGTTACACCTCCTTTTTAAAAAATCCAGAATTATAGTCACGCAGGGATAAATAGCTTTCCCTTGACACAATTATGTGGTCATTAACAGCTATGCCGACAATATAACCGGCATTAATTAGCTGTTGTGTTGCTTTTATATCATCCGCGGATGGTGTGCAGTCACCGCTTGGATGATTATGAGTTATTATGATCGACACAGCGCCAATCATTAGTGACTTCTGCATGATTTCCCTATTAGAAATCAGAGAAGCGTTTACAGTTCCGTGTGATGCTTCGAAACAGCCAATCAAATGTTTTTTAGCATCGAAGCAGAGAACATATAAGTATTCTTCTGCACAATTCTGAATTCCCAGACTCGTGCAGATGAATTCCGTTACATCCTCATACGTGTTATAGGTCTTGCGACCATCTACATTGTATGAGGTTACCGGCTTAATATAAGGGTTGCCGGTCTCATTAAGAAATGTTGCATATGAATAGACTTTCATAAGTTCCTCCTTTCATAACCACATTCAAGCGCACAACAGTGGGAGTTATGCGCTTGATTTGGCTACGAAATAGTCAATATAGATTATGCTTCTTTAATAAGTTTGCCTTTGGAGTCAAATCTTGGGGTGACCCCGTATTTTTCAATAACCCAGTCCTGAAGATAAAGTGTTAAGCAAACTCTCCATCCTCTTTCTGGGTATTTTGCAATAGACTTCGCAATTAATTTATTAGGCGTTGTCTGGCGCATCATTAAACCGATTTCACTTGCGCACATCGGGTATTCTTTGATAATGTTATTTAACGGCAACATGATTTTGGAAGAAAGACCGTTTGGTTCTTCCATGTAACCTGCTACGTTGATAATTGCAAGAATAGTGGCCAATCTTTCTTTGCCACCGTTTGCCTTTGCAATAGAATATGTTGCATTATAAGATCCAAGCACCCTTGCAGGGCGGTTGCCTCTTGTCGGGACTACAGTAATCCCATATTTCTTACACAGTTCATCTATTGCAATAGCAGGAAGATCGCCGAGTTCAATCTTAGCATCGTGCATCTGAATTTCCTTTAATGCCTCGATTGATTCAGACTGCTTAAGAAACAAATTAATCTCAAAAATTATCCGCTCCTTTTTGCTTTCTGGCCCAAAAATAATTGTTGCAGGAAGTTCATCGATGCCAATGATTTCGCTTGCCTTATATCTATGGTAACCGTTTACACACTCGAAGATATTTTCTTCCGGCCATGCAACCAGAATAATAGGATCCATAAGGTTAATATCAAAGTTCTTTGCCAAGAACTTGATTTTGTTTTCGTTACTTGTTTCCGTTCTCTGCCATGCAGGAAAACGAATTAATGACTTGTCAACGCCCTTATTAAAAAAGCGTTTTCCAGAATTATCCATTGGCACACAGCCGTTCATAGTTGCCTTGTAGAGTTTTTCTGTTGCGCTTACCTTTTTGTTAATATTGATAGTTGTCATAATATCGAACTCCCTTCTTTGTTTAAAAATTTTTAATTACTTGGTGACATGTCAGCTGGACATGTTATTTATTTTGTTAACGGGGAATCAGAAACTGAATTCCCTTGTGGTTTTCATCGTAGCATTTGGTGAAATACTACTGATGAATATCGGAATATAACCGGCGGTTGTATAACTCAACCGCACGGTTTCTCTTCCGCCAATTCCCCTGAAAAACGGGACAGCATCAACGGTATTTATATAATATATACCGTCTACTGTTTTCTCTTCGCGTGAAGTCTCATGCCAACGAGAACCGCGTTTTTCGTAGTTAATGGTTATGCAATGGATGTTTCCATTGGTGAGGACGTTTAGAGTTTCTGGGTATCTCTTGTATATCCATGTTTTTCTAAATTCAGCGTATGTCATAATACGCCTCCTTTCCTTTCTATTCCATGTAGAGTTACGCGGGGACGCGATGTCCCTTGGCAAGTTTACGCCGGAGATTCTCACGGCGGGTTTTCCTTAATAAGCGGATAACAAAACGGTTGTCACGTTCCGTTTCGGCGTGATTCCGACGGTTTTCCCTTGAAAGTCGATCCTTAACAAGGGTGACTTCGTCAACAGGTGCATTGTTGTTGGAGATATTCCACTCCAATTCAGTCATAAAGTCTTTTACCATAGCTTCTTTTCCTCCTTAAATTAAATTGTAACCTCATGGTTACATCTATACCGGCAAGGCGCGGAGATTTCCCTTGTCGGTATAGTCTAATCACGAGTTGTTACTCGGATACCACTTTATAGTGGTACCCTTTGTCGGGCCTCTGACGGCGAAGAGCCGCCATAGCATCACCCTGTAATGGGTATTTGATGGATACCCGGGTTTCCCTTCCGGTGGATTCTTCCACCTCAACAACAAAGTAACGACGTGTTGCAAAATTAAAATTAATTGACATAATTATGTCCCCTTTCATGAAAATGATTTCCCTTGGTTAACATCCCAGATTTCGCTCTGGTGGCGCATGTTATTTAATTGTAAAACTGGTTTCGGTGTTATGCGGTTGCGATGCTGACGTTGCAACCAAAAAGGTTGACAGTGACTGTACCACGGTCTCTGTTTCTTTTGACGAGATCGTGATATAACCGTTCTACTCCCCAATTCGGGCGAGTCATCGCTTCAAACGGGAACCACTCGAAATAAAGCGTTTTCGCTTCTTCAAATAATTCCTTGAGATCTCTGTTGTTCCATGTCCGACGCATCTGCCGGACGATTGCGCTGATTCTTTTGTTTGCGATTTCTTTTGACATTTGAAACCACCTCATTTCCGTTTTTATACACTGAACATCCTTCTCATCTTAAATCCAATGAATGCATCTACCGATGATGCCACAATCACATCATCGGCCTTTTTCGGGTTACCTCCGACATATACAATGTCGGTTGAGTGATATTTTTCCATTACCATTTCCTTTGCCTTCTCGCCGGAGTTGGCAAATGCTGCCACCATGATGGTGGAATTAACAATGTACACGAACCATGCTTTCATAGGCATGATCCCTCCTTTCTTAACTAACATAATCACCGCAACTTCCGTCGTTAGGAAGTGGGTATTCAGTAGGGTACGCGGAACGCCCTTCGAAATCGTTCCATAATTCGCTTGTTTCCTCGCATCCACGGTTGTATCCGGATGCGAAAGCAGAATCTGCGATTTTTCTTATCGCATAAAATTCTGAATTTCTTTCCCTTTCAGCTTCGGCCTCCAAATACCGTACAATGCACTTGGCAAGCTTGTTGGGGCCTACCGACCCCGAGGGGTCTCTTCCAGAAAAAAGAAGAGCATTTTTGACCAAACACGGTCTTTCACACTCTTCTTTTGTTTCCGTTACTCTTTTGTAATGTGCCTGAGAAATGGATATACTTCCTTTCTCATGTACAAATTTATAGTCGTGGGAAACATATCCCCGACTATTTACACTTATTTCATCTGTTACTATACCCCATACCGGGGTGTATTTTCCGTTTACTAATACAGGGTAATAACCTGCTTTTTCAAAAGTTTTCATAACTCCTCTTTTCTCCAACTGTTACCCCGTTGGCGGAATTCTTTTTAAGTTAATATTCATGCCCACGAATCGCGTTCATGGGCATGATAAAAACTTAAAGTTAATCTCCCTTTGCAATAACCGGCACACGGCAAGCGTTCGCAAACCTTGCGCCGTAGTTTACACGGTGAGATTATTTTATTTGTTATTCAGGACGGGTTTGTCCCCATCCCATGATATGGTTGTCATTACATCCTCAACGGCAACGACATAATCATTGCCGTCAATGATGTAGTGAGTTTCAATTCTAACCGGAACCGCCGGGTTATTGATGCGGTTCCAATCTTCATTAACTTTACCGTCGCATATACCTGCAGCGGTAAAGCAGATTCCAAACATTAGTGCCACCAGAATGGCACTAATAACTTTATTAAACAATGTTTTCGACTGTTGTTAACCCGGGCCGTCTCCGGGGTGATTGGTTAATAGTTACAAGGAATCGCTCAGTACGGCAATTCCCCCGTGTAGGTTGGTCGAGTGGCAACGCTCTACACTCATCGGCTCTAACCCCAAACAGAGCCACACCATGTTTTGGGGTTGCACACAATCAGAGATTGTGCAATGTGGGATAAAATAGTGGTGTCCCACATAATGCGTTTTTGGCATCGCCATCGTGAGGAAAAACGCTAACCGCCACACCACCACTGTGTGGGTAATTATTTGCCCATATCAATCACCTCCCATAATATGACCCATTTGCCATATAGTGCTTATATATAATTTTCGCACTATATCTGCTATCCCCGTAATCCCATTTCGTGCGGAAACTACGGGCTACATATTTGGCAAGTCCCATATTAAAACTATGGAAACTCACCTGATACTTTTCACCGTTTATTCGTGTTTCAAAATAAACGATGAAGTTAGCTACGTGTTCGCTGTCTTTAACAACAGCAAACTTGAATGATGATTTATTCCGTACTATTAAATCAATAGCGCGGAAAATCATCATGTCTTTCACCATGTAACCGGCGCAATTATCTCGCCGGGATTTTTTGGAATCCACCAGTTCGGTGATACGCTTACCACCGTCACTGGCGTTTTGGGCGCGGAGAATGTACTCTGCGACCCGCTTATTGATGGACGTAGCCATTTTCGCGCCCCCTTTCTTATATTTTCGACACTATCGCCGGAATGAGCATGGCGGAATCGAACCACCCCACAGGCACAAACGTGCCGTGTTCCACGTTGCCCACCACCAGTTTAACGTCATGGTGAGGACGGTGTTTTAAAACACCCAGATACCGAGGCGCTTAATAGTGCGCTCGTCTTTGGCTGAGAAGGGGCGGTATGTCGCCCCTTTACACATGTTCCAGCTCTGGAATATTCCGCGACCACGGAGGCCGTTCATGATTTCATCAAGAATTCCCGAGGATACGCAATCCCACTGCCCACCGAGATATACACCACGGTAAAAGTATTCTATAAGATATCTTCCGCGTGGTCTGTCGTATTTTTCTGTGATGGTGATATATTCATCACCATCACCCATCTTTGACAGAATCTCACAACCTTTGCCCCCGTTAAAGAGGAGATCAAAAACGTTAATATACCCATAAACCATACCGTAATTTGTCATAACTCTATCCTCCATAAAAAATAATCTCGGCACTATTGCCGGATTCCCACCCCACGGGATTGAACCGTGGTAAAGTCCTACTGGTGGGTTGCCCGTGATAATTATGACGGGGAACGTGGTAGCATCGGGGGTTGCAGTCCCCTCACACGGTGGATTTACACCGTTGCATTTAATCCGGTACCGTCCTGCACGACGAACCAGAAACCACGCCCACTTGTTAAATGTGGCGGTTTGGTAGTCCGCCACTCGGGCATAATTAGTGCGAGTTTACCAGACTCACACGGCGATTGTATCCGTGATTTCACGGTAGACGGGGAGCCTATCCCCCGTGGTTTGTCGGGCGTTTCGCCGGACTTCGCGGACTTTAGCGCAGACTTTGCGCGCACCGCCGGATTTAACCGCACCCCCGTGTGTATCTTTAACGTGCGCTAATCACGGGCGCACCACCTCACAGCTTTGTTGTGTGAGGGTGTACTGTATTTATGTCATTGCGCCCAGTACGGCGCTTGCCCTAAAAAAGGGCATATCTATTTATTACCATCGCCTTCCCTCCTTTCATCGCGATGGCTATTATAGCGTGATGTACGGGCATATCATGGTCGGCACTTTGCCACCAACCTCGTACTCACGCTTATTATTTAGGATATCGCTATCCTGAACCAGTATCCATAATGAGCACCTCCTCTCTTGTTTTTCCCCTGTGTGGAGATATAAACCGCCGAAATAATTCGGTAGCTTATATCTATCCACAGGGGGATTATGGATAGATAGGGTGGAGGTTATATCTCCTCTACCCATAAATATGAGCGCATTTTTTCGGCTGTGCGCTCGCTCATGTAGCGCACTTTAAATTCACCGTTTATGCGGTAACGGTGAATCCCGAATAATTTTAAAATGGGCATTGTACCACCTCCAGCACATAAAAAAACCGCCGCGGCGTATACCGTGGCGGTTGTCAATTCGTTATGTGGAGATTATTTCTCCATGCACTTTTTCTGATTTTCTTCCTCTACCTGTTGCCACACAGGCTTTGGTGGCATAGAGTTAGCGTTACCACGTCTTTCGCACTGGAAGCTATCACCCTTCCAGTTCTTACCTGAAAAATGTACCGTAGAAGATACCTTCTCCTGCCGTGCTTTTTTGGCTGCCTCGACCATAGTCATGCACCCGTCCTTTTTCACTTCAAATCCGGAACGGGTGTATTTTCCGTCCACCGTTCCGGACGTGGTCTGTCCCATTTCAAAGGGCTGAAGACCACGATTCCGCAGATTTTCGTCAGGTGTTATGCCGTTATACCCTACCGTTGATTTCTCCTTTTCCCAGCCCGCATTGCTTGCAGATTCGATGCAACCTGCAAGCCCGTTTATGCGGTGCGCTCTGTATAGGTAGTCCGATTGCGGGCGTTTTTCCTGCGGACGCCCGATCTCCGCCCACTCGCGCTCTATTACACGGGAATGAAACGCTTCCGCGCGTTTTCCTGCGCGGTAGTCCGCTTTTTTCTGCGCTGATTTTCCCGCGCACCATTTTATAGGTGCATCTACAAAATCAGTGCCGTTAATAAAATTACAAATGTACCGCTCTATATTGCGGTACTTTTTGGTGTTACATCTAACAAATTTCGTGCCTTCGAATACCATAATATTATAACCATTATGATATTCAAAATCATAACAATAATAGAAAGTCCCCGAAATATTACCATAAAGGCAATGCAACGGTAAACATACACCCTTTAGATTAGTCGTAAAACGACTATCTAAATTTTGTTTTATCGGTAACATTGTTAATTTCCCCCTTAAACATTTTTTATTGCATCAAAAAAAGACTATGTCCGTCTGGACATAATCCTTTTTTCATGCAATAAAAAAGGGGGCTGTAAAGCCCCCCTCTTTTTATAATATTATTTCTACTTCCTTAACCTTCTGTGTTGAAACTTCACAGCCGTATCTAAAAAATACAGTATCAAGAAACGCGATATAGGCAGGTTCTTTTTTGAGAATGTTCACAGCCTTGCCATTGGTCCTGCTCTTAGTTTCTTTGGCGTCCTTAATCACGCCACCGATTTTATCGACCAGTAACTGTATATCTTTGCTCCTGAAATCAGGAGTAAAGGATTTATACATCTTGCTATCCTTTAACGGAAACTTTACAGAAACAAGGTTATTGTAACCATTTTTCAAGGCTGTAAACGCCTTTTTTCTGGAATCGCTCCATTCCTCAGAGAATCTATAGTCTCTGATATAATCGCAAGTCATGGAGTAAAGGCTGTTAAAACCTGCTACTCCAAATCCCCGCTTGTCAAGCCCGAAAGAAACGGCGAAATTAATGACTATAGGGTCAAAAGAGATATTGAAAACCATGTCTTCTGTTGCTTCAGTAAACGCTTTGTATTCTTCTTTGGCTTTCGAAAGCTTATCATTAGCTTTCTTTAAATCCTCTGTCTTTGCTTCTTTCGAAAGCTTATCATTAGCCTTAATGTTGCCGATTGATACCTCAATCGACTGAATACGGGTTTTCAATGTACGCTTTGTTGCTTCCATGTGGTGTTCCTGTACGGCCTTGAAAAAACCCTTTTCATCAATGACGAATGACGGGGTTTTATAGGCTTCATCACTGAGTTTTGTAGACTTCCAAACTTTAATAGACATCATAACATTGTCCTCCTTTAAAATAAATGATTAGTGAACGCTTATGCGTTCCCCTTGTCCCCCAGACATAGGCAGGGGATAAAGGCAACACACAAGCCTTTTTAAAATGCTTTTCACTGGGGAAAAGCTCTGTTATTCGTCCGTACTTGTTATAACGTGAGATATCCGACTGTGCGGTCTATCTCTTGTCTTGTCATTCCTACGATAACCCGACTTGTGGTGATATCTAACCGTATTAAGCGAATCTATGCCGTCATACAACACGGTGGAAAAGGGTTAAAACCCGTTGACGTTATAACAAGCCTTGCCATTCCTTACAATGGAATGATGGCACTGTATTTTGAATGGGAAGAACTCCCAAAAAGGCGAACGCCTTTATTCGATTTGATGCTCCTATCATATCATAACGCAAACAAAATACAAGCGGAAACACAGGTTTCATAAAGTTTTTAATACCCCCTATTTCAGCACTCCGCAGCCCCTCCCAGCCGTCTGCCAGGTTAGCTGTTTCACCTACACACTACCTTAAAAAATCGACTTCCATCATCGTCGTAAATATCGCCAAACATCCCTATAACAACCACCAATCTCAACCATTACAACCTCAGATTTTTAGCCAAATTCCGACTATCACTCCAGCCATATCCCCCATATTTCCAGCAAATAATATCATTGCAATCTCGTACTAAATCACCAGCAAAAATTCCGCAAAATTTTTCGTCATATACCGGCATATTATCAGCAATATTTTATACTAAATCTTCGCAACTTATACAGCCGCAAAACTAAATTAAACTTTTTTGCCTCTAATTTCGCCACTATAACTTAACTAATATCATCGCATATTTTGCCACTGTAGTTGTGCAATATTACCAACGCCCCGCAATAAGGCGACCCATAAATTTCCGGGTTGTAATAATTAGTTTGTCGCCGCATTCACTACCTTCCGGTAAGAATAATATAACTTACCGTTATTGCCGATCTATATTCCCCTATTCAATTTCCCGCAGAATTTCCGCACAAGATCGCCGCAATCTGTTGCTCGCCGCGATTCTCCAGGCATACTTCATACAATACCTTCGCACTGTGGCCACCGAATAAATATATAACTATTGGTAAGATATAAACTTATTGTTATATATAATATAGTGGGAGATATAATATATAATATATAATATATATAACATTATATTACATAAACTAATTTTGTTATTATATGAACCCAAAGGGTGAATATAATAACAAATTAACGCAGACCCTCCCTGGAATGAAATCATACTTGAGGTAGTCTGCGCACAGTAACTTATGGTAAGATACTAATAGTGAGCCTCCATTTCTATTGTATATCAAATAATATATTTTCACTTTGTAGTATTGACAAACAAATTATTTTATATTATAATTGAATTATGTATTATTTATTATATTACTAATTACTGGACGGGTACCATCTTCCTATAAGGAAATGGGTATCAAAATCCCAGTTTTACTGGCTTTAAAAATTTTTTTGGCACTTTTAGATACTCTCTTATAAGGAATGGGGGTCAAAAATCCCAATTTTAGGGCGTTTAGAAAATTTTTTGGCACTTTTTGGGTACTTATTTAAAATCGTCAATCTATCATATCATCAATAAAATATACCAATTCAGATTGGCGCTTTTAAGGTGACAAAATTTCAATTAGAGACTACGAGCAAACGCAGTCATCCCCGCCGAGAATTACAGGGATGAACACATGGAGATGAAATGAAGAAAGGGATGATCACATAGAGATGATTATATTAAATATTTTAAGAAAGGAATTTTAGATTATGGAAAATAATTGTAATGTAAAAATAGTTGATGAAATTATGGGAGCAGGTAAAAGCTCCGCGACAATAAACTATATTAACTCATCTTCCTCAGATGATCGGTTTATTGTAATAACACCTTACCTAGATGAGGTGCAAAGATATATTGATAGTTGTAAATCTCGCCATTTTAAGCAACCAATACCAAAGCGCGGCTCAAAACTTACTGATATAAAAGATTTAATAAGGCGTGGAGACAACGTTGTTTCTACACATTCATTATTTCAACGGTTTGATTCAGAGATAATTAGCTTATGCAAAACTTTGAATTATACGTTAATAATGGATGAGGTTGCGGAAGTGGTTCAGGAATATGATATAACGCCGGATGACATTAATATGTTGTTATCTAAATATTGTGACCTTGATACAACTGGAAAATTAATTTGGCGCGAGGAATGCCAATCTTATAATGGCAAATTTACAGAAGTAAAAAACTTGTGTAATCTCGGCGGCATTGCCATTGTTAGAAATACTGCGCTATTATGGCTATTTCCCGTAGAAGTATTTAAAGCGTTCAAAAATATCTTTATCCTAACATATATGTTTAATTCACAGATACAAAGATATTATTATGATTATTATGGTGTTAAGTATAGTTATATTCATGTAGAAGGGAATTCTGTTGATAATTATCACTTTTCGGAAAACGAGGTAACAAATATAAAATATGATTATACCAAATTAATTAATATCATAGATAATTATAAATTAAATGTTATAGGCGATGATCAAACAGCACTATCAAAATCGTGGTATGATAGGTATAAAGGGTCTGCAATTATTAAACAACTTCAAAATAATACTTCGAATTTTTTTCGCCATATTAGAAATGATAATACTAAAGATAATCTTTGGACAACGTTTAAGGATTATAAGTCGGCGATTTCCGGCAAAGGATATACGAGAGGTTTTGTAGCATTGAATATGAGAGCAACTAATCTATATAGAGATCGTACATCTGTGGCTTATTTAGTAAATGTATTTTTAAATCCAATGGTAAAAGGCTTTTTTCAAGATCATGGCGTCACAGTAAATGAAGACGGATATGCTCTATCGGAAATGCTGCAATTCATATGGAGATCGGCAATACGTGACGGGCGCGAAATTTGGATATACATTCCGTCGCAACGAATGCGTGGCTTGCTGCAAAATTGGATAAATGAAATATCCGGTGAGCCTAATACTTAATTATTACTAAACAAACAAATTATAAAGAATATTTTTAGAGAGGATGATTTATTTGGGAGAATACGGTTTAAAAATAAAAAATATTCAGGCTGGTTCATTAAAAGGATATATAGATGGAACTCGTGATAGATATGATTATACTGATGCAATGTTTAGCAACTCATTATTTTATTATTATATGAGAGATCATGGTCTTGTTGATTATAAAGATAAATCGACGAGGGATGTGGTGTGCATAGATTTTTCTTATGGAACACGTTCCTATGAAGACGAGGTAAAACATCTCAATAAAAAAATTAAAGAGGAACAAGACCCGGAGAAAAAGAAAATAAAAGAAGATGTACTCAGGAATATTGAAAAAAATAAATATCTATATAAACAATATTCAAAAGACGAAATAAGGTTAGATTTTTATAAAAATGGTGTGCCAATTAAATATACCGTTAAAAATAAGGCAACTGGTGAAGATGAGAAAGAAATCATTAGATACAGAATGTTATATAGGAATGCCAGCAAGGCAAAGATTGGTCAGGCTGTATTTATAAATGAAAAACTTTATGATGTTGCAGAAGAATGGATAACAATGGGGCTACGAAAGTTACTGCCACATGATGCCGCAAAAATCGTTGAGCTTTCTGCATACGCACCACTTGTAACATCTTCTATTGAAGATAGATTTTATATGGGATTGGATGAGGTACTTATACTTGATGACGAAGAGAGCGTATATAACGTAGTTGCTGATGTTATTAAGTCTTCTGACTATAATACATTTGAAAGGGTTATTGATGAGGATGCAACCGCATTAGAAAAAAAGAAAGCAATAGAAAAAGGTAACCTTGATATTTATGGCAATCCTATCTATACAACAAAATATAAGAAGGTTGAAGTTACTAAAAAAAGATGCATAGTCTCTCGTGAGAAAACAGATGTTGTTAATAACGTGTGGGATGGGATGGCATTAATAGAATCTTCATTTAGTCCTGGTGATGCCAATGGTATGGTTTTATTGAGAAATCATTTCTTTAAAGCCTGTGCATTTAAGGCACATATACAACTTTTCTTCCGGGATTATTGTGAGAAGAATAATATTGATTATGATACGTTTACAATTACTGATATTTTTGGCAGAAAAGTTCTTGCAAAAAATATTAAATTAATCACAAATAAAGATGCTTGTAAATGGTGGAAATTTATTGATATTATGGGTGGGACGAAAGAAAAAGCATATGAGTATTGGCGCACCAGAGTTGAAGCTGATGGATCAATATGGGGCGTAGTCAAACAGGATCATCCGAGTAAGCTTGGTGACCATCACGAAATTCAGCAATTATCTTATCAGGCTATTAATGCTCTTCCATGCGGTTATGATGATATTCGTAAAATTGCAGATATCAGTATAAAATATGTTGAGTTGTTAAAAAGTGACAATAACGAATTTGAAAAATTTCTTAGAAAAAATGCAAATGAAGTAAATCATTATGAAATGTTGGCAGACTTATATAGATGGAATCCAGATTTTGCAAATAGTAAAATGTGGAAAACTGACAAGAGAAAAATAATCAGTAACTATGTATCATTTTTAAAAAAGGGGAAAATAACCGTACCAGGTGATAATTTAACTGTGTGTGGTAATCCATATGGATTGTTGCTATATGCTGTTGGAGAGGATTGGGAAAACGACCCCACATTACAGCATGAAGATGGGGTTATTCAATGTTATACCCCGCGATTTGAAGATGGGGAATATATTTGTGGAATAAGATCACCACATAATTTTTCTGGTAATACTGGTTATTTTCATAATGTGCGTCATCCATTAATGGAAAAGTATATGGATTTTAGCCAAAATATTATTGCTGTAAATTGTATTCATACTGATGTGCAAGCACGTATGAATGGAATGGACTCAACTCAGGGTCAGTACTATGGCAACAAAGTATTAAAAATATCGGGTTAATTCCGGGAAAGTTGGATTGCACTGACAACTCGGAGCCAAGCGTGTGAATGCCATGAGCGTAAGCCGTTGTAGCACGAAGGTCAAACGACTAACTGGTGAACAGGCAAGTAATAACCCAGACACGAAATCCCGAAACCCGTCAACGGGTTATGATATAGTCTCATCCCCACATTGTGGGCTTTGGATAAAGAGCCAAAGATAAGGTAATGTTGATGCAGATAGTATTTTAGCAACAAATCAGCCAGAAATGGTGGAAGCGGCACGAATTTCGTATAGAGACTTCCCAACCGCATTAAATGCAATTGGTCAAAGCAACAAAACATATAAAAATGAAATGGAAGAATATGCACGTATGGATTCTGCGGCAAATAGGGCGCAAATGGGTATTGGATTAAGTAGCAATCTTGCCCAGTTATCTCTCACTTATCTTTTTACTAAAAGAATGAAAGGTGAAATTGATGAAGAGTACGAAGAACTTTATCATAATTGTATTATCCTTGCTACACTTGCACAGTTATTAATCGATGGTATAAAGCGCACATTTGAAGTAGACGCCATGACAGAGGTGGAAAGAATTAAGAATCTTCCATCGATGCAAAAATACAAAGATATTATTGTAAACGGAAAAATTAAAAAAGTAAGATGTGATTTGCCGGAATTTATGAAATATGTGAAAGAAGTCCCATATACTAAAGATGGCAAAGAAATTCCATATGAAATAGTTACAAAAAATAAAAATAAGATATCAGAAAGAATAAATGATGAGTATGTTTGTCCTATGAATTACCTTGTTGATTGTTTAAATAAAATTCAAAATATTTCACGTTCAAGAGAAATTCCAACGGAAGAATATTTTATTTATACACCAGGTAAATCTGCTGATAATCGTCAAATGAGTAAAATAAGGAAAATAATTGAAGATTATGACGCATGGACAAGATTACACATAAGAAGTAAGAAAATATATTTTGATGATGAACAGAGTTATATTGATGATTTTAAAGAAAAATCACAGGAAGTCATAAATCAGATAAAAGGTATGAAAATAAGTAAAATAACAATGAATAGATTAATCAGTGTAACACTTGGAATTGATAAGGGTGTAAGAAATAACGCAAAATATTTAAATGCTTCAAAATATATTAGAAAAATGCTTAATATGATGTATAAATATGATAAAGAATTATTTTTGGCAAACTTTATAAAAGCTTGATTTACTGAACGTTTTATAACAAATCCTTTCAAAACCCAGTAAAAATGGGCATTTTGGAGATATCGTTATCGTCCAAGGTATGATAGGGATTTAGAATCACTTCCGCCGCTATTGCCGAGTGCGGCGTAATATAAATATGGAATCGCGATTTTTATATATGTCTCTGAAAGCGGTTTGGATTAAGCTTTCTGCGTAAACGCAAACAAAAATAAAATTATATGATTAAAAGGAGAAAAAGAATTATGAAGAAATCAGAATTAGTTAAAGAAGTAGCAAACAAGACAAATGTATCCCAGGCTAACATCAGGCTTATCCTTGGTGCTATCCAGGAAGTAGTTTATGAACATCTTAGTGACAAAGACGGTGTGCCGGTTATTGACGGCCTCAAGGTAACTGTCGCTGACCGCGCGGCAAGAGTTGCGAGAAATCCTTCCACCGGTGAAGATATTAATGTTCCGGCAAAGAAAGTGCCAAAGGTAAAGATTGGCAAGGCACTGAAGGAAATTGCACTTGGTCTTTGATTAATAAAAATAATAGGGTAGATACTCACATTGATACCTCTCTTCTACCCAATGTCAATGTGAGTATCTGGAGTTCTAGATTTTAGCTGACAAAGCTGCCCACGATGTAGGAACAACATTTATTATGTGGATTTGCGCAAGGAACAGCGCAATATAAAAAATATCTCTATGCCAAGAGTATTGGCAAATAAATAATAAAGGAATGGTAAAAAGGATTGATTAAAATTTCAGCTGCGGAAGCAGCATATCTTAGAAAAGTCCATAGAGGATGGGATGTACATACTGTAAATATAACCCATAAGAGTCGTCATAAAGAGTATTATTTGACAGAGTCTGACAAGTCTATGGCATTATTAAAAAAATACAGGGAATCTCATTTGATTGAGACATATGTTGGGCGGTGAGTAAGTGGAAAGATTGTTTCTGGACACAAACGTGTTGCTGGAAGATATTGACCACTTCTCTCACGCTAATTTTTTAATTTCAAGTGTTAGTTTAGTAGAACTTGAAAATATTAAGACTAATCGACATAAAACTGAAGAGGTTAAGGCAGCAGCCAGAAAAGCTACAAGGTGGTTAGCGGATAACCATGATAAGTATGATGTTATCTTCTATTGTGATGCAGTTGAGAAAAAATTATGTGAATTAGAATTAGATTATACAGAACCGGATATGCAAATTTGTGGATGTGTCTGGGCATCAACTGTAATATATAATGAGGATATGATCAAATTTGTAACCCATGATCTAAGTTGCCGTAATATTGCCGAGAAAATTTTTGGTTTATCTGTTGAGTGGTTTGAAGATAAAAATGAAGATAACTACACTGGGTTTATTGAGGTAGCAATGTCTGATGAAGACATGGCCTATTTTTATGAACACCAGAATGAAAATAGATATGGTTTATTAGTAAACCAGTACCTGATTATAAAAAATCAGAATAGCGAAGTTGTTGATAGTTACAGGTGGGATGGTGAAAAATTTCAACCAACAAAAATAGGAAATATAAAATCTGATTTATTTGGTATTGTAAAACCGTACAAAGGTGACGTATATCAGCAATGTTTATTGAATAGTTTGGCTAATAATAAAATCACAATGGTAAAAGGAAAAGCTGGAACTGGAAAGAGTTTTTGTGCATTTGGGTACCTATGCTATTTGTTGGAAAAACATAAGATAGACAAGATAATAATGTTTACAAATACACAACCAACTATAAATACCGCAAGGCTGGGTTTTTACCCGGGATCTCGCGACGAAAAACTTTTGGAGTCATCAGTTGGAAATATTCTTGCATCTAAACTTGGAGATAATTATATAGTTGAAAGAATGATCGCAGAGGGGAAGCTTATTCTATTGCCAATGTGTGATATTAGGGGATACTCGACCAGCAATATGAACGCGGGAATATGGATTACAGAGGCCCAGAATTTGGACATTCAGTTAATGAAACTTGCACTTCAAAGAATTGGTGAAGATTCTATATGTGTTATTGATGGCGATTACAATGCACAGGTTGACAGTGAACAATATGCCGGAAAAAATAACGGAATGCGAAGATTGTCTGAAGTGTTTAGGAATCATTCATTTTATGGGGAAATTGAACTCCAAAATATATATAGATCAAAGATTGCTGAGTTAGCCGAACAAATGTAAAAATGAGGAGAAAAAGGAATGAATTTAGAAACATTATTAAGTTTATTAGAAGAATCACCGGAATCACTTCCGTATCTTCTTAATAGCACGGTTGAAAAATATAAGCCGATCATATATAGCTTATGTGGTGCATTATTTACTATGTGGAAAGATTTGGCAAGCAACAAAGATTATTTTTCCACAGAAGCGGCGTTTAATAAGAATCAATATGATGCTTATATTGAAGCTGGTTTTAATGAAGACCAGGCGATGATGCTTCTTTTGAGGGATAAAATTAATATTCAAGAAGCGATCAAGAATTTGAATATAAGTTCTAATAAAAAATAATATGTAATGTGAGGCTAATACTAACCTGATATGTATTTTCCGAATATAGGTGCCGGAGGTTGATGGGCAATGTTAAAATTAGCCGTAGAAGGGAGTGAATTATGCAATGGCATAGTCACTCTCTTTTTTAAATTATAATAAATATATAAAATAAAAAGGAGAAAAAGGAATGAATATTGTAACGACAAAAGATAATTTTAAGAATGCAGTAGAAGGTGATATTAAGGGAAAGGTTGTAAGGAGTCAGCCGATTGCAAGAAGAATACTTGCTCTTGGAGGTAGGGATGTATGGCTATTTGATATTAAGCCTGATCGTTCAGGTAATGGAGATAAAACAGTTTTTATTTTTGAAGATACCGAGAAGTTCCAGGAAATCTTTCAGCAGGTAATTGAAGAAAGAAAAGCAAGGCGCGAAGAAAATGATTCTGATAAGAAAATCAGTAATCTCGAAAAAGAAGTTGAAGAACTCAAGAAAATAATTGCGGCAAAGGAGAACTAATATTATGGATGAATATAGTTTTGATATCCCTCTTCTGCCGTTAGTTGGAAATACAAAGGCAAGTGATGTACCGTCGCCGGAGGAATACACTTATTGGAAAGACAGGAAGAATAGATGCTTCTATATTGATTATATCATTGATGATGATTTCATGTTGATTGAACTTTCAAAAATTATTGTTCAAATGAATATGGAAGAAATGAATATTCCGGAAGAAGAACTTAAACCTATATATCTTTGGTTATTTACTTATGGTGGATCTCTTGACCAGGCTCAATATTTTTGTGATTTAGTTGAGTCGAGTAGAATTCCAATTATAACAATTTGTATGGGGGCGGCAATGTCAGCCGGTTTCTTAATCTTTTTAGCCGGTAAGAAACGTTATGCATTCCCTCATTCGAGAATGTTAGTGCATTCTGGTTCTGGGGCTTTCCAGGGAACTGCTGAACAAATTGAAGAGGCTCAAAAGGATTACAAAAAACAAATTAATGAAATGAAAGAATATATTCTTGCAAGGACTTCAATTCCAGAAAGAATATTTTCTAAAAATCGTAGTAAAGATTGGTATCTTACAGCCGCAGATTTAGAGGAATATAAAATTGTTGATAAGATAATTACTAATATTAGCGAAATATTTTAAAAATTTTAAGGATTAAAAGGAGAATAATTATGGCAAATATAAAATTTGAAAAAACTGAAATCAAGAAGTTTACAGTAAAGGGAACACTTTCTGAAGATGGTAAGACCATCTCATATCTTAACGATGACAAGGTAGAAGTAGAAATTCCGCTTACGAAGTGTTTTGAGACATTTGGTGGCGGCGAAATAAATCTCTCTATTACTAATAAGACAACGGAAGATCTCAGCGAGGAAGAATAATGGGTGTAATGTTAAGCCGGAAACCCGGCGAAACTGAACTACAATATATATATAGAGTCGGTGAGGCCAGAGATTCTGGCCTTATTGACAAAACATGGGGAGAACTTGCAGAGATATTCAATAAAGAACTGCGAGATCCTGACGAACATTGGTCTGAGTCTGCGTATAGAAAAAAATATGCGGTAATGAAACAAGCATTTGATGAGGTATTCAAGGACAAATATAACACCACCGTTGAAATGTCAAATGAAATAACCGCCTTACGTAGAGAATTAGAAAAAGAAAAGGTAAAATTGCGGGATGAACGCAATGAATATAATAAGTTGATTCGACAGGAAGCACGTAAGGAATCATATATGGATCAATTTTGCAATGCTATTGCCGAGGCAGCTGGGACTCATCCTCTTGAGTATAGTGGTTTCCATGAAGTTAATACCGGCGAATCAGTAATATGTGTACCGCTTACTGATATTCATGCTGGAATGGAAATTCATAATCATTGGAATAATTACGATGAGGATATTCTGCGGCAAATGTTAAAAGATTATCTCAATAGGGTTATTAATATTGCAACATCTCATAACTGTGGCGAGGTTGCTGTATTTTGTTCAGAGAGTTTGTCTGGAATAATTCATACATCTACAAGGGTACAAAATAATCAGGATCTTATTGACCAGTTTCTTCTTATAACTGATTATATATGCGATTTTTTAGCAGAACTAAGTCCGAGGTTTAGAAAGGTGCATTTTTATGTTGCGCCTGGAAATCATAGTAGGATTAATCCTAAAAAAGAAGAAGGACTTGCTCATGAGAATCTTGATAATCTGATTATCCCGTTTGTAAGGGCAAGAATGCAATTATATGATAATGTCCATTGTTACAATAACCCGGTAGACCAGGGAATTGCAACAACGACAATTTGCGGTCATAAACTTGTATTTACTCACGGTGACAAGGATGATCCTTCAACTATTACGAAGAATATGACACAGATGCTTGGATATTCACCAGCAATAATTCTTATGTGCCATCGTCATTTTAACGCATATCTAACATCAGGATATACGAAGGTTATTCAGTCTGGTTCACTTGTCGGCCCGGATGAATATGCAATTGGTCTTAGAAAAATAGGGCGTCCAGAACAAACGGTGTTTGTAATTAATGAATATGACGGTCTTGAATGTATATATGATGTTAAGTTTTAAAGGAGGAAAAAGGATGAGAATGTGTTTTAAAAATATAAGTGAGTTTTTGACAAAACTTGATGATGATATTTGTGAAATTCTCGGAAACAATGAAACTGTAGTAGTTGTTGGAGATTATGATTTTATAAAGAAACTACTCAATGAATATCTTCTGTATATTAATGAGGGGGAATATGAACTTGTATGTTGTAATTTTGAAATGCCTGAACTTGATGGATATGACGATGCATTTACCATTACATTTAATGGCAATGGAGAAATATGGGTGACAAAGGCATATAATGATTTCAATAATAAGTATTATATTCATAACGCTGATATTGCTTATGTTCATGAAAAGTTTGTTGAAAAGTGGTTGGAAACAAACGATGTAAATGATGTTGTAGTGCTTTCATTTGTAGATGATAAAAAACCGCAATGTAGCGGTGAGAATTTCAAATTAGATAATGACGGTAAGGGATTTGTATATGATGATAATAGTGATAATCATCATTTTAGCGTTATTTATAGGGGTAGCGAAAAAGTTCCAGAAGAGTTTATTAAAGAAATGAAGAAACTTTTGGGAATGTAAATGTTATATATTTTTAATTAACTGAAATCAAGTCTGAGTATTGAAACGATAAAATTATTTATAAGAGATAACGTGAGTGCGCAATCATGTTGTCTCTGATTTGGCAGGATGGAGAAGTTAGCATCTCGTCAGGGTCATAACCTGAAGATCACTGGGGCAGAGCCAGTTCCTGCAATTTGATAATTATATTATAATATCTCCATCATGTTGCTGCATTGAAGGGAGGAATAATGAAATAGAAAATATAGGTTATAATATTATTATTAACACTTTGTTTTACCAATCATAATGTGTCAGCGAAATATGATTATTAGATTGAAGAAACTGAAAGTTTAGGTCAGCAGATAGCTGATTTTGCCGTGCAGTATGTTGGTAATTCATATTCCTGGGGTGGTACTAGTTTAACAAATGGTGCAGACTGCTCCGGATTTGCATATGCTGTATTTGGTAACTTTGATATAGAATTGCCGAGGGTGTCGAATGATTAGTTTAATGACGGGGAAGTTGTTGAATTTGATGATAAGTAGCCCGGTGACTTAATATTTTATGGGTATGGGTCTTCTTATTCTGACCATACAGCAATTTATATAGGTAATAACAAAATTGTTCATGCCAAAAATTCTGCAGAAGGAATTGTTATAAGTGATGTAGATTATTGGAATTATATTGGTGTGAGGAGATATTGGAAATAAAAGGAGGAAAAGGTTTTGGCTGCTACCAAAGAAATAAGAAAGGGTTAGTCTAAACCGCTTTCGGCGAAGGAAGCAGGTAAAACTACTAACCTTAAAGAAATTAGTAAAACAATAGATTAGTTATGTGAATTATTTGACACATTGAAATCTAGTGACTAGGTTAAAGCTCTTGAAGCAATGGGCGTTGGAAGCAAATTTTTTACTTGTCAACATTGTGGTCATGTAAAAACAAAAGATAAATTTTATGTTTCCACCGAACCAGGGTAGGCATCTGGTATTACGGATGGTTGCAAGCAATGTGCTGAAGAAATCGCTGTTCCGACCGTTAATGGTGAGAAGCAACAGCCGACTAAACGTAGTGTTGATGATGCAATGTATTTTTTAAATAAACCAATGTTAGAATCTGTTTGGGAAGCTTCGTTGCTTGAAGCGGCAAACGGAGCAACTGGGAAAACAAAGAGTAATGTTTTCATGGCGTATATAAAGAACGTATAGATGGTCAACTACTATACCATGACATACAAGAACTCAGATAACTATACTGGGGGTTTAATATCTTTGGAAGATATGGCAGAAAATGCTCTACCAAAAGATCAAGAAATTATAGAGTAGTTTGAAAAAAATAAATCTGATACTCTTAGACTTCTTGGTTATCTCCCATTTGAAAAAGAAAAATTATCCGATTAGCCATTTTTATATTCTCAATTAATTGGATTTTTAGATTCTTCCGAAGAAGGTAATGATGATATGATGCGTACCGCTTCTATTATTAGTATTGTTCGTGGTTTTCTCCAGGCGTCAAACATAGATGATATGGTTGCTTAGTTGTCATAGGATTTCAGAAATGCCGAGAAAAATATTGCCACTATTAAGTCTCTTTAGTAGATGAAGGCATCTATTCTTGGAAGTGTAAATAACCTTGCAAAGGAGAGCTGTATATCTTTGAAGAATAGTAAAAATTCTATTAAAGGTGAGAATACTTGGACTGGAAAGATTTAGAAAATTAAAGACTTAAATCTAAGAGAAGGTCAAGTTAATGGATTCGATATAGCAACTTGTAGAGGAATGCAGCAAGTGCAAGAAATTTCGGATGCATCTATTATGAAGCAACTTGCATTAGATGAATCAGAGTGGTCTGATATGGTTGCAACTATGCGTATTGATAACTAGGAATTGCGAAGATAGAGAGATGCTTATCAAGAAATAAACAGATTATTATTGAGAGAAAATCTAGATTTAAAAGATTACATTGAAGAAAACGGAATTGATATATCGTTAAATCTTTAGAATTTGAAAGATTTATATTCCCCGTTTTCTAGTGAAGAGGAGGTGGACGATGAGTCAGATTTGGACACCGAGTAATATAGATTTTAATTTAAATTATGATAAAGATTTTTTTTAGGATTATGGTATTTTTGTAAGACCGATTGATTACCCTATGTCTACGAGAAAAATAGAATCATTATAGGCAATCGCGGAGATGCAAAAATATTTTTAGTGTAATCCAGTACGATTTATTGATGTTATGTTCAATATTGAATTATTAGATGGATAGGCATTAATGATTATGAGGTCATGGAGTTGCCCAAATGTACTTGATGTCTGCACAAGAGGATACGGGAAGTCAACAGTTATAGATTTAGAATTAATGTCTAAGGATATGTTATTTTGCAATTATTGGGCATATATAGCAAGTGGTTCAGGCTCTTAGGCAGAACAGACATTTGCTACTCTTGAAAAATTGGCAAATGATAATATTGATACTTTTGCTGGTTCAACAGGAAAAATATTTAAAGATGAGATAAAAATTAAAAATGCTGCCGGTGATGGATTTAGTCATTCATCAAACGGTTTTAATTATGAATTATATAATGGTTCTTAGACGACCACGTTAAATAGCAATGTGGATCGAAAGAGAGGCTTTAGGGGCAGCGTTGTATTTGACGAAAGCGGATTTTTATCAGAAGAAATGATGAATGTATATTCTGCATTTGCGATTGTTAATAAAAGTTTAAAGACTGGTAAGGACGCAAGTGGTAGATCGATTGATACTATACGACAGAGAACATTTGCAACTGATATACCTAATCAAAAATTTTATATTAGTTCTGCTTCAAGTACTGATACAAAATTTTATTCACTATATAGAGATTTTTCTAAAAGACAAATTATGGGTGACCCTGATTATTGTGTACTCCATATAGATTGCGAACTTGCATTTAAGCCCACAATTAGGGGTGAAATAATTGCCCCTCTTCTCTCTCGTTCTACTGTTGAATCTGAAATGAGAACAAATCCCGAAAAGGCAAGGCGGGAATATTATTGTCAATTCACTACTGAAGCTGGTGCAGATGCTATTGTAAAACGTGGAGTTATTACCCGTAATGAGGAAACAAGAAAACCACTTCACAATAATGACACTGGTGATAAAAAGTTTTGGCTTTGTTATGATCCAGCGCGTATGAGAGATAACTCAGTTGTGCTTGTTGGTGAGTGTTATGAGTCACCGTTACCAGATGGAACCAAGGAGAAAAAAGCAAGGGTTGTTAATCTTGTTAATCTTTTAGACGTTGGTAAGAAAATTAAGTCACCAATGCAAACGCCTGATTAGGTTGAATATCTTAGGTAGATGATACTTGATTATAATGGTGGGGCTGATAATTATGATAACATTTTGGGCGTATATGTGGACGCAGGAAGTGGAGGTGGTGGCCCAATCATTGCTGATATGTTAATGCAAAATTGGACTGATAAAACCGGTGTTGAGCATCGTGGATTAATAGATAAAGAATATTCTGAAGAATATGTTAAAAGATTCCCAGATGCGGTTTAGGGAAAACTTCATATGATGAACCCTAGCGCATATAAATCTATGATGTATGAGGCATTAATTGAGATGCTTAATTAGAATAAAATCAGTTTTACAGCTAATTATGACCATAAAGGTTATTTAACTGTTTTTGATATTGACCAAAAAATGATTGATGAAGAAACTGAAAAAATAACTGCAAAGTTAAAGAAACAAAAGATTGTTGGAAAAGAGTTTGAAGAAAAATTAAAAGAAGAACTTGATAAAATACAATCTGTTAAAACTAAAACTATTAAATTGGATTGGCGTGATGAAATAGCGTTGACAAACATAGATGCTGCAAAGGAAGAGTTTGATTACAGACTCGGTTTGAGGCAACTCATTCAAAAATAGATCCATTGAATTGCTGGGAATCCCTAAAGATATTTAAACTACAACGTGAGAATGAAACAGATCTGAGCGTGAATGTAAAAAATTAAATATATTTAAATAAATGTTTATTTAAAATGGGCAATCAGCAGCCAAATTCTGAATAGGAAGAGGTTCAACGACTATCTCTATATGAGAGTACATACTCAAGCTATTGGGGTATGGAAGCGGTGGACATCCATATTTATATTACAAAATATGGATGAAGATATAGTCTATTCACTTTTGAAAAAAAGTGGCTACGTAAGTAGCGACAAGGAGTAGCGTCCTTTATTATTTTTCAACTAAAATATGTTAATAAGAAAATGGTGAGAGTTATGGATAAAAACTATATTGTATATATGCATGTTAACAAAATTAATAATAAGAAATATATTGGAATCACAGGCGATGACCCACAAAAGAGATGGGGTAAAAATGGTAGTGGTTATTTGCGTAATAAATAGCCGTTATTTTAGAGGGCTATAGAGAAGTATGGGTGGGATAATTTTGAACATATAATTTTATATGATAATTTATCAAAAGAAGATGCTTGTGATATAGAAGTAGAGTTAATCAGAGAATATAATACTCAAGACAAAAATTATGGATATAATATTCAACCTGGTGGCCAGTTAGGAAATTCAAATATTGTTTTTTCTGAAGAAGCACGCAAGAAAATGAGTGATGCTCATAAAGGCAAACAGTTATCAGAAGAACATAAAAGAAAAATCTCCGAGAGTTGTAAAGGTCATAGGCCATCTGTTTTTTCTGACGAATTTATATAGAAACAAAGAGAATTGAATACTGGTAAGGTTATGTCGGATGAAACAAAAAAGAAAATTAGCGCTACTCTTACCGGAATAAAGAGATCGGAAGAAACAAAGCAGAAAATGAGAGAAAATCAAGCAAATTGTGTTGAAGTATATTGTCCAGAATATGATTTGAAATTTAAATCAATTGCAGAAGCTGAAAAATATACTGATGCTAAACGTGCTAATATACAAAAATGTTTAAAAGGTGAGCGAAAAAGTGCTGGTAAGCATAAAGAGACTGGAGAAAAATTGCATTGGATAAAAGTTGAAGAATAATTTGTTAAATAAAAAGGGTAAATATGATTCGTAAAAAGCGTGACACAGGTAAAGATTCTTTTGAATTAACACCTGAAAAAGCTAATAAATTACACGATGATCGCGCATATACTTTTGCGCTTCTGGGTTGGAGTTTGCTACAAGAAAGAAGAAATGACGTTTTGAAGAGACCAAAGAATAATATAGAACACGCTCTTTCATATATTTCAATAACGGCTCCGCGCCGATCTACAATATATAATTGTTAATTTTTAAAGAAAGGAGGGCGCTTCATGCCTAGAAAACCAAAAGCGCAAGAGGCGCTTACTAAAGATCGTAGTAGTGTTATGACACAATCTCTGGTTTCAAAAAAGAAAGATGAGCCAGAAGTTGTAAACAGACCTACTGCTTTAGATTTTAAGAAAACTGAAAAATTAAAAGAACTTATACTTCAGGATATCCAGCGGGGTAGATCTCAAACATTTACTCAATATACTAAAAGTTTAGTAAAACAATATCTTACAAATCCGTATTCATATAGAAGTTAGATTGTTGGTGTATCAAGATTTCTTTGGAGAATGAGTACTTTATATAAGAAGGTTATATTATATTATGCAACTATGCCTTTATACAATTATAATTTAGTACAAAAGGTTGAATTTACTAAACAGCCAAATGTAAATAAGATGATTAAAGATTATGAAAACGTTTTAAAACATATAAATACTTTTAATTTTAAAACGGAATTTTCTGTAGCTATGGCAATAGCAATTCGAGATGGCGTATATTATGGGTTTATGTATGATAACGGTGAAGATGGAATGTTTCTTCATATGTTGCCGACAGAGTATTGTAAAATACGTGGAAAGAATGAAGCTGGTTAGTGGATAATTGCGTTTGACCTTACGTATTTTTCAGTAGGACGAAACGTAATCTTTGTTGAAGGGATTGACGGTGATACATCCGGCTGTTGGCATCAATGTTTTCAAGATGCATGGAGAGAATATAGTAATTCTTCAAACAAACAGGAGACAAGGTGGTTCATCGTGCCGAGTGAATACACAATAACTCTTCTCTCCTCTTTGGATGATGAGTTTGAAAATCCATTGCCATTTTTAAGCTCTAGTTTTATTGACTTACTTGACGTCATTGACTACTCGCAGCTCCTTGCGGACAAGACAGAATTGGACAACTATAAACTTTTACTTCTTGGCATACCGCTTATAGACGGTGATGTAGTAGACGATTTTAAAGTATCGGAAGAAATTGCAAGGGTTTATAAAGATGCCGTTCAATCTATTGTGCCGGATCTCGTTGGTGTAGGACTTCTTCCTGGATTAACATTGGAAACTGTTTCATTCTCTCAAAACTCTACGGCGGATACTACTGATATTGTGAACAATAGTATTCGAAATCTTTATAAGACTATTGGAGTTAGTGAGCCTGTTGTGTCATCTGCTGACGCTAATTCTGCGGCGGGAATTAAGCATTCTCTTAATAATGATTCAGCATATGCTTATCTTCTGGTGGAACGCCTTGAAAATAATTTTCAATATTATATTGATAAAAATATAAGCGATAATTATTTGTTTAGCATATTAAGACAGACATGGTATAACGAAGAAACATTTATTGAATCAACGAGACAAGCCGCAACACTTGGTAGTAGTGCGTTGGTGTATCTTGAGGCACAGGGTTATACACCTTATGAGGCATATTGTCAGATTAACTTTGAAAATGCTATTGGAATTAAAGATATGATGATACCGTTGCTTTCAAGTTATAATACGGCTTGGGGTGATACCACTGCAACGCGGAAAGCTGCCACAGGTTCAAGTGGTGAGGAAACTAGTGCCGGTAGAAATAAAGTAAGTGATGATGAAATATCAGGCAGTGCGGAAAGAACTAGAAATATTGTTGACGAAAGTTAAGAGGTGATATATATGAAGAAATTTATAAATACATCTGATGAAGATACTGCCGAAACACTTAGAAAACTTGGTTTTCAAGAATTGCCACAAAATGGCAAGTTTTGGGTTTTTATTAATGAACCAAATAAAATTATGTTTTCAAGTGATAATTGGAAATTAAATTATACTGATAAACTGACATTTTGAGAGGGGTTAATACCCCTCTTTTTATACATAATGTAAAAATAAATTGAGGAGGTGAAATATGCGTAAGAAAAAATTATTAACTATTGATGATCTTGTTAAGTTCTGTCAAGATTAGAATTTTACACAGTTTAGCTCTAAGGATTCTGGATATAGTATTCATGTACAAGTTCCTTGTGAAAATTTTGAATTTGTTGATAATGAGGATCCGTTGACATTTTATGGAAATGTGAAGTTGATGCATACTGGAAAAAATCGGAATCACTCGACTCTCACTGAAAAAGCTGCAAAGAATTGTCTATCCAAGATTGCTTATAAGCCGGTTCTTGCTGATTTTACTGAAGTAAATGGTGAAAGAGATTTTACGTATCATGCCATGGAATTTAATGAAGATGGATCCAGAACATATATTGAAAAATAGGTTGGGTGTTTCACTTCTGATAAACCATATATGAAACAAGATCCCGATCATAAGGATCGTTAGTATATTTACGCAAAAGTTGCGATTCCGAGAGAATACACGGATGCTGCGGAAATTATTGAAAGAAAAGGTGGAACAAAAGTTTCCGCTGAGTTGTGTATAAATGAAATGAGTTACTCAGTTGATGACGGTCTTCTTTTAGAAGATGTTGATGTAATGGCAGTAACGTTGCTCGGAACTGATCCTGATACGGGTGAACCTGTATAGGAGGGCATGGAAAACGCCTTTTTGCAAATTGAAGATTTTAGTGCTGACAATAATTCTATTATTAATAAAGCACAACTTAAAGATGAAATCATTGCCGAGATAATGTCGAGGCTTGATTATAAAAAGGCTTTTGCCGAAAATTCTAAGGAAGGAGGTAAACCGAAAGAAATGGACAAGTTTAATGAACTTCTGGAGAAGTATAATAAAACAGTTGATGATATCACTTTTGATTACAATGATATGAGTGATGAGGAACTTGAAGTTGCTTTTTCGGATGCGTTTGAAATTGCTGATAGCTCTGAAGATTCTTCTTCCGAAGAAAATGAAAAAACTGCCGAAGAGGAAGCTAATACTGTACTCGAAGCAGAAGCAACTGGCGAAACTACAGATACTGACAATGAGCCAGCTGAGAATTCTGGAACTGAAGAATTTGCCGATGAAGATCCTGCAATTGATGGTGGAGGATCTGATGAAGGTGGTGGAGATGATCCTACCCATAGTGAACCAACTGAAGAAGAACCGGCTGAAGAGGATGAGCATCAATCTATTTCTGCTATTGAGGATGAAGATTCTACGGGGACAAGAGTTGAAAATAGTCTTAATTATTCTGTGACAATTAATGGAATTAAAAAAGAGTTTGCTGTTAGTCTTGCAGATAAAATTAATGCTATCACTACTCTTGTAAATGACACATATTCTGAATCTGACAATACGTGGTACTATTGTGATGTATTCGAGGATGATGGTCGTTATTGTGTAATGCACGATTTCTGGGGTGATAGACATTATCGTCAAGAATATTCAGTAAAGAAGGATGTTTACAGTCTTAAAGGCGATAGAGTACAGGTGTATGCCCAGTATTTAACATCTGATGAGATTGCAAAACTTGATAAAATGAAAGCCGACTTCTCTTCTATTGAATCTGAACTTAACGCTTATAAATCCAAGGAACTTCACTCTCAGCGTGAAGAGATCCTCGCATCTGAAGACTATTCAGTTATGGTAGATTTTGAAGACTTTAAAGAACTTAAATCTCATATGGATGAGTATTCTCTTGAAGATCTCACTAACAAGGCAGATCTTATTTATGCCAAATTCATGAAATCGAATTATAGTAATTTCGCTGCCAAAGAACAGCCTAAGAAACGTAGTATGGTATTTATGACATCTGGTGATGATAATGCAAATGAAAGGCTCCCTTATGGCGGTCTTTTTAAAAATTTTAAAACTAAGAAATAATGTATCAATTAACAAGAGTGGAAGTTTCACTCTATTTTTATGAAAATAATTAAGAAAGGAGAAATTGATTGCTATGATTAATGCATTTTTACAGGCAATTACAAAACATATTGTTGCTGAATCTACTAATCTTCAGGCAACATATGATGCAAAACATATTTTTAACGTCAGAGCTGGTGCTGATATCGACAACGGTAAAGTTGTAAACCTCGATGACATGGCTTGGGTTGATAACGAGTATTTCACAATGGTACAGCCAACTTCTACTTCTAGAGTTGGACTTATTCTTAGCGTTCCGATTGGCGCTGATGAAAGACCCAAAGCTGCTACTTATGAATACAATTTCTACAACGGAAAGGATGAGATCATGAGAGTATATGATCTTATGGCTGGAGATAAGTTCACTATTTCTGAGAATGGAATTACAAAGATTTCTTCTGGAAGTCCTGCTGTTGAAACAGATCTGGCAAAAGGTCAGTATATTGTTGCCGATGGTTATGATCTGAAAGCTCAGACCGCAAAACCCGCAGCTTCTGTTGCTTTCTATGGAGAAATTGTTGATGTAATTAATAGAACAAATGGAAAATTCTATAAGATCTTTGTTCGCAAGAATGGTTAATGAAAGGAGGAAAATGATATGGGTAAATTTATGACTTTTGCTGCTAATACGTAGGCTGCTTTTGATAACGATGAATCTGCATACATGAACTTCTCTCAGCTTCTTGCTGACTATAATA